AAAAAATATTATTCTAGATTCAATAACAACTGGAACAATCTAAAATTTTTACTTTTGTACATTAGAAAGTTTTTAAAAAATATTATTCTAGATTCAATAACAACTGGAACAATCTAAAATTTTTACTGAAAAGATCATGAATTAATAAAATTTCTATTTACTTCAAAGCTTTACCAATATAATTTACTAATGTTTTTTAGACTCGTGATACCCATAGGGCTCTACATCCCCTTAAGAACCGGACATAAATTGTCAAAGACTTTCGGTGATTTTTCGCAATTTCTAATTTTTTCAAGAATTATATTGTATTGTAAAATACATTAAATGTTTCCGAAAGTTTTTGAATGTTTTATGCGAACACAATTTGAAGTATTCTAATATTTTTTAGTCGTTTTGTAACAATTAAACTCTAAAAAATTGATCATATTAATATTGTTTAATTTGTAATTAGAATCGCATAAATAAAATGTCAAGTATTGTCATAAAAGTCGGGGAATTTTCCTACGAAACAACATCAAATATTTTTACCAACTATCCAAGATCCAAATTGGCATCATTGACGCCAGATTCTGATGGTGTTTACCATGTAGAAGAGGATACATATGCAAGAGTATTTCCTTATATTCTTGAATATTTGAGCACTGAAAAAATTGAGTTGGATGATGTTTCTTTAAAAACTATTAAAGAGATAGCGGAAGGAGCGAACCATTATCAAATTCATGGATTGGTTGATCATTGCATAAAGAAATTAAATAGTATCAAGAGTGATTTGGAATTTAGAAACACTTACAAATTGCTACTACCAGTTATTGGAGTTTCATTGACATTTTTAGGGTTTTATACTGATTTTATGTTGGGTATTACTCATACTGGACGTCATCCAGCTGTTGATTTTGATTTTAATTTTGTGAAAGTGAAAAATTGTTGTCAAGCTCTAAAAAGTCGTTATTATAGTTTAAGATACAAATAAAAAATTGAAAATAAAATAAAACCTTATTTTAAGAGTAAGAGATTGAACAGAAAATAATGGGTAATACATTTAGCGAAATGGGTAATATTTTTCATAAAAAATCAGATGACTATCATGTCGTTAATGTCACTAGTAATGTCACTAGTAATGTCTCAAATAATATCATAGAAGATCCTTTATTAATACCTGATAAAGTTGAACCACTATCTAAAAATGAAATTGAAACATTAGTGACAAATAAGATTAACACGGCATTAATACCAATAAAAAAGGAATTTAATACATTTTATACATTTGTTGATGATCAATCACAAGTTAATTTGAAAGATCATATTCAATTGCATAATATTATATATCAATTACAACAAGAAATTTCTGGTCTCAGAAAAGAAATTAAATTAATCTCGCAATACCAAAATTATGATCTGGAACAACCTGATGTTTTTCCAGAACAACACACTAATGTTAATGTTAATATTGAACAAACAGAAAAAATATTATCACCGTCACCGTCTGTCCAGGAGTTTATAGCTATTGAAAAAAAATTAAATAATGAACACAATGATGTCATTCAAGAAGTTTTATAAAACATTTTAAGCACTCTTATCTTTATCAGTATCTTTATCCATATCTTTATCATCATCTTTATCTGAATCTGAGTCGGACTCAGAGTCTGAATCAGATGATTCCGAATCTTCTTCTGTCTGTGAAGGTTGATCAGTATTATTATTCAAATTTTTATCTTCATCAAATGGTGTTGTTTCAAGAATACCCATAATTTGTATGCAATTATCAGCATTTTCATGTCTTTTATTCAATACTTTGATTTGAATTTTCATATCAGGTTCAAGCATAGTATATTTTTTATTATTAAAATGTAATTGACTCGGTACTACAATATCTAGTGGATTATCTCCATCATTAATAGTACAAATAACACCCATTTTAGTAATATCCTTAACAAAACATGTAATTATTGAACCAATAGGAGGGTTACATACGTCTGCTTGGTATTTAATATCATATACTGGGAGTCCAGTAAAATATGCTTGATTGATTTTACCAATAGTGCGACTTAAGATTTTAATACTATTATTTTTAACATAACCTTCTTTAATACATCTCCCTTCAATTTCTTTTTTAAGTTTGGCCAAGAAGATTTCATCAGGATCATGACCAAGTTCATCAGCATTTAAATGATAACGATAATCAAGAATATTAGTGACATACAAATCGGAATTTTTGGAATTCATTTATTTTAATAATAGATTATTTATGTTGGTGATTTACAACTTAAATCAATTTTCTTCAGATAGTTCTTTTTCACGATATTCTTCAACATTAAAAAACCATCTCTTGCCATCTTTTCGTTGCTTATCATATCGTCTTAAAACTACTTCTATATCATCACACATGACACGTTTGTTATTAATTTCTTTGGTGTTGTTGTAAAGACTCTTGAGATGATCATAAATTTCTCTTCTGGATTTGTAAACACAACTAATACCTTTAATTGACTTCTTATCACCTTTACTAAAATCACGAAGTTTAAATAAAGGTGGGTTATCACTTTTATCAAATTTCAAATAACCATACAAATCATTAGTTACTTTATCTTTTTCCTTCAATCTCAAATATTTAATCTTTAAAGCATCCACGATACGATGTTGATTTCCTTCGTCAATAACAAAATCATTTTGTGTACTTATATAACGATAAAATATTTGTTTATCATTCTCAATTAATCTATATCCATATATTTGTTTATCTCCATTATGTTCCAAATCATCAACACTAATAATATTAGACATTAAACACTTCAATAAATCTTTTTCAATAGGTTTCATATTTTGGTTTAATGAATCTTTAATGAGAACATTCTTTAATAAAATGCCTTTAAAAGAATTAACTAATCTATCAACAACAATTTGGTTGACTTCGTCATCAGTTAATGATATAGTTGTTTGGAAAAGAGCATCTGTAGATTTCTCCTTGACTTGTTTTATTTGATTAATAACATACTCAAGAACTTCAGAGTATTGATATTGATCTTTCTTAAATAACACTTTCTTATCTTGCCCTATATTTTCAACATATTCAGATAAATCTAACATATTGGGTCTTATAGGTGGTGGAACACTTCTCTGATAAACTAAAAGATCAGGATTATGAATTTGCAAAGGTTGATATATATAATAATTACCACGATAGATTAAATAACCTGGACGATTATATTTATCATATATTTCAGTATTATTTTTAATCATTTTAGATAAAGCCTGATAAACTATCATATCATCGAGACGATATTTAGCTGGTAATTTATCCATGATTTTTTCCAAGGTCAATATTACATCCTTTTTAAATACTTTTCTAATAGCATCAATCAATTCATTAACCTCATAATTAAAACCTTCTATATTATACGTACTATAATCTAATTGTTTTTTGTCCAAATCTAAATTACTAGGTTCCGAATAACATTTATATTGACAATCTTTCAAATAATGACAAACGTGCGAATACGGTTGATCATGTACATTAACTTTCTTTTTAATACCTCTAGAAGTCGTTACAGATACTAGTTCTCCCCAATCTTCTTCCGAATAATAATTACCTTCTTTATTAAGAATACAATCAACAGCATTTCTTCTAAGAACATCTTCAGCAATACCAATATTAATAGCTTTGTTTTCAGCTTCACGATAAATTTTTTGATCAACTGTTTCTTGATCTCCATATGTGGCCGCATAAATATAAACAATTAAATTACGTTCTTCTTTAGGTAGTTTGATATGAGACCAACTACGCAATCCACGAGCAATAGCTTGTGATAAACGATTTAAATTGTGCCATGGGTTAAGAATGTGTATTTCTCGAACACCGAAAAGACTTAGACCTTCACTAGCGGCTCTAGTAGCTAAAATAACTTTAACTGGTTCTTTCGCCATATCATATTTTTTCGCTAAATAACTTTCTTTATATTTAGATAACTGAATATTACCAGAAATAATTAGATAATCACCTTTATATTTACGTTCCTTATGCTCAGACACAAGAACTGGAGTCTCACTTGAACGATATTTTTGATATCCAGCTAATTCTAGAGCAAAAGCTAATGGTAAGATACCACTATTTTCATATTCAGTATAAACAAAGACTAATCCATCTGTTTTCTCAATATTTTCCATAATTTTGTGAATTTTGGATGAGTGTATTTTTAAGTTATCACCTTTAAATTTGAAAGCATCGTCTGGATTTCTAAATTGATATTGATTTTTTCCATTTAGTTTCATCATCAAAGCATTTAATCCTCGTTCACCATATGCTTCATTAACATTACTTATCTGACTCATATCTTGATAAATAAAATTCAAAATTTGGAGTTCGGAAGAATAGGCCGCTGAAGTCTTTTCTTCATCTGGAACTAATCTTTTTTCCAAATAAGATCTATAAACCTTTTCTTGTTCTTTACTCATCGGACATCCCGTAATTTCTAAATGTTTTATCGGATTTTTCAATGGATTACCATAAATATCATATTTAGGCCATTTATCAGGTGTTAATATATCAGATGTCCCATGAATACTAGCGGGTAATCTAATAGGATAATTAATAGGATTTTCGCCTCTGAGGAAGCTAACATAACCACGTGAATATTTAATTAATGTATCTTTGCCATGTGGAGCAAATGAACCATCACTTTTGAAAATATCAGATTCCTTTAAGATTGGGCGACCATCATTAATCAATAAATAATTCAGAAGAGATACTAGATCACCAGATTCATTAAACATAGGTGTACCAGTTAATAGAACTAATCTTAAATTGTCAGCATGTTCTAAAACTTTCATGAGGACTGGTGGGACAATTCTACTTTTCTTTTCAGCAATGTCTTTAATGTTATGGGCTTCGTCAATAATTATTAGAGAATTGTTAAACATTTTTTTGATTTTTGCTATTTCGGCTTGACGATAACGTGATTCTGGAATACCTCGTAATGATTTTTGTAAATCTCTTAGAACTTTTTTAGCCCATTCGAGAGCACCATAAAAAGTATATGTATTTTTAATGATTTTATCAATCTTATTTTTCATTAATTTACATGCTTCACCATTATTTTCTGTACATTTTTTAGCTAATTCTGGATTATTTAGTTCCTCTAGATAAACATCACCAGTACATTGACCAATACCTTTTCTATGATTATCAATATTAAAGATTTCCCCTTTGTCAAAATGTGATCCAGCTATTATAATAATTTTTTGATTACTCTCTAATACAGATTCCTTTACAGCTTCAGCGATGGCGATTGATGCACAAGTTTTACCACGACCCATACCATGGAAAAGTAATAATCCATTATATGGTGTTCTCCTAGACATAAAATTTTTCAGAAATCTTTGTTGATAGGCTAAAGAAATTTTCTCATTTTTCGATGCAACTAATTCATCTACATCACCTGGGAGAATTTTTGGTAATCTGTTCTGATAAAACTCGGCTTTTTGATAAATCTTTTTAGAAAAATCTTTATCGTAATATACTGGATAGTTGAGACCATCATTATTTTCAGATGGATCCTCACCTCTAGAATATTTAACATTTTCAGCAATTTTTAATATTTCATTTCTTAAATAACGATCAGATACGTTTTTTAATTCTTCATTCAAATAATCAATTGCTTCAATATATTTCTTTTTATTAACCATTTCATCTATTTTTTCTTGTAAAGTTTGTAGTTGATTTCTAAATTGTTTTGCTTTTTCTTGATTTGATATCTCACTTTCATAATTCTCCATTTTAGAAATTAATTCATCCAAATTATCTACATCTTTTGATCTTGATTTAGATCTTGAAATAGATATTTTGTTACTACTTTTATCACTTCTAGATATTTTTCTAGTAGTTCTTGATCTTGATACATCTTTATTTCTATTTTTTTTTGAAGACTTTATAGTAGATCTACTACTCATTTATATTCTCTTTCTTTACTTTACTTAAAGGAAAAGAAATTATTAAAACAAAACTAAAAAATTCTAAACTATACTTTTATACTTTCAAAAAATTAAATGATACCGCATAATTATAATCCAAACATGTACTAGGTTCTTCTACTTCATTTTCCCTAAATGTTACTGAAGATTGATCAATATCCTTATTTTCTGATACAACTTTTTTCATTAAATTTATTGTTTCCACAGCATCTGTCATTTCATCTAATGATATTCCATCCATAAACCAATATATGAATATTAAATCAACATCATATTTTCTTTCATAATTATAAAGATGTACCTTATCTTCATCTTGGTAACGTAATTCAGGTACATTAGTTAATTTAATTGTACAATTATGATAACAACCAACATTCGCTTCAGATAATGGTTTCAAAAAAGAACCATCATACACTCTAGTTTTTATAAACATTTTATTGATTAATATAAAATAATATATATTATTTATATTATATAAAATCATTTTGAAATGATATTATCCATTTATAATTATAGTTGGATCATCTTCAATAACGTGTTCCCTAAAATATGTTTTTTCAGCTCTAATGATCGAATACGCTTTTTTAAGAACAATCATTTTTTCTCTTTGGTAATTTCTAATTTTTTTTTGTGATTCCTGAAAATTAAACCAACCTATATTACCAATTTCAGCCAACTGAGTTTTATTATTACGATTCACTTCAGGTAATTTTTGACTAGAAGATTTTCCTAGGAAATATATATGTTTATATCTAATTTTATTAGTTCCTGTAAAACTTTCCTCTAAAGGTTTGACATTCTTCATAATAATATAATCTTTTTGGTTAAAACCAGTTTCTTCCTCAAACTCACGACACGCGCAATCAACATCATTTTCTTTTAAATGTCTTCTACCTTTAGGAAATCCCCATTCTGGTTCATCCCAATGATGCTCAGCTTTTCCAATTAATTCTTTTAATTTACCATTTTGAATAAGTTTTTCATGTTTATCTTTAGCATCAACATATTCATACCTATAATGACGGCAATTCTTATTAATTATAAAATGTTCTAGAAGTTCCTCATAAGTATGATTTAATAAACGATTTCTTTCATCATCAGTCATTATTTCAATTAATTTCATTAGATATGTTTCATCTTTATCTATATACTTACCACGCATAAATTCAGTGAAACCAATACTGTCTCGTCTTTGTATTAATAAAAATTTAATCTCAGAATAATTATTGATTTGTATTGTGTCGTAAAGTATAATACCGAGACTAATAATAGCTTCTAAACATTTTTTATAAGTATGACCTACCTTACCACAATTACCACAATAAAGTTTAAATAATTCTTTTGAACTTTGGGGTGATATTTTTTTTTGGCTCATCCAATTCTATTTTTTATTTTCATAATTTAAACTTAAGCTTTTTATTAAACATCATTTAACTGTTAATTGGCATTATGTAATTTCTTTCATTAACAAGAATTGAATATATAATTTTAGTATGATGTTCTTTCAATCTACCACAGTTTATCTCTCTAATTAATTGATTATCATTTTGTGTATAATCAATACTAGTATCTCTCAAATAATTCATCAATTTACCAAAAGCACATCCATCCTCACTACATGTGCAGACACAGAACATTAATTCAGCAAAAGGATTTAATTCTTGTTGTTGTCGAATAGGGTTAGGTATTATATATGACATAAATAAATATTTTATATATTTGTTAGTTATATTATATTATATTTACATAAAATGGTCAAGAGTTTTCGGAAGCATATCGTAAAATTTGCAAAATGATACTTGCAAAACTAGAAGAATCAAATTAACATTTGCTGTTATTACGAAAACTTCCGAAAGCTTTTGACAGTTTATGTGTGATCCTTTTCTAGTGTCTTACCCGGGTACCATACATGATTATTTTAATCATAAATTAACTTATAAAACACCTGAGTAAATTGAAATGTTTTTGAATAATATGTTTCCAAAAGGTGTTTTAAAAAGTTTCTGTGATAATAAAAAATAAAAAATTTAGAGTGTTCCAGTTGTGAAAATAAAATTAATTTTTTCGTTTTTAAAAGTAAGATATGAATCCAAGTATTTGGGGTCCTTATTTGTGGTACATTTTACATATTATATCATTTTCGTATCCAGAATCTCCAACATATGGGGATAAAAGATTATATCATGATTTTTATGTTAATTTTAAGGATTTAATTCCGTGTGACAATTGTAAAAAACATTATAATCAACATTTGCATCAGCATCCAATTACACCCGCATTAGATAATAGAGCTGATTTAATTAAATGGGTTATTCAAATGCATAATATGGTTAATATTTCATTAGGAAAACCTATAATGTCTGTTCAAGAAGTTTTAAATGCATATCATGCATCTGGGTATCATCCACCAAATTATAAACCACCAGTTCCAATAGAATTAGAAAATCAAAAATGGAATTACGGACGATTAATTTTTTGGATTATTTTATTTGGATTTCTAGTGGGATATCGTATTTATGGTAATTATAAAAAAGCACATATTAGTTATCATTAATTATTGATAGTAATACAACCCCGTTGTGTGTTTCCGGATAGGTTTGGGTCGATATTAAAAAAAAAAAATTGAATTAAATAATTGATTAATAACTAAACATAATACACTACAAATATGTCAGACGAACATACACTATTAGAAAATCGCCGAAAGTTCTGGCCTAAAGCCGAACATTATTGCTTGGTAGGGTTGCCTAACCCTAACCAGGATCAGTACGCCCTATCAATTGATGTGAAGACTATTAACCACTATGGTCTTGCTGAAACTATCGCTAAATACAATCTAAAATCTATGAATTCATCTGGTGAATTGTGCGATTATGTACCTGGAACTGACTTTGTTGTCCCAGTGCAACACCCATCGTGGTCTGTCACTGTGCTTAACTTTGCACAAGATCTTGGTGATGATGAGTCGGGAAGATATGTTGTCCCACTACCAATTACAAGTTTTGATGACAATTCCGAAGCTACTAAGAAAAAGACCTATATTAACGAGGTCAGTAACGGGGTGTGCCCTGTGGTTTTGTCTGTTTTCAGTGAATTTTTCAATATTTTTGATTTTGCGAAGGAAGAAAATCAGCTACTGATTGATAATGTTTATGGAAATAAGAATGAGCACAAGTATACTCCAAAAGAACGTGCACTCCCTGATATTAAGAAGTTTATTGATTACTACGAGGATTTGAATAAGCGCATGGGTTGTTCAGATTTTAATTACGTCAATGCTCAATTGATGCAGTCATTGATAATTCTATGTGATTTCTTGGATTGCAAAATTCTTCGTGATTTTGCCATTTCAAAGTTCGCATTTTACATTGATTTTCAGATCAATTATTACACTAGTATGCGCAATCAACCTGACAAGTTGAAGGCTATGCTGGCTCCAGGTACCGATATGTCTTGGATCGAAAACCCTGATGTTGATGATGTTATTGCCGAATTAATGTCGCAATGGACTGGTTCCCCTTCTCCACGAGCTCGATGGGAAGCTGCGTTTGGAACTCGCGAAGAAGTCACCAAACACTACAACGCTTTCAAGCAGAAGATCAGTTGTTTGTTCATGGAAGAGCCTGATCCAGATTGGGAAAAGATTGAGGAGGAATCCAAGAAAGCCGGGATCAACATGGAGGAGATTTACATGACTACTGAATCTACTCGTCATCGTGATATTGTTTTGGAAGAACGTTCCGGTTATGCTATTAAGGTTAACCAAATCGACACCGACAAATCACCAGAGAGTGTTGCTTACTTGGAGAAGCGATCCAAAGTGACCCCCAAGCCAGGTGCCGCAAGTGCTACCGCAAGTGCTGCACCAGCCCCGGTAAATACTGAAAGCGGTGACGATGACGATGAAGAAGAAGAAGATTCTTAGATTGGATCCTTATTGTTTGACGTTATAAATTTATAATTAATTTATAATTAATTATAAATTAATTTATAATTTAATAAAATTTTAAAATATTTTTTTTATCTATTTTTAATCTATTATCACATATTCATCAAGATGCACATGATTTTCTCTATTTTTTACATCGACAATACCATCATGATATGATATAATTTTATCAGGATACATAAAAGTATGATTACTCATATAAATAGCTCTTCTTTTAATAGTATTCAAGAAAGTTCCAATATATTCAACTTTAATATTTTCAACTGAAATTACATCATCAATATCAATTTCTATAAAATTATGAAGAATTAACATATTTAATATTACATCACATCCCATTGGATTGTTAAAATATATACACTCATATTTATAATTATTATCTGATAATGTTTCCTTAAAAGTACTCAATAACGTTTTTTTATTTAATTGATTTATTATCAATTTTGGATTAAGTTTGACAGGAGAAACAAGTTTAATATGTGATATCAAATCAGCTGCGTTACATTTATAATAAATATTATTAAATTTGTCAAGTGTTGTAGTAAAATGACAATGTACTTTATCAGTATTATTCAACGAAGACTCCTTCGGATTAGTTAATAACGCAATGGCATCTAAAACACTATCACATATCGGTGACGGATTTATATTATATTCTATATCCTTTGATGAAACATAGTAATTGGCATTTGGAAGATTCATAAATCTTTCTTGATATTTATTATTAAATTGATTATTACCCATAAATGTTAAAATTATATTAATATTATGTTAGATTATTTAGTCTGTTTTGGAAATTTAATAACACACAAAAATTGATTACTAAATTACTAAATTATTAATAGTACATATGACATCAAAATATGGAGGTCGAGATCTTCTCAAAGCTATTGATAAAGAAGTGCAACGTTTACCACGAAATGTTCTTCTAAGAATGCCTGAAATTAATGATACCACAATCCAAATAGATGATACTAGTGATTTAAATACATTTTTGGAAGAAATTAAAAAGTTAAATACTTTGTGCGAAGAACTCAGTATGGAGATTTTAAATATTAATGGTGTATGTGATAAAATTAATGCATCATATGATAAAAAAGATACCGATAAAACATCAAAAGAATTAAATGAATTAACCAATGTCATCAACACAAAGATAAATACCATTCGAAGAAAAATAAAAGAAATATCAGATCAAAAAAAGGCACTTGAACAACAATCCAAAAGTTCTGACATTTCTGAAGAGGACCGTCACAATATATTGAATGATCTTCGCATAATTAAACAACATTATGCAAGATTATCTCAGAAGTTTCTAGATATAACTAAATTTTATGATGAAGTTGCTGAAACCAATAAAAGAAAGCGCATACAATCTATTAAAAATACATGCAAATTGACTGATGAATTCAGTTTAATTTCAGAATCAGATATCGAAATCATACTTAATGATAACAATGATGATGAACTAGTAAATAGTATTTTTTCAGGAGTTTCATTAGAATCCGCATCATCGATGGTTGAAGAAATTAAAAATCGACACAATGACATTATAGAACTTGAAAAAAGTGTGCAAGAATTACATACCATATTTCTAGATATGGCTGTAATTGTCGATCAACAAGGTGACATGATTAACTCAATTGAACGCTCTGTTGAAGAGACACATCATTATGCAAGCAAAGCGAACAAACATTTAGATGAAACAGAAGATTTGCAGAAATCCATACGCCACCGAAAAATTTGCATATGTTTTTGGGTCACTCTTATTATTGGTATAATTGTTTTGATAGCTGTGTTGACAATATAAATATAATGAAATAATTACAGTTGCAAAACAATCTAAAGAAATTTTCGATAAATAAATTATAATCGAAGAGTATGGACGCTTTATCAAATTTAGTTAGACGTTGTTTAAAAGATGAGATGGGATTTATGATAGAATCTTATCAATATGCTAATAAAAAAGAAGGTGTTGAATCAGATCTTTTGCAAAATAATTTTAGATATCATCCAGAAAATGACAAAGTAAATTATATAGTCAGAAGTTATTTTAATGGATCCATCAGTGATGAAACACTAGATTTAGACGAAGCTTTGCAAAATTTAATGGTTTTGCTTGAAGACCATTGTTTAACTTATCAAAAATTAGAAGAATTTCATAACAGTGCCCCGGCAAATAATAGAAAAGCACAACAATTAGATTTAATTTATGATGAAGATGGATTAAAAAGAGAAATATTAGCAAAAGCCCCTATATTTCATGATAGTTTTTTAAAAGATGCATCACTTGAAATTAAACAAACCATTGAAGTAAAATTTAAAAAAGAGAAAGAAGAATTTTTAGCAGATAAAAAAAAATTCTTAAGTATTATTGAAAGAATGGTCACAAATATTAGAAAAATGAAAATTGAATTTCAAAATTCATTAAATCCTTAAATATTTTCCCTTAAATATTTTTTATTGATTTTTATATTATATTAACTAAACTCTAAAATAAAGATAAGTATATTTTTTATTTTATGATTAAATTGTAACATACATACACACATACATACATGACAATAATATCTTTTAAGTATCGTTTTATTTTTTTGGCTAATATGAAATGTGGTTCAACTACTTTGCATAAATTATTAAAACCATATGCCGATTTAATATCAGATATTTCTATATTTCATAAACCAATTGGTAAACATGATAATGCTCGTCAAGTTAAATCATATATTGAAAGTTTAGGTTATAAATGGGAAGACTTTTATGTTTTCACAACCATAAGAGATCCTTTAACTAGAATAATATCATGTTACAATTTCGAAATGCAATGTGGTTATCTTGATCCAAAAGTTGATATAAATAAATATATTAAAATGGGACAATACCACGAACATTTCCAAAACATAGATTTCTTCACTAATCCTCACGTAAATCAAATTATTAAAATGGAAGATTTTGATATAGAAATTCCTAAATTATGGATTAAATTGGGTTTAGGGGAATTTAATGGTCAAATTCCAGTAGAAAATTGTACAAAATCTAAAGGAATGGATCAATTATTCACACTTGATCAAAAAAAAAATATAATTGAACTTTTAAAGAAACGTCATCCAAAAGATTATTCATATTATTCACATTATTAATATTATCAACTCACTATTCTCTTTACGAAAAATATTGTTGATAATATGCAAATTGCTACATGCAAAATATACATATTCTCCTCAGCCACAGAGTTTAGTTTCAATCCAATAAGTGATATGCTTATTGAAATTATACATAATCCAAATAATAAACCATACAATACACTAATAATAATAATAGGTAATATAGGGATATTATTATAGATATATTTTTTACCATTGAACTGAACTCCTTGATCCACTTCTGAATCCACTTCTGAATCCACTTCTGAATCCACTTCTGAATCCACTTCTGAATCCACTTCTGAATCCACTTCTGAATCCACTTCTGAATCCACTTCTGAATCCACTTCTGAATCCACTTCTGAATCTATTTCTGAATTTACTTTTGAATTTACTTTTGAATTTACTTCTGAATTTACTTTTGAATTTACTTCTGAATTTACTTCGGAGTCATTTACTTTTGGCGTTAAAGTATCAGTTTTGTGTTTGTCATGTATATTAAATAGAGTATTATCATATGGTATAAATTTGATAATATTTTGATGTTTATTTTCATTAATTTCAGATATTAAGGATGGATCTAGATATTTTGAAATGAATAAATCTGTCATATTGGAACCAAATTTGAATTTTAGTGAAAATATTTTGGTGTTAGTTCGGTGGTCATCAGAAACATTCGTCTCTTTTTTAATAAAAACTCCATGTAACATATAAAGAGGGATGTCATTTTCAATATTAATATTATGCAAACTCGATAACATCTCTATTTTTTGAGTTGTGTTTAATCCATGCAATTTCTTTTTTGAAATATAAAGTTGAGCGTAACCAGAAATACAATTTCGGTAACAATCTCTTTGTGATCTCCATATAAAATAATTAACAATTTCAAACTCATCTCCAAGTGGAAAGAATATAATTCTAGCATCAAAAGAAGGTGCATAATCACTATCAGTAGGTGTATCATCAGTTAATGAATTTTCTTTATGATTTCTTAAATGCAACTGGAAATAAGATGATGTTTTACTAGCCAGAAGTGATAGCCATTTCTGAGTTCTTTGATTAAAAACTTCAAAATTATTAAATAAAAGGGTTATCTCATCAGAGTGAGTGTATGCTGTGACTGGTCTAAAAGTTAAATCATTTATAAGTGAATTAGTTGTTTGAACCATTATTTCAGTAAAAATAGTACTAAATGGAGCATCTTTAGTTTTTAGAAATTTTTTTGTATATTTAGAAAAACTATGACCATCTAGGCGAACTAGTAAAGGACGATCCTTCGGCAAATATGTTGTAAGTTGTCTATTTTCATATACTTTCATTGCATCGTCGATACTTGTGCATTCACGTCGATTATTACTTAAAAATTCATCTTCTTGTTCAATTGAGTTCATTTTTATTAAGGTTTTAGTAAGGTTTTCTTAAGGGTTTATTAAGATTTTATGATTAAGACAACCATAATCAATTTTTTTGTGGGAGCAGGTCATATTAAAATATTGAAAAAAAAAATAAAGATTAATAAACATTATTATATTTGTAGGTATCTAGTTATGAATGAATTAAATAGTATAAGCATCCATTAATGTACCCATTCTTTTTGTTAGCAAATTAGACCATACACTAAAATTTAAACCAGCCATAATGAACGCAAATAATAAACATGCGACAACAAATATTTTGCATTGGATAGCTAAAAGATTATTAAATTTACCCAAAATAGCAACATTAAGTACAAAAATTAAAATATGCAGAAAAATACCCAGCATTACACTAAAATCATCAGAATCATTTGAATTAAATAATTGATATGTAAACGGATATATAAAGTATGACGCTAAGAATGATACTCCCAATGATTTAAAAGCATCAACAGCTTTCATGTCCAATTCAGTATTACCTCTAATATCAAGATTAACATTTATCATCGTCTTTTCATCATCATCATCATCATTCTTTGAAAATAATCTTTGCCGACTTACGGATGATTTTTCAATAAATGTACCATTATATTCAGTAACATCATCCGTTACAGTCACAACTCCAGAGAATATTCTTTCCCCATCTGCTAGTTTGTTTTTTAGATCATGTACATCATCATATGCATCCGAAGTATCGGACGATGTATCAGAAAATGTGCTATTTGTTGAGATAGGTTTGCGAGGGGTAATTGTAAATTTATCAGAATTATTTTTACTACTTTTACTACTTCTACTACTAACGCTTGATTCATAATTGTTTAGGGACATTTTTGATTGAAATAATATCAAAATCAAGTTCTTTTAATAAGATCAATTTTTTCAGATTAGACATGACTTCGACTTCTAAAAATTGATTCAATTTAAGTATTTTAGTAATTAAATATAAATATTATGGAAAAAAAATGTTTTACATGCAATGGAAAATGCGATGAAACAATTAGATACGATTTTTATGACAATGGTAATATGCATACAAATAATAAAATAACTGAAGAAGTTAAAGAAGTAAAGCCTAGTAAAGAAGTAAAGCCTGTTAAAGAAGTAAAACCTGTTAATGGAAAAATTTTGTGTACAACACTTTTTTGTGATGAAAGATGCAAGAATTTATTTTTAGTAAAAAATAAATGCACAAAATGCAGCAGGATTGCAGGATTTGATAAATATGAGTCATATTGTGATTATTTTACATCAGATGGTAGATCTATCCCATGTGAATATTTGGATATAGTTGAAAAATGGGGGACGAGAATAATTATATCTGGAAGTGTTTATTGTAAATTATGTGTACGCAGTTGCTATTTTTGTAAAGAAAATTTCTCAGATTTTGATAAATTGAATGAGCGTGGTGTATGCGAGCGATGTGCGACAATCGTGGAAAGAATAAGTGATAACGTTAAATGTGTATTTTGCAATGAACACTGTGTACAATATGATATTGAAATGATAACTTTTACGGATGATAAAAAAGTATGTCGAGAATGTACTCGAAAACTGTTGGACAGATATTTATGATAAGTTAATTGATTGAATATTTTTAGTTATTTTAGAATGAATATATAGTTTATAAAATTGATTGTGGTTGGTTATCATAATAATAAATTAGAAAACTATATAAAAAACATGACAACTTTTACACTAGTTAATTCTGTTAAGGTTCCTAGTGGAGCTGCGGCATCCAGTACTTTTATTACTGGATTTCTTGATTTGTTTAAGAAAATTACATCACAGATTGGTTCAGTTAGTGAAATTATGAACGTATTAGGCTACTCACTTGATTCTATTAATGATTTACTTCCAGTGTTGTCAGCTGATCCCACACTCAGTCATTTGAATGTGAACATTTTGGGAACATTTTTGGTTGATTTGATCAATGAACAAGTTACACCGATGACGCGTGATGAACTAGCAGATCTTTATATTAAGGTAGTTCAAAAGGAAAATGAGATGCTTGATTGTGATCGTGAAATGAAGGCCCAATTTCTCGCATTTCTTATGTCTATGATCAGACGGTATCCTGATCATCCTTACACTAAATATGTAACCCGTAACGGATCAGATATTCTATCTGTGCGACAGACGTATTTTGGTTTTGTAGAGTCAGAAATTAAGACCGATCTAGATGATTATTTTGAGAAGGATCCGGTTGCTCGAGAGTTTTGGTGTAGTATTATTGGTCGTTGTTTTGCAACATTTACAATGCAAATCACATATGCAGGTTCACACGCCAATATTGCAGAGATGTATTCATCTCTATTTAGCGATGTGATTCTCATTTACAATGACCCAACTTATGTTCAATGCTCGCAGGTTGAGACTTTTATGATTACAACTATTCTATCACTTAGCCATTGCGAAATCAATAATAGGTGGTCTCAATATCAAGAGCATCTGCGCAAGTGTCTGTTGGATCATGATGATGATGATGAACTTGATCAAAAGGATGAAGAGTCAGCACAGACAGTATCTGAAACAACTTATGAGATGTGGTTGCAAAACCCGTTTAAGTTTAACGACATTTGTGTAACATTGTTCAAGAAGATTGTTGATTCAATTAATGAATCAACAAGAACTTGCAGTGAGAAATCTGATACTTTGAATTCCAAGTTTGATGAAATCGTCTCATTACTTGAAACCGATCATGCTCAAAAAATTGCAGAAGCCGTTGTCAATATGTTTCCAACCGATGAGGTAGATGACGATGATGCTTATGAACGATTTCAAATTGTGATTGCAGATGATTTGGCGAAGAATCCGACACGTAAACCTCTCTCTCCGGAAACGAGTCAGAATATTCTGAAGAAGGCTCTTGTCATTCTGAAGGATATTCGTTTGAAGCGGTCGATCACGGAGAGGATGAAAAATTTGCAACAACGAATTGATAATTTTCAAAAGCGTCTTGATGCAAATGCCTCAACTCTATCCAGTCAGCCATCACTTCAAGATCAACAACAGTATCCCTATGTTGTGATCGAGGTTGATCCTGATCATGATCCATCAAGTTCAACACCAGTTGATGTACAAGATGCACCTGTAGTGAGTCTTGAGAAGGTACCTGTTGATGTGCAAGATACATCTGTAGCGAGTCTGGAGAGTTTACCGAATGCGGATGATAGGCTAAAATCTAACATGTTGGATATTGCCGAAAAGTTGGATAACTATTTGAAAACTCACGGGATTCCTGATGAGTTTGATCCAGACGAAAAGTACCAAGCTCCTGAAATCCCAGATGAGTTTGATCCAGATGCTGAACAGATGGCAAAGAACAGTGTTCGGCAATTCATCAAGAAGACAAAGGAGGTGTATGGTGAAGACTATTTGACAAAGACAAGTGCGGGTGAGAATGTTCCGCCACCTCCAAATTCAACACCAGATGATACTGATTTGGATGAGTCATCTTCAGTGACACCTGTGATGAGTGATGTTCCACAACCAAATCCAAAACTGTATGCCGCCAAAAGTGCTCTGGACAGTGTTATGGAACTTCTTAGCAAGAAGTTCCAAGAGAAGTGATGGAATAACATAACATATTGTATAAGTTATTAAATAATAATTATTAAATAAAATAATTAATTTTTTTTGCATGATTCAAATTTACATATTTTTAATATTTTTTAGCATTTTTAGATATTATATATAGTCTATAAAATTGTTCTACTGCAACCGTATTATATTATAGTCAAGTTATATACAACAATATGGCAACTTCAGCAACTCTTCAGACTGAGACTAATCCCATTGAGGGAAACATTAGCAAGACACCAACTGAACATGTTCAAAAGGATCCTGAAAACACAATCGATTCGGGTGAGAATACTTCAGACTTGAAAAATATTACTAGTACTCTGCGCGAGTATGTGGTCCAAAAAATGGATCGATACAATTGGCTCAAGGGTGAGATCTCAGTTTTGAAATCTCGCATTGATCATTATCAAGAGGTGATCAATGTGAATATGAACTATAGCCAATCAACTGCCGATACATTTACTAAGCTTATAGCAAGTTACACCCCAGAGCTTCAAGGGTATGAGGCGGAGCTTCAATCTTTTGAGACGCGAATTATTCCCGTACTCCGCGAAGTTTGCGAAAAATTGGAGAATAAGATTAATTCACCAAATGATCTATATGCTGCTCACAATAAGCTAAATCAACTAAATCTAGATAAGTATGTTCAAGATGTTCCGCCACCATCAAATTCAAATTCAACTTCAACAGAGACTGAGACTGAGACTGAGACTGATACTGATACTGATACTGATACTGATGAAGATGACTGATGACTGATGACTAACCTATCAACACTTGAAACTCCAACAGAACAAACCTCTGGAAAATCAAAAACAACTTCCTTTAGATTGTATCAAGGAAATTCTCAAGAATTTCAAGTAATGAGAGGTTTAGTTTGCAATAACCTATTAAATAAAATAATTAATTTTTTTTAGAGTAAATTGGCATTTTTAGATATTATATATAGTTTATAAAATTGATCTATTGCAATAGTATTATATTATAGTCAAGTTATATACAACAACATGGCAACTACAACTCTTAATACTACTCCTACTACTAATGGAGACATTAGCACTACACTGGTTGAACCAAGTGGCGTTCAACAGAATTTTGAAAGCGCAACTAATTTGAGCTTTAAGGAACAGTTTGTGAGCTTGAAGGAACAGTTTGTGAATTTGAAGAATGAGATTACTGCTTTGTGTGAGGATTTTGCTAAAAAGAAGGCTCGATACTATCACCTCATGAATGAGGAGATCCCACGTCTGAAAAACTATATTAATGGTTGTCGAGAGATGGTCAAGGAGCAAGAAGCCCTCAAGGTGCGAGATGAGATCAAGATCAAGGAGCAAGAGATGGCACTTGAGAAGAAGACACCCAATCTAGAATGCAACCACCGTCTTATAAGAGATTTCACCGTGGTTATTCAAAATTGTACATTGGAAGTTCAAAAGTATGAGGAGGAGCTTGAATTTTTTCGTACGCACATTTGCCTAACATACCTCCGCAATTTTGAAGCATTGCTTGACAGGTATAATTCATTGGCGAGTCAATCTAACTTTGTGAATGAATCAATCCAAGAGGAGCGTGAATCAATCCAAGAGGAGCGTGAATCAATCCAAGAGGAGCGTGAATCAATCCAAGAGGAGCTCAATCAAATTCGAAATCAGCGTGTTCAAAATGTTCAGCAATCTCCCAGCACTTGAAAATACAACAGAACAAACCTCAGGTAAATCAAAAACATCATACAACATTGATCATATCAAGGAGATTCTTGAGAATTTCAAGTAATGAGATGTTTAGTTTGCAATAAGTTATTAAATAATAATTATTAAATAAAATAATTAATTTTTTTTAGAGTAAATTAGCATTTTTAGATGTTGCATATAGTTTATAAAATTGATCAATAGTATTATATTATAGTAAAGTTATATACAAACATGGCAACTGCAACTCTTAATACTACTCCCACGGAGGGAGGCACTAACGTGACACCAACTGAATCAAGTGGTGTTCAAGTGCATCATGAAAATACAATCGATCAGAGTAAGAAGATCCTAGATATGATCCGATACAATTGGCTCAAGAGGGAGATCTCGATTTTGAAAGAACGTGTTGGTCAATATCAACTGACGATCAATGTGAATATGGGTGTTAACCCATCTACTGTCAACCAATTTACTCATTTTAAGGAAATTTTCGAACGGGAAATTGAAACTTATGAGAAGGAACTTCAATCTTATGCAACTCTTAAGACTGATACTAATCCCGATCTTACTAAGGAAACTATTGGCACAACACCAACTGAAGCAAGTTGTGTTCAAGCGCATTCCGGAATGGATTTGAGTTTGAGTGAAAAGATTTTGATGGTGAAGAATAAGTTGGATGCCCTTCGTATGGATTTAGCTAAAAAGAACGATCGATACAGTTGGGTCAATAATATGAGGATTCCGGGTTTGAAAACACGTATTGATTATTATCAAGAGAAGCTCAAGACACAAGAAGCACTCAAGAAGCAAGATACGATCAATACAAATGATCAAGAGGAGACATCCGAGAATAAGGAACACTATTCAGGTTACAACCCCCGTATTGTTGAAAATTACACTAAGGGGCTTGAAAGTTATACACAGGAGCTTCACGCTTGGGAGGAAGAGCTTCTATCTTTTAATACACACATTTTCCCCCAACTCATCCGCGATTTGGAAGAATTGAATGATGAGTATGATTCATTGGTGAGTCAATCTGTTTCAGAAATGATTCAATCTAACCGCGAGCACACATCAATGTCAGAGGATCATACGCAAACTCTAGATCAGTATGTTGAAAATGTTCCGCGACCTCCAAATTCAACTCCTACAGAGACAGATACAGACGAAGATGAGACATTTTGACTGATGACTTGCCTTCCAACACTTGAAACTACAACAGAACAACCTTCTGAAACTCTATCGGAAACTGCTAAATTATGGATCGATGTAGGAAATATTATGAATACTTGGATGGCTTCTGGGAATATGAAATATATGTTTTGAACATGATACAAAACTAGTAAAAATAAAATATTAAAAATAATTAATTTTTTTTAGGAACGATCTTTTCTAGCCTTTTTAGCGGCAAAAGAAGCGGCTCTTAATGGTTCTGGTATTCTGAACTCAGATAATTCACATATTAATTTAATAGATGTATCTACAGATATTAAATGTCCTGGAGAAATATAAATAATTCTAGTTGAATTATTTGATTTTAGAGCTTTTCCAACTATTTCATCCATATAATCAATATCAAAAGAATCATCCGTCAAAAGGGTTTCTACTTTTTCTTTGATAATATCTCTATTCCATTTGCCAACTTCCAAAAGATCTTTTGCAACTCCTATCGCTGGAATGTCAACCAATAAACCTAAATGAGTAGCCAAACCACATTTTCTAGGATGGAGACGACCTCCTCCCTCCGTAATTAACAATTTTGGCATAAATTGCGGTTCAAGTTCTAATATTATTTCCGCATATGGTTCAACTTCCCGAAAAGCTAGAAAATTTGCAATATATGGAAAACTTGTAGAATCAATTGGTAAATTAAGGGGAAATAATTCAGATTCTTCTATTGGATAATGCTTTTGTAAATATTGTCTTGTCAATTTAAGAGCTTTATAATTACCTAGATCAATATTTTTGATAACAGTTTTGACAACTAAACATTCTTCGGTATCATATATTATTAGAGCAACATAACCATTATCTGGATTGTCTTGACTAACTGATAAACTTAAACTTCCAACTAATTTAGGTAGAGGGAGATCATCATCATAATCTTCTTTTAATCTGGGATCATCAACAAGAATAACGTTTTTAGAAAGTAACTCTTGAATTTTTATCAATTTTTGAATCAATTCATCATGTATCATATATACTATTTATTCTATCTTAATACCCTTAATACTAGATGATTTTATATTTAATATTTTACACACCAATAAAAAGTAATAAAATTGATTTATCTTTACTTTTATATAAATTACAAAAACTATAAAATGAATTCACAAAACAATTCAAAATCTACCATTGTACATCGATCAGTAATCAAACTCAGTAAAACACTATTACGTGATTTATTTAAGGAAGTTAATGATCCAGAATTAAAAACTGATATCTTTATTCTTGATAATAAAATTACTAAAAAGGCATTAAAATATTTGAGCTTAATAAGTCCTCAATTAGTTCCTTTTGCACAAGCGTTTAATTTCTTGCTCTTGATAGCAAATTCTAAATTTACAGAATTTTATCAAACTAAATCGGAAATGATAGAAAAACTTGAAAAACATATTTTTAATGAAGCTGTTTTAACTCTAAAAGCACTTCATAAGTTATGTGATAGTAATGTTTTTAATGATTATTATTCATTCAGAATAGGACATTTTTGTCAAAGATATATTACTTTTTGTGGTGTTTTAAATTATTGGGAACAATTGCGTCTAGAACTGATAATGAAAGTAAAAGCTGAGGAATATTGGACTCATAAAAATAATAATGATGTTGAAAAATCAGAAGCAATTAAAAAAGAATTAGATTCTCTAGGAGTTGGACATGTTCTAGAACAATTCAAACCTATTCAACTGAACCCTGAAGATTTGAGAGAAACATTTCATAAAGCATTTTGGGATTCTTTCCAGGATCAAATAAAAAATAAAAATTTTGAGAGAGTAATAGATTTATTAGATGAGTTCAAAACTATGATTTATAGTTGCTATCCTTCAAGGGTTGATAAACATAATGAGATTGAAAAACATCTAGATTCTGAATTGATTAAACAAATGATTAAAAATAATGCTATTGATATTAATGACATACGAAAAATGTCATTTTATATTTTAAATTTGATAAAGGATGTTCAAAAACCAGCTGATGATGAAGAATGGGGTGAATGGTATAATCAGGTTGAGTTAGAGTTTAAAATGGCTTCTGAAGATTTATTGGCATTCTGGACCAAATTTTTCCCAGAGTTTTTTAGAAAAGTTTTTGAAAGAATGACCGTTATCCAAAATGATATAGAAGAATTTAAAAAAACAGCCGCATATGAACATATTAAAAATTCTCTAAAATGAATTTAAGAAGTTTATAAGTGTATTTATATACAATTAATTAATCAATCAATACAAAATGAATCATTTATTAAATTTAGTTTCAGGAGTCTGTTCTTCCAAATGTATCTATTATGGCACCTTAGTATTAAGTAGTTCAATTGGAGCAATTATCACAAGTCGTACATTAAGGAAAGAACTATATCGGAATAATCCGAAGAATATTCCAAGCGAAAATTCACTAGAATCAATATCACTGACAGCTATAAGTTCCGCAGGAGGTGGTGCATGGGGGTTTATAATAGGTAACGTATTGTTAGACTTTCCATGGGTATTTCCAATTGTTTTATGCGATAGAGGCATAAATTATTTAATGACACCAGATGACACTGAAGTAGAAACTAATACTACTACAACACCTACAGAAGAAGAAGATGAGAATGATAAATAAACATTAAATTAATATTTATTTTTTTTGTGTGTAACTTTGTGGCTTATATTTTTCGCTAGAGGATCTACAGTTTCGACAGCATAAAATTCTTTTGAATCAATACCTTCTTCAATCTTTTTCCAATATTTAGTTGCTTCATCTTTGAATCCATTTTTTCGACATTCACCGATAAAATCGTTAATGGTACCGTGTTCATTTGGAAAAGTTTCAGATAAATAAGATGTACCCATAATAATACTAGATTCCCAATGTTTTCTAGTTTTATCTTTGTTCATTTTGAGTGTTTTAATTAACCAAACTGATAGTAGAATATTGTCAGTTTCTAATCTATATATCATATTATTTGGGTGACATACGAAGTTATAACGTGTTCTTTTAATTTTTTGGTGTCTATCTGCGATAATAGTTTTATCAAGAGGACACGATATTAAATTTCTAGGATATTTTTTACTAAGTTTCATAATTATAGACAAATTAATAGTCATTTTTTTTTCAAATGGATTACTCAGATTTACTTGAGATTCTGGAGTTTGATTCGTAATTTTAACTCTTAATATTGGAATATTACCTATATCAAGTACATTATTTATTTTGTTATAATATTGTTTTAAATGGGAATCATCTGTTAAAGAGGCGTCTAAAATGATTTCTTTTTGTAATAATGTATCTGAAATATCGTAGATAGTATTTATTATTTTGCTACGATTTGACTTAATTTTGTTATAAACGTATTTTAAAGTCTCAGCTACTTCGCGAAAATGACATAAATATCCCCAATGAATTAAAAAATGACTTCGATCCAATTCATGGTGATATCTTTTTTTAGAATTATTAACAATATATGTATCAGGTAAATCTTGTGGACATTGATCTTGATCTGGGGGTATAACGTTTGGTATAGTATAATTTTTTTCTAAATTTTGAAAGAATTTTATCAGTTCTTTTTGTTTATTCTTCCTTTTATTAACCTCATCATAAAACATTTTGACCGTTAAATAAGGTTTTTCAGTTTTCATTTTATTTAATTAATATTAAGATTTTATTATCCGATATAAAAAAAATTGAAATTACTTAAAACTTATCAAAAATATATAATTCATTTACTTAAAACAATGTGTGGAATTTGGGCATATTTCAGAAGTCAAAGATTAACTAAGGATGAAAAGCAAAAGCTTTTACCTCGTTTTCGACAACAAATAAAAAAAATTAGGCATCGCGGACCTGATTGGAGTGGATCCTACCTGGATACTATCAATAATTATACGGCTTTTATAGCACATGAAAGATTAGCTATTAATGGGTTAAGTAGTGGTGCTCAACCTATTCATAACAAGAAAGAAGGGTTAGTTTTATCAGTCAACGGTGAAATTTATAATTATAAGGATTTTGATAAAGTATTCAAAGAAAAATATGAATACCAAACTGATTCAGATTGTGAATGTATAATGTATTTATATCAGGATGCTATGACAAGATATGAAAATGATCTTGATGTTGAAAAGACTTTTCAAAATATGGAAAAATATTTGAAAACGGCATTGAGTAAGATTAATGGCATTTTCACATTTATTTTGTATGATCAAAATCGTAAAAAAGTATTAGTTAGTCGAGATGCCATTGGTGTAAACAGTCTTTATTACGGATGTTCAACTGATAACGAATTATATATTTCATCTGAAATGAAAGCTTTAGAGGATTGTACTATGGTTAAGGTGTTTCAGCCAGGACAATTTCTAGTTTTAGATTTAGATAAATTTATAATGCATCCTTTTAGTCAATATTATGAACCAACTTGGATGACATCAGATGTTTATCACAAAGGTACATTAGATGAAATTGCTAAAACTGTTCATGATGGATTAATATCATCAGTTAGAAGTCAATTAATGACAGAGGTACCATTTGGAGTTCTTTTATCAGGTGGCTTAGATTCTAGTTTAATAGCTGCTATTTCGCAACGCTTAGTGAGTGAAGGCGTTTCCAAAGATTGGGGCGACAAGATTCATACATTCTCGATTGGACTAAAAGGTTCTCCTGATGTTGAAGCAGCTCAAAAAGTTGCTGATTTCTTAGGGACACGTCATCATACTTTTGAATTTACTATTGATGAAGCCGAAGCTGCCCTAGAAGATGTTGTTTATCATCTGGAAACATATGATATTACTACTATTAGAGCTTCTACACCTATGTATTTACTATCTAGAAGAATTAAGGCAATGGGTATTAAGATGGTTTTATCTGGAGAGGGTTCGGATGAAATCTTTGGTGGGTATCTATATTTCCATTATGCACCAAATGCTTCTGAATTTCAAAAAGAATGTAAGGCACTTATTAGTAGGTTACATTATTCTGATTGTTTACGTGCTAATAAATCGACAATGGCATGGGGTATGGAGGTAAGAGTCCCATTTTTGAATACTGATTTTCTTGATTTAAGTGTTCAAATAGATCCTGAAATGAAAATGGCAGCTAGAGAGGGTCAAAAAAATAAAATTGAAAAATATATTTTGAGATATGCATTCAAAGATGGTTATTTACCAGATGAACTTTTATGGAGACAAAAGGAACAATTCTCTGATGGTGTAGGATATGGATGGATTGATCATTTAAAAAAAATTGCAAACGAAAGAATCACTGATTCAGAAGTTAGTAATCATAAAATGATGACTGGTGAAACTTTAACCAAAGAAGCTCTTCACTATCTCAAGATGTATGATAAATTATTCCCAGGAAGAAGAAATATTTTACCTAGATGGAAACCTAAGACAGATTGGGATGGTGTGTCAACCGATGATGCTAGTGGACGTTCAATGAAAGTTCACGAGAAAGCCTATTAAATTTTATTTGAAATTTACTCAGAATCTAGATAATTAATAATTTTTTTTAATTGATCATCTTTTTCACAAATTGTTCTAGTATTGGTTGGTATTAATACTGTTTCAACAAATTTAATAAATTTAATCGAATCCACCTCAGATTTTTGACGATCTATTTTATTAATTTTGTCTATAACATTATATATTTTGTTATATAAATTTATATGTCTAAGAGATACATCATAATTTCTTGCAATATACTCAAAACATCTAAAAAATTGGGTTAATAATAATAAATCCATTATTGAAGTTTCATAATTGCCATAATATTCTTTACGTGACAACTTAGCATCAATATCTATTTTTTTTATAGTTGAAATATGTAGTAAAAATGTTATTAATTTATCTTGTAACATATTTCTATATTTAGTAATTTCATCTAGTTCGCTTTGACTAGCATTTTGTGGACCATAACTATCGGAACCACAATGCATATGTGGTTTGATAAGAGTTTGATAAAATTTATCTAGAATAGCTCCAATAATATATGGAATATTTATCTCATTTAATTTTGTTTTATATGGCTTACCTTCGTCATTAACTTTTTCCTTGAACGATTTTTCTAGTTCTAGTCTTTTATAAATATCCTCAAAAAAATTATCAAATAAATTCGTTACCGTGTTAATATCATGTTCTGTAACAGATTTGCTGCGATAATATAATCCGGCTTCATCTGCCTTTGCAATAAATTGTAATGTGGCAATATCATATTTCCCTTCTGGACTAATAAGTGTAAGACATGCTGACATTTAGAAATAATAAAAAATAAATTATAAAATTAACTTCAATTTTTTTTAATGTCTTTATGTCTCACTAGCAAGTTTCGAATAAATCTAATAATTTTTTTGATACAATTTTAGTTTCTTCAAATGATTTATATTGTTCGTAAATATTAGAACTCGTTAATGTTTTAGATTTACAATAAATTTCTGATAATTCTTTTAGTATTGGGATATAAGCCTTATTAAACATGTTTGGATTTACACTAGTTGCGTTGAGCTTTTCTAACAGTTCCTTTTGAAAAATTTCATCCGGTGGAGTAGCATCTAAATTTTTTAAACAATATTCTAATGAATAAATTGCATTATGGTATAACATAATTGATAATAGACTATTATCAATAGATCCGAAAACATAATTAATATTAATGTGATCGCGATATTTCTTAATAATATTAAGTATATTTTGATCAATTATGGTATTGATTTCAACATAGTTTTTCAAATTATTTTTTAAATCTTGTATACGATTTGGGAACATCATTACAGCTGCCAAAATGATTTCCAGTTCTGGACATACAATTAATTTATAAGGATATTTTTCATTTTCATATTTTTTATTAGAATCATATTTAATATGCATTTTTGCCTCATAACATCTTTTTGCATCATGATCCAATTCTTCAAAAAATCCTTGTAACAAAAATTTAAACAAATCCATATAATTTTCTTTATTTTTTGCTAAAATGTCTATAGCGGCTCTAATACCTGTAATATTTATTATATATTTAACATATGTTGAATAATTACTTAATTTTGATGTTGCAAGAACAGGAAAATCAGTACATTGTGGGATTTCAAAATATTTTCCAACGTCAAATGGCTCTAATTGAGACGGATTTGTGTTAATTATGCGTTTTTTTCCAGACATGTTTTTTATAAATTATTAAGAATTATTAAAGATTATTAAGGGTTATTGAAATTCAATTTTTTATTTAAGAATATTCTTGTTAAAATAAAAAAGTATTTTGGATGATTATTCTAAAATATTATATTATGTTGTATATCTAATTCAGGTATCATTTATATTTATCATTCCAATATCAATATCAACCATACCCATAACATTATCAATAATTTTACTTTTGTTTTCCAGTTGCATCTTCAAACTTTCCAGTTCCTTATTTTTAGCATATTTTTCATATATGTTATTACTCATAAATTCATTATGATATATATTACATAATTCTTCTAATATTGTCAAATGATCTCCATGCAAACTAAATTGATGTGAATCGAATGTAGTTTTAATTGAATGATATTTTGCATATAAATCTTCATATAAATTGCTATTACATTTCAAATTGACTGGTAAATTTTTTAGACAATATTCAAGCGTCTTAATAGCATTATGATTTAACATAATTGATGTTAAAGTTTGCTTATTGCGTAACTCATAATTAATATCAAAATATTCCGGATATTTTTTAATTATGTTGAGAATACCTGTATCAATTTTATTAGAAATAATCGCATATATACCTATATAGTTTTCCATACATGCAATATTGGTTAAGCAAACTATCATTGTTGCTAAAATAATTTCAAGATTTGGACATGTGTCAATCTCAATTTCATCTCCACTATTTATTTTATATATATTTGATATAATCTTACGGTCTTTGCATTTTTGTAAACTGTAATCTAAATCATCAAAAAATCCATCTAATAATTCTTCTAAAAATTTTTCTGATAAATCGATATAAGGTGTACTTGAAGCCTCGATTATTTTTTTGATAGTTCTCCATATTGATTTCATATATGAAATGTGTTTAACTGTAGAATATGGGTATATTGTCTGGTCATCTGTTGATTTTAGTAAGATTGGTACTCCATTAAGAGTTATACTGCCGCAATCTGATTTTTCAATAAATTTATTAAATAATTGAGAAGATAATTGAGAAGATAATTGAGAAGATAATTGAGAAGATTCCTGACCCATTTTTTATTAAAAAAAGCAAACTTGAAATTCTATGATCAATTTTATTTCATTTACCTTTATCACAACACTATAATAAAAAATATTCAAGAAGTCTTAAAGAAATATCATAAGATATTCAATGAATTGTATGAAAATTATAGTTTTTCATCTATAATTTCAATATCACCGATCTCTGTTGTCGCATTTTCTAATTGTGTTCTGATGGTATTAAGTTCTGTTTGAAGATCTTTATATTGTTTTCTAAGTGTTTCCATTTCAGTTTCAAGATCTTTATTTTCTTTTTTAAGGGTTTCTACTTTTGCTTGAAGATCATTATTTCTAATATATTTTTCATATATTTTGTTGCTTGCAAATGAATCATTATACATAATGTATAATTCTTCAAACTGTTTTGATAAATAATGTTTGTCTTCAGCATATTTTTTCAACGCATTAATTTTTGCAGATAAAGTTTCTATAATTTTTTTATTTACATCAACTCGCAAGTTTTTCAAACAGTAACAAAGTGTTTGAACAGCATGATGATTTATCATAATATATGTCAAAGAGTGATTATCTCTTAGACCAAAATTGATATTAAAGTGATCACAATACTTAGCTATTATACTGAGACTTCCTACATCAATAAAGTTGCAAATATTATAGTATATATCCGGATAATCCAAAATATTATTAATATAAATTGGAAAAATCATCATTGAACCTAGAATAAGTTCAATAACTGGAAATACATCAATATCAATCTTTTGGTTATCAATATTGTAGATATTGGAATTAACTTTATTAATTTTGCATCTGTTTAAATTAAAATCTAATTCTGCAAAAAATCCATCAAACAATTGTTTTAGGAAACCAATGTCAATTGATTTAGCACGAGTGTTCGTGTTATTGTTAGTTGAACATAGTATGTTTTCAATTGTTTTTTTTATAGAATCAATATGTACAATGTATTTGAATGTAGATAAATTGTAAATAATTTGAGCATTTGCATCCTTTATTAAAATTGGGAAAGCTTGTATTTCTAGATTATTTAATAAATATGCTCTCTTGGAAGGTAATAATTTACTAAATGATTCATTAGTGGTTTTTAATTCCTTACTGGGTTTTATCATTTTCTAATAAAAAATTTAAATATTAATAATCACTATTCAATTTTTTTTTATTGTAACGTTCTTCAACATATGCATATTTCATTCAAAAGTATTTTGGGACTTTTATTTTTTTGTTTTGTTGATTGTGAAATAAGAAAGTAATCGCGTTTTGAAACTCTTTTTTTCTTTTTTCGCGGATTGCATTTTTTCTAGTTCAATTTTGAGGTTTTTATTTTCTTCTTCAAGTGATTGTATTTTTTCTAGTTCAATTTTAAGGTTTTTATTTTCTTGTTCCAGTGATTGTATTTTTTCTAATTCTATTAAAGGTTTAGTATTTTCATTTTTAATATTTTCGTCTTTAATATTTTCATCTTTAATATTTTCATCTTTATTTTCTTGTTCTAGAAATTGTATTTGTTCTAATTGTGCTTTAAGCTTTTCATTTTCTTGTTTCAAGGATTGCATATTTTGCATATTAGAATAAATTGCCGCACTTGACTCTTTATAATAAATATTATATAAATCGTCTAATATGTTTTTGTGTTCTGGATCAGTTGTTATTGGGTTTTTAATCTTGGGTAATAAATTATGATTATGTATTGATAATGCTAAATTTTTAAAGCAATATTCCAATGTCAAAATCATATGGCGTTTTATAATTAATATGGGTAATGATAAATTTTCCTTATCTGAGTCTGTGCATCCAAACACATAATTAATATTGATAAATTTACTATTTTTTTTAATAAATTCCAGAAGATTTTTATCAATAAATTTAATGAGGTTGATGTTGTGTAAAATATTAATGTATTTGGATGAGTTTGCAGTCGTCATCACTATAAAATTTCCTAATATAGCTTCAAGTTGCAGTGGTTCCAACATATTATTTGATGATTTATCTTCTTTATGTTTAGATTGTCTGTCTAAATCATGTTCCAGATCATTGAAAAAATTATTTAATAGGTTGCAAGCTGAACTGTTAGCTGGATCTTGATTAAGATTAACTTCTGTTGGTAATGATTTTGCAATAATCTCATTCATAGACATGATAGCACACATGTGTTTTCTTGTAATGTGATTATAATTTTTTTCTAATATTACACCTAAAAAACCATCTATATCAGGGTAAAGGGGTGCTTTAAACATTTTGATATACAAATATTATTCTATTGATACTATAGTTAATCTTTTTAAATATATTCAATTTTTTTATATATTTTATAATGTTATTTATAGTTTTTCATCTATAATTTCAATATCATCAATAACCTTTTCTGTATTTTCTAATTGTTTTTTAAGGTTTCCCACTTCTGTTTTAAGATCTTTATTTATCATATATGTTTCATATATTTTATTACTCATAAAACATGAATTATTGTATATGCTGTATAGTTCTTCAAATTCTTGTAATAAATGTTCGTTGTAATATCCCAATTTATCTTTATCGATTGTTTTTAGTGTATTGATTTTTGAAGATATTTTTTCACATAATTCTTTATCTAAACTAACAGGTAAGTTTTTGAGACAATATTGTAGTGTCTTAACAACATTATGATTAATCATAATAGATATTAAATTTTGCTTACCTTTTAACTCATAATTTATATCAAAGTATGCTTGATATTTTGTTATTATATTAAGACAGTTGACGTCAATAATATTGCACATTCTATCATATATATCAGAATGGTCCTCAATATTATTGATATATATTGGAATAATCATCATTGAACTTAGAACAATTTCTACAATTGGACATACATCATCAAAATTCGCACCTAAATTATCAAAGTAATACTCATTTGATCTCTTTTGATCTTTATATCTTTCTAAATCCTTTTCCAAGTCCTCAAAAAATCCGTTAAATAATTTTTCGAATAAATGAATATAATCTGATGGATTTTTATTTGAGGATATTACTTTTTTAATTGCGGTTTTAATAGATTGTATATATGCAATATATTTGTATGTCGGAAAAGGATAAGAGCCTGTCTTCGATAATGTAGGAACTTCTTTAAGTTGCAGATTAGTAGAATCATATAAAATTTTCCCAGGTGTTACTTTACTAAATAATTCAGAGGTGAGTTTGTTCATTTCTAATAAAAAATTTAAATGTTAAAAATCATTATTCAATTTTTTTTATTAAATACTAAAAGTTAAATGTACCCATTAACATAAGCGTCGTCAATACTACTTTTTAATTTTTTAATAAGAGCAATATCAACATCACGACCACGACAGTAATCATCCTCAGCCTTTTCTATAATACGATCTAAAGTATCTTTGTTAGCATTCATTAAGGAATACATGTTTTTACTAGGTTTACCATTTAGGATAATATTTGTTATAATGTGATTGATACTGTCTTTTTGAGCACCAGTTTCCTTTTCATCTGAATCAGAGTAATTTTTTTGGATAATTTTATCTGTAGGAGTTTGAGTGTAATTCGGAGCGTCTTTTTGAACACTCGCTGGGCTATTTGGTTCATCATTTTTGATTTCATTTGTAAGATTTTGAATGTTAATTAAAGTTTGATCCAAACGCATTTTAAGATTTTTATTTTCTTCTTCTAGAGATTGCATTTTTTCCAATTCAGTTTTAAGATTTTTATTTTCTTCTTCTAAAGATTGCATTTTTTCTAATTCAGTTTTAAGGTTTCTATTTTCTTCTTCTAAAGATTGCATTTTTTCTAATTCAGTTTTAAGATTTCTATTTTCTTCCTCTAGAAATTGTATGTTTTTTATATTGGAATAAATTTCGGTACTAGACTGACTATAATAAATTTTATGTAAATTAGTTAATATAGCTTCGTATTCTTGACTTATATTACCTTTCTTTTTATCATTGTTAATATGATATGTACATAACATTATGGATAATAAATCATGATCATGTATTGATAATGGTAAGTTTTTATAACAATATTCCAATGTCAACATCATCTTGTGTCTAATCATTAATTTAGGTAATGATAAATTATTTAATTCGTTGTCCATACATCCAAATTTATGATTAATATTTATACTATGACTATGTGTTGCAATAAATTCTAAAAGATTTTTATCAATAAATTTGTTGAGTTTTTCACGATCAGGAGAAAGTGTAGTTATCATTATGATGAAATTTCCTAATATAGCTTCCAGCTGTAGTCGTCCAAACATACTTTCTTTTTCTTGTTCGTCTTCATATCTAGGTTGTTTGTTCAAATCACGTTCCAGATCATCGAAAAAATCAGTTAATAGGGTACGCATAAAACTACTTGCTGGATCTGTATAAAGAGTGTTATTTTCCATTGGCGGTGATTTTTTAATAATAATACTTCTAATGGACATAATACCACACATGTGTTTTTCTGTAATGTGGTTGTAACCATCTTTTTCTAATTTTGCACCAAGTGCAGCATTAATACTATTATATTTGTAAGTTGACATGTTGATATGTAAATATTATATAGTTGGCAATAGTTAATCTTCTTGAATTCAATTTTTTTAATTAATATCGTGGTGCGGAATAATTTAAGATTTATTTTGAGATATTACTTACATAAGATTTATACCTACATAATATATAATGTCTACTAAAAGTCGTATGGAAGAATTAAATGATGATGAAGTTACGGAGGATTTCTTGGATGTTGATAAACCAATTCAAGGTCAAAATTATTGTTGTCTTTCTTTTGTTTCACCTGAGAAAGTTTTAGCGAAGAAAGAGGATTATTATTTTAACCAGTTTTTTAAAAAACGTATGCAATTGTTTAGCAAAAAGTTTGATGAAAAATTCGAGAAATTATTAGAAGGTGATGGTGAAACAGTAGATCGTGCATTGGTTTCTAAGTTACATAAACGTTTTTTGAGAGAAACAGCTGAAGCGGCGGAAAAATGTATGGAAGATTTTGCTGATTTTAAGTATGCAAATGAAGAAGCAATTGAAAATAACTTCCATCAAGAAAATGATCTTCAAACATCAATTCGTGGTGTAAAGGTTAGAGGAACTTATAATACTTTACGTGAAGCTCAAATCCGTGCTAAGGTTTTACAAAGAATGGATCCATCATTTCATATATTTGTTGGTCAAGTAGGTTATTGGTTGCCATGGGATCCAACGGCAGATAAGATTGAAAATCAAGAATATAATAATAAAGAACTGAATGAAATTGTTAAGAAATATAAAACAAACGAAGCTAAACGTGATATGTTTTATGAGGAACAGAAACGTGAACGTAAGCAAACTAAATTACAAAAAGAATTGGAAAAACAACTTCAAAAGAAGGATGCACCTGTTATGATTATTAAGGGTGATGATGAAAAAGAGGCATCAGCGGCGCCATCTGTTGTAAATGTAAATAATGATCGTGAGCATGATCATCAATCTGAGGAAAATATGGAAGATAATAAGCATTTAGAGGGATTAATGATGAATGCTACATCTAAATTAGCGGTTGGTGATGAAAGGGATGATATGGTAGAGATGAGTGATGAGGTTGATGGGTTGAATGGAATGGATCCCTGGATGGCTAGAAAATTAGAAAAGGGTGGTATGGGGAGTACTGTAGATAGTTATGAAAATGATTTACATGATCCATTGGATGATGATGAATAATTTTGAATAATTTATAATTTGTTAATTAATTTCTTCCGATGAATATGTTATCTTTTTGGAACATATCTGAAAATGATTTTTGTAAATTTACTGGTTCCATTTGTTCTTCGATATAACTTCTAGGAATATATCTATATTCAATAATTTTTTCTTGTTTGAATGATGTTTGTAATTTTTGATGATATCCGGTTGTGATCATCATAATAGCTATAACTAATAAAAGTAAAATTAGTGATTTCATATTAAATTACTAGGGAGAATAATTTTTTTGTAAAAGTGGAATCATTAAAATTAATAAAACCATTAAAATAGTTACAAAAATTATTGTGTTTGAATAATAATACAACACATCCCCTACTGGTCCTACACAATTGCATTGGCTTCGTCTTAAATGTAATGAGTATTTTACTAATAAATAAATGTAATAAATACTTAAACAGAAATCTAGGATTAATAGTATTAATATATATGAGTTGGTATTTTTTACAGTTTTAAATAGAGTATCTCTGTATATTAATTTTAATATTCTGGAGACAATGGTTATTGAACTAACTAATATTAATTGTTCAGAGTATTTGGTTAATGCACATTGACATGTTGAAGGATCTTTGTGTAATTGTCGCAAACTAACTAAGATATAGATATCAATAAAGATTAATAAAAAACTTAGAATGGGAACATAATCATTTTGGGTGGTCATGAGTATTCTTTATTAATATTGTATTAGAAAATTTTGTATTGGAAATCTTTTCTTTTATAATAACAAATAGGTTGTAATAATGCCTTTAAAATTAAAACAAAAAGGGGGTGGAGAATTCTGTCCAGCGGGTTTTATATGTATGCAAAGTGTACATCTGTTAATTATTATAGGAGCAACAATCGTTATTCTTTTTCTTTATTTATTTCCAGTTGAAAATAATCGTTACTCATCCAAGAAATCAAGAGATACACCAAAAAAAAGACATATAGAAGTAGATGATGAGGATAGTAGTGATTATTATGAAGAAAAAGAATCATTACCAAAAGAAAAAATTATAGTTCATCATGATTATGTTGGTCCTCGTCAAATGATTGTCAGCAAAGAAAGAGAACGTCTTATTAATCCTTTATTACCTCCAGAAAGAAGTTACGTATTAAATAATTATGGTGTCCCAGTTAATGTCCCAACTAGAGGATACTCCGGAGGTTATCAACAAGTTGGAATTTTATATAAAAAATCTATAAGTGATCCCACTAGTGCTCCTGGAAATAATACTGAATCCAATATTTTACCTCTATATGGTCAACCAACCTTCAGTGGGAGTAATAAATGGAATTATTATACTTCGAGTGATAAATTTACTTCATTAAAGATACCAGTTCAACATAAAAATAAGGAATGTACAAATGAACATGGATGTCAAGAATTATATGATGGTGATTCTGTTGCTATACCAGCGTATAATGGTGATTTTGAAGTAAAAATTTATGGATATGATAGTCCTAGATATTTGCCTCATATTGTTTGAAAAACTCTTGAATTTTTATTTTTAAACTATTTATGATGTCATCATAATTATATTCTACAATAATCTTTGCAATATAATTCCATATTTCATTCGGTAATTCTAATCCATAATTATCATACATTAATGTTTTATATACATCTAATAATACATTAGTTTTATCTATACTTTCCTTTGTAATGATTTCACGATTAACATTCAAATCGACGCCGAATACAGAAAACTTAATATCATATAAATCTTGTTGATTTTTGGCAAATATAATTCTAGTCATAAGCATATACTTAAAATAAATAGATAATTCAGAATCAACAAAATCTTCAAATGATTTACTTGTAATATTCATACAAATTATATTACGATAAAAAGAAATATCCGTGTGAGAATATTTACATAATTGTCTAGGGATAAAATGAATATCAAAAGCCATAAAATTTCGGAGTCCATTTTCAATTTGAACTAGTCCATTTAACTTTGTAAAAGTATTATTAAGTTTCACTTTGCTAACACTACCATATCCAAGCTGGTATAAATTTTCTTTTTCATATTTTTCAAGAATTTTAATTAAAAATTCTTTCATATCATTAGTTTCTTCAATAAAATAATCATTCACACCTTTATGTTTATATAATTTATCTATGTTGTAGATTAAATAGTGTGAACCGTATATGTAAGTCTTGTGGCTTAGATGTACAGTATTATTATAAGATACATAGTTGAAATAGTATAGATCTAGATTATAATCATGATTATAGTTAATTTGACCATGAAATGCCATTTATTTTTTAATCTGTATGTAATACTTTGAGTAATACTTTAATGGTGGTTAAGGTTTTAAGGTTTAATTTGTATTGTTCAATTTTTTAATTATCTGTTATAAAGTTAATATGAGTTTTTTTGATAGAATTATAAAAAATTGGAAATTGTATCAAGTTCAAATTATACTTTTGATTTTCCTATTTATTATTTTAACTTTTTATCAATTTACTATTACAGCACAATCTAAGAAAACAAAAACGGAAATGAAAATTATAAGAGAACATTTTGCATCAGAGGAAAACTCTAAGAAACTTGATAATGATGTTGAGATTTATTTTATGATCAATTATCCCCCTCAAGATGTTAAAAAAATATGGGAAACACAAATGGGTGATGAACGATATATATCTTTTTGGGAAAGAAGTCCAAGTGCTATTACTGGTTATTTTCCCATTGGACAAATTGCTTTCACTTCCGATGAAAAAGCAACAAAAGATAATATATCTTTAGAAGAGAGACCTGGTATTCAATATTTAGTCAAAGGTGGTAAAAGACCTATTGATTATACTCTTGTATGGGATAATAGTCATAATAAAGATGAAAAGCCGATTAGTATTTGGAGACCTACGCCTCCTGAAAATTATGTTGTAATGGGTGATGTTGCGGTGGCAAGTCATGAAAAACCGGATCTAGATGCAATTCATTGTTTGCCTAGAAGTGTTGTAGAAAATACTGGAAATATCGAAGGATATTTGTGGAAAGATCCATTTCCAACTCAGAAAACTAAAGATGAAAAAGAGGATGTATCGCCACACAATTCATTTTCTTTATGGGAAATAGGTTCATATGGATATTTCTTTGGTCGTGATTCGTATCAAAGACCTGACAATTTAAAAGATAAGATATTTAAAATTAAGGATGAGTTTCTAAAAAAACAAGAAATTGATCCAATAGATGATGGTAAATACATTGAACTTACACTTAAAATTTAAATAAAAAATTGAATTTTATTTCATCAATCTAATATGTAAATTACGTACCTTAGCATGTTATCAACTTTTAAAAATTTAATCAAATGCAATAATATACAAAATATTAGGCATATGTCTAATTTTCCACCGAAACGTTATAGTGTTATTAAATGTCTAAATCATTCTGGACAACGAAAAAATGGAGTTCAGCTAGGACCCAATGCTATTTACAATAATTATTTATTTGGTATGTTTCAGCAATATTTAATGGATGTACCTGGAAATAAATGGGTCGAAGTCAATACTTCAACGATCAACGATGTACCATTCTCGAATGCAAAGGTTGATTATAAATCGAACACAATTCTAAATGCATCACATGTTTCTAGTTATTGTAGTGATGTTTTTGATAAAAATATTGAATCTTATGAAAAAAAATCTAATTTAATTATTAATTTAATTGGAGATCATTCGGCCGCTTTAGGAACAGTTATGTCTAGTGTTGGATCGGATCGAGATTTTAAATTGGTATGGATTGATGCTCATGCGGATATTAATACATCTGATACATCATTTACTGGAAATTGTCATGGAATGCCTTTATCTATGGCAAGTAAATTATCGGATAAATATTTATCAGATAATAATATTTTTGAATGGTTAAAAGGTGTAAATAAGTTTGATTTGAATAATTTGATTTATGTTGCAATTAGAGATATTGATGCTGGCGAAGCTGAAATTATAAAAAAACATAATATTACAGTTATATCAATGGATGATATTAGAGCAGGTAATGTTGAAGCTTTAATTACCAAAATAAGCGGTCATAATGTTCATGTTTCATTTGATGTTGATAGTTTAGATCCTATTTACTTTAGTGCTACTGGAACTCCAGTTCCAAATGGATTACACCCATCAGAACTTAAATATTTAATTGGAATAATAAATAAATTTGGAAATATTTTTAAGCTTGATATTGCGGAATTCAATCCATTGATTGGTACTGGAATATCAAGTAATTTAGCACATTTAGCTGATGTGCCTTTTCATAATATTAATTCGCAAAAACATTATGTGGAAATGATTATTAATAATGTTCTCGCACCAACATTTAGAGTTCCTTATTTAATACCTTAATATTCATTTATTAAGATTTATTAATGGGTATTAAGATTTATTAAAATTTATTAAGATTTTTAAGGTATATTTACATAAATACATTCAAGAGCTTTCGGAAGTTTTCGTAGTCATTACGAATGTCAATTTGATTATTCTAGTATTTCAAGAATTATATCGTAAATTTCACGAAAACATCCGAAATCCTTTGACAGTTTATGTCCAGTTCTTGCGGGGTCATTGGGTCTTTGGGGTATCATGATTAAAAAAAACATTAGTAAATAGTCCTGGAAAACCCTTGAGTAAATAGAAAAAGCCAATCCACTGTATTCAAAAGTAAAAATTTTAAGATATTCTAGTTGTAATTGAATCTAGAATAATATTTTTCTAAAACTTTCTAGTGAATAAAAGTAAAAATTGTAGATTGTTCTAGTTGTAATTGAATCTGGAATAATATTTTTTAAAAACTTTCTAGTGAATAAAAGTAAAAATTTTAGATTGTTCTAGTTGTAATAGTAACTGGAATAATATTTTTTTAAAACTTTCTAGTGAATAAAAGTAAAAATTTTAGATTGTTCTAGTTGTAATTGAATCTAGAATAATATTTTTTTTAAAACTTTCTAGTGGATAAAAGTAAAAATTTTAGATTGTTCTAGTTGTAATTGAATCTAGAATAATATTTTTTTAAAACTTTCTAGTGTACAAAAGTAAAAATTTTAGATTGTTCTAGTTGTAATTGAATCTAGAATAATATTTTTTTAAAACTTTCTAGTGAATAAAAGTAAAAATTTTAGATTGTTCTAGTTGTAATAGTAACTGGAATAATATTTTTTTAAAACTTTCTAGTGTACAAAAGTAAAAATTTTAGATTGTTCTAGTTGTAATAGTAACTGGAATAATATTTTTTAAAAACTTTCTAGTGTACAAAAGTAAAAATTTTAGATTGTTCTAGTTGTAATAGTGACTGGAATAATATTTTTTAAAAACTTTCTAGTGAATAAAAGTAAAAATTTTAGATTGTTCTAGTTGTAATAGTGACTGGAATAATATTTTTTAAAAACTTTCTAGTGAATAAAAGTAAAAATTTTAGATTGTTCTAGTTGTAATTGAATCTAGAATAATATTTTTTTAAAACTTTCTAGTGTACAAAAGTAAAAATTTTAGATTGTTCTAGTTGTAATAGTAACTGGAATAATATTTTTTAAAAACTTTCTAGTGTACAAAAGTAAAAATTTTAGATTGTTCTAGTTGTAATTGAATCTAGAATAATATTTTTTTAAAACTTTCTAGTGGATAAAAGTAAAAATTTTAGATTGTTCTAGTTGTAATTGAATCTAGAATAATATTTTTTTAAAACTTTCTAGTGAATAAAAGTAAAAATTGTAGATTGTTCTAGTTGTAATTGAATCTGGAATAATATTTTTTAAAAACTTTCTAGTGAATAAAAGTAAAAATTTTAGATTGTTCTAGTTGTAATGAATCTAGAACAATACTTTTTAAAAACTTTCTAGTGAATAAAAGTAAAAATTTTAGATTGTTCTAGTTGTAATAGTAACTGGAACAATACTTTTTAAAAACTTTCTAGAACATAAAAGTAAAAATTTTAGATTGTTCTAGTTGTAATAGTAACTGGAACAATACTTTTTAAAAACTTTCTAGTGCATAAAAGTAAAAATTTTAGATTGTTCCAGTTGTAATAGTAACTGGAACGATACTTTTTAAAAACTTTCTAGAACATAAAAGTAAAAATTTTAGATTGTTCTAGTTGTAATAGTAACTGGAACGATACTTTTTAAAAACTTTCTAGAACATAAAAGTAAAAATTTTAGATTGTTCTAGTTGTAATGAATCTAGAACAATACTTTTTAAAAACTTTCTAGTGCATAAAAGTAAAAATTTTAGATTGTTCTAGTTGTAATGAATCTAGAACAATACTTTTTAAAAACTTTCTAGTGCATAAAAGTAAAAATTTTAGATTGTTCCAGTTGTAATAGTAACTGGAACGATACTTTTTAAAAACTTTCTAGAACATAAAAGTAAAAATTTTAGATTGTTCTAGTTGTAATGAATCTAGAACAATACTTTTTAAAAACTTTCTAGAACATAAAAGTAAAAATTTTAGATTGTTCTAGTTGTAATGAATCTGGAACAATACTTTTTAAAAACTTTCTAGAACATAAAAGTAAAAATTTTAGATTGTTCTAGTTGTAATGAATCTGGAACAATACTTTTTAAAAACTTTCTAGAACATAAAAGTAAAAATTTTAGATTGTTCTAGTTGTAATGAATCTAGAACAATACTTTTTAAAAACTTTCTAGGACACAAAAGTAAAAATTTTAAGATGTTCTAGTTGTAATTGAATCTAGAATAATATTTTTTTAAAACTTTCTAGTTAAACAAAGTAAAAATTTTAGATTGTTCCAGTTGCAAGTAATTGAGTCTAGAAATTTTTACAATGAATAAAATTTTCTTAATAAGTTGTAAATGATATCACTTGACGATGAAATTTCAAATTGGAGACGTGAATATTTTCAAAAAAATAATAAATTTATCATTTTACAATGGGTGGGGTATGTAAATTCAAATGATTTTTTAAAAAATATTCCAACTGAAATTAATGTAATTAACATGGCATATGCAACTATTACAAAAACAGGTTTATCTTTTGATTCTTTAACACGATTTATTCCAGAAAATACATTAAAGACAAATATCAAAACAATCCAGAAACAAAATGTCAAAGTAATATTAAGTATTACAGACCACCAAGATCATACATGGTTCAATATGGATCCAATCATATTTATATCTAATATATTAGATGTTCTAGATGAATGGGGATTTGATGGGATTGATATACAATGTAATTCTGAAATAATCGGTCCAAATGAGGAAAATAAATATGAAATAGCACTTGAAAGTTTAATTACAAATTTAAGAAAATATATAAAAAATGATAAATTGATAACTTTTACAACATCCAATAGTGCAAAATATAATAAATATATAATTAAAAATACATCAAAATATATAGATTGGATCAATATCATTATCGATGACAATAATAATAATATACAACCATTAATTGATAATATCTTAGATAATAGATATTCATTGAATGTGAATAATGGTAAAAATATAGCAAAATATGTGTGGGGTATAAAGAATGTTATATAGATTCTTTATTTAGTTCAACTTGATTATGGCTATTTTTTTTGACAGTTACGATGAAATTAGGGTCGTATAGATAGAGGTTGTTAATTTTATTACAAAAATCTCCTAAATTAATTTTAAAATTGTGTAAAGTTGGGTCTAAAATAATAAAATTATCTAGGTATAAATCTAGAACAGTTAAAAGATTAACATCTTGATTATATAATTTTTTTCTGATAGATTCATAATGTGAAATAACTTTTTCAAAGTCTGATTGGTAACACGCAGCACATTCTTGTAAAAAAGTGTTAGATTTATCATCATTTTGCAATAAAGTTGACAATGGGTTTAATAAATTTTTCAAATCATGTATAATTTTAGTTATCTCTAGATCTAAAAATGGATAATTAATTGATTTATATGAATTATTACATTCGATAGTATGTTGATAGGATTTTACATGACCTTTTTCGGATTGATATTTATTTAGATGTCCATTTAATTTATAATATCCTTCAGAACATTTAGATAGTAGTATAAGATTTGTGATAATTTGAATATTATTCATGACGTGTTCGTTTAAAAAAAATTGAAATTTTAATTTGTTAGAGTATATTATAATATAATAATATTAAATGCCTGTAACTGAAATTCATAATGAAAATGAGTTTAAAAATGTTTTAAACAATCCTTTAGCAATCATTGATTTTTATGCGGATTGGTGTGGTCCATGTAAAGTAATGGCTCCTAAATTTAAAGAGTTTAGTGATAATCCAAGATATACCAAGGTTAAATTCTATAAAGTAAATATAGATCATGTCCCTGAAGTTGGTGACAAATGTGGTGTAAAATCTTTACCTACGTTCTTTGCGCTTGAATATGGTCAACAATATGATTCTGTTGTTGGTGCAAATCTTGATAAACTAAGAGCTCTTCTTGAGGATTTAATCTGATCTAGTTTAATTAATTAGTTTCTGTATCATTATGTACATCTGATATTTTTTTTTGTTCTTTTTCTGGTTCATCTGAAGTTTCCGTAAATTCTTCAGTAATAATATCATCATTAACTTCTGTAAATTCCGGTAAATTATTTAATGATGACTCTTTTGTCAAACCTTGATCACCATTAACACTATTCATATTGCTACTAAATTTCATTAAATCAATAATAAAAATTACAGAAATTAATGCACACCAATTAAGTTTATTATCAGGACACCAACCATATAAAATGAATCCATAAAGAGCTATCCATATTATTAATCCGATTATTAATATATTATTGCTGGATACACTTGACATTTTGTCAATTAAATAAAAAAAACACATAGATGATTTACATTATTTGATATATAAAGTTTATTATATTAACGCATTTAAGAGTAGTAAAATGAATTTAGTTGTTATAAAATTAGAGAGTGAGAGTAATATGTTCGACAATGTCTTCTATATTGACTAGAATTGTTGAATATTTTAGAGATAAATTTTGTGTAATTTCAGATTGACAATTATGTAATGTCAATCTAAAAATGTAACCGTTATCAAAATGTAAAATTAAGTCTCGTCCTCCTTTATCAGTCATGATATTTAAAGTTGTTGGACGATGTATATTATTAAATGAATATACTTTAATTGATCCATTTGGAGAATTTAGGAAAATGATATGAGGATCAAATCCAATTAAATGATAAAATAATGAAACAACATTTTCTTTATTTTTGGAGATCATTGAGATTGTTTCAAAAACTAATAAATTAAAAGGCTTATAAATGGTATCAATCCGATTAATATCTTTAGGTATTAAACTAAAATGTTTATAATCCTTGATAGTTTCGTAGATGGATTCATTTAATTGATTATATTTTTTATTGAATAATTGAGCAATTTCGGAAGTATCACTACATCCTATATGTTTAGGAGTTGATCTAGGTCGTTGATGTCTCATTGTAATTTTATAATGTTTAATAGATATTCCTAACATGATAGTTTCGCGTTTAATATTTTGCATGGTCATTTTAACATCTGAAACAATCCCATTACGTCCATTTTTTTCATGAATAAGTTCTATATTTGTTATATGATATTTAGTATTATTGATTAACCATTTTACAAATACATCTGACGCTTTTATAGCATTTATCCATGATTTTTCACATTTGTCTATGAATATGTCTTTTTCATTTTCTAAAATTTGAAGTGTTTTGTGATCGAATTTTAAGCCGTGTTTATGACAAGATTTTAAAAAAGCTATTTCTTGACATCTACCTATTTTATGCGCATTATCACCCATTACAGTAAGGAAAGATAAACATCATCACATATATAAAAATATAATTCAATTTTTAATTGGATAATATATATTCTAACCATGATGTACCTTTATCAATATTCATCATATTATAATTTACTGCATACAAATGTAATTCCATTTCTGGTAAATTGTCTATTAAACTTAGAACTAGATTAGAATCATTCATGAAACTAAAATTAGAAGATCCAGATGGTTGTGTTTTATTATTAGGATACAAGTTGAAGAAATAAGTATAAATATAATTATTAGAAGAATGTCCTACAAATTTTAGAGGTTCATATAATCTTAATATTTTGGCTGAAATTTCATCAGTTCTTTCTTTTTCTGCGTGATACAATTGGGCTTTTTGAAGAGGATCAGAAGGTGTACCTGTTAAAACATTTGTAAAATTAAACCAATCATTATTCGTTGATACATCAATTCTTCTTAGAACCCATATTAAAAATGCGACTGGATAATTAAAAGAATCCATATCAACAGATACTTTAGTTTTTCCAGATGGAATATTGATTTGAATTCTTTGTGTTTGAGTAATTAAATAAGTCAATTTAGGAGGATATAATGATACATTATGATCATTATCATAAATTGGTGAAAACATGCGCTGTTGATGATCATCCAAAACATAATAATCAACTAATAATCTCAGATTGGTCAATTTATATGTTCCATTAGGTGGTAAAGAATTATCTGAAACCCATAATTTGGAAAAGGGATTTAGCTTGAGTTTTATTATTACATCTTGATTTGATATAGCGGATAGAGGTAAAAAATGTGATGCTATTTTATTAAACCAGAAATTTAAGGGAACAATTACTTTTTCACCACCCGGAAATGAATTTGTAGTCATATTTTCAAAATAATAAGTCAATTCTCTATGAGTATCTCTTTGATCTTTTTTTTCAAATATTTCTCGACAAATGTGTAACCAAAGACCATATAAACGATCAAATACAATGCCACCGATTTCTATTTCAATCCAATCTATTAAGGCGTGTCCAATATTATTACAATAACTTACATTGACATTTGAAGTTAGAGTTGGTAAATCAAATTCAATTGCTATATCACCAACCAAATGACCATATCTAGGTATTTTAACTTGAGCAAGTTGTCCAAATTCAGGAGCGGAATCAAAAGTAATATAACGGGCATTTCTAGCATATGGGTAATATCTTTTTTGTTTCGAATGGAAGAAAGATACTTCTGGATTAGCAGTTAAAAATTTATCTAATCTCTCATTTCTAGTGTTAATATCCAATTGTCTATATGTTGCATCCATATTAAATTTTAGTTTTGCCTTTTATATTTTAAGAGAATATAAAGATTTGTTTTTATCTTACTTATTAATTAAATTATTTGATATGTCGACTATAGGTGTAATAACCGGATTTAACACACAATTATCCAAGAGATTTGTTGATATTGAAATAGTTAATACTGTGACATCTACTATTAGTAGTTCTGGTTCAGATTTAACTATAACATCTTCATCTGGTAACAATATAGTATTTAATGATAATGTTAAAGTAACTACTAGTGGAATTTTAGATATTAACTCCGCTATAAGACTTTACGATAAAAACGATAATACTTATAATAAAAAATTATATAATGACGGTAATAATTTAGTATGGGGTTCTGATGTAATTGTAACTGATGCTACCATTGAATCCGAGATAGAAAATATTACACGTTTAGATATAGATACAATTACATTGAGTGGGTCTATTAGTGGTACTTCTGATTTAACTGGATTAATTATTACTGGAAAGACTACCTTAAATAATAAAACTTATACATGGCCTACTTCCAGTGGATCCAATCTTGATTTTTTAACAACGAATGGTAATGGTATATTAACCTGGAACTCTTTAAATAATTATAATTTAACCTCATTGGGTGACGTAACTCTAACTAATTCAGCAAATGGATCCATATTGACATATAATGGATCTGGAGGTTGGATTTCATCTAAATCTCTTAATATTAATGTATTAGAGGTTAGTTCAGGTGCAACTTTGCCTAGAACTACTACTATAGGATCTGTTACATATACATTTCCAAGTTCTGATGGATCTGGAACACAATATTTAAAAACAAATGGATCCGCAAATTTGTCATGGGGTAAGCCTTCATTATCAGATTTGACAGATGCAAGTTTTAATTCACTAGCTGTTAATGATTTTATAACTTATAATGGTACAAAATGGATCAACACCGATACTATAAATATTGGAACTATTGGAGGTACCATAAGTACACCGGAACAACCTAATATAACTCATACTGGAACACTTGAAGTACCTATGTCTGTTACCATTAATGGAAGTGGTTCTTATGCTGGTCGTATTATACTTAGAAATGCTTCAAATTATATATCTATTTCAGCATCTCCAGATATGAATACTAATTTTTTACTAAAATTACCTAGTTCAGATGGTTTATCAAACCAAGTTCTTAAAACAGATGGTTCTGGAAATCTTAGTTGGATACATGTTGCTAATACAATTAATGATGCTACAGATACTAGTTTTAATAATCTATTACCGAATGATATTCTTAAGTATATGGGGGATAAATGGATCAATAGTAAATCTATCGAAATTACTGACTTGCAAACTACAAATTTAACTCTAAATGAGACTTTAATAACCGCTACAGGTGATGATATCAATAAATTAAATGGAATAACATCCTCAACAGCTGAATTGAATATATTGACTGGTGTAACAGCAACATCTAGTGATATCAATAAATTAAATGGAATGACATCATCAACAGCTGAATTGAACATATTGACCGGTTTAACATCTTCAACAGCTGAATTGAACATTTTGACTGGTTTAACATCTTCAACAGCTGAATTGAATATTTTGACTGATGTAACAGCAACATCTAGTGATATCAATAAATTAAATGGGATGACATCTTCAACAGCTGAATTAAACATATTGACTGGTTTAACATCTTCAACAGCTGAATTGAACATTTTGACTGGTGTAACATCTTCAACGGCTGAATTGAACATTTTGACTGGTTTAACATCTTCAACAGCTGAATTGAATATTTTAACTGGTTTAACTTCTTCAACAGCTGAATTGAACATTTTGACTGGTGTAACATCTTCAACGGCTGAATTGAATATTTTGACTGATGTAACAGCAACATCTAGTGATATCAATAAATTAAATGGAATGACATCATCAACAGCTGAATTGAACATTTTGACTGGTTTAACTTCTTCAACAGCTGAATTAAACATATTGACTGGTTTAACTTCTTCAACAACTGAATTAAACATATTGACAGGTTTAACATCTTCAACAACTGAATTGAACATATTGACTGGTTTAACATCTTCAACTGCTGAATTGAACATATTGACTGGTTTAACTAGTTCAACGGCTGAATTGAACATATTGACTGGTTTAACTAGTTCAACTGCTGAATTAAACTTATTGACTGGTTTAACTAGTTCAACGGCTGAATTGAACATTTTGACAGGTTTAACATCTTCAACGGCTGAATTAAATATTTTGACAGGTGTAACATCTTCAACTGCTGAATTGAATCTCTTGACTGGTTTAACTTCTTCAACGGCTGAATTAAACACATTGACTGGTTTAACTTCTTCAACTGCTGAATTAAACACATTGACTGGTTTAACTAGTTCAACGGCTGAATTAAACACATTGACTGGTTTAACTAGTTCAACTGCTGAATTGAATATTTTGACTGGTTTAACTAGTTCAACGGCTGAATTAAACACATTGACTGGTTTAACTAGTTCAACGGCTGAATTGAATATTTTGACTGGTTTAACTAGTTCAACGGCTGAATTAAACACATTGACTGGTTTAACTAGTTCAACGGCTGAATTAAACACATTGACTGGTTTAACTTCTTCAACTGCTGAATTAAACACATTGACTGGTTTAACTTCTTCAACTGCTGAATTAAACACATTGACAGGTTTAACTAGTTCAACTGCTGAATTGAATCTCTTGACTGGTTTAACTAGTTCAACAACTGAATTGAATATATTGACTGGTTTAACTAGTTCAACTGCTGAATTGAATATTTTGACAGGTGTAACTGCGACATCGGCTGAATTAAATTATTTGGATATTACTACATTGGGTACAGCAGAAATTTCAAAAGCTTTAGTAGTTGATAATTCTAATAATATTGTTGGTTTAGGAAATTTAGGAGTAAATGCTGTTAATGCTAATACTTTAAGTGGAACTATTCAAACATCAGAACAACCAAATATTACAAGTGTTGGAAGTGTAGTTACTATTATTGGTCAAGAAACTCTAGGTGCTAAACTCATTCTCAGAGAATCAACAGCCAACGGCACAAATGAAATAAGTATTAGTGCACCAGTTTCATTATCTAATAATTATTCATATACCTGGCCAAGTAATTATGGTACCGCATCCCAATATCTTCAAACAAATGGGTCTGGTGGTTTAGTGTGGGCTAATGGTGATGGTGGCGGTGGTGGAGGTGGTGGTATAACTACAATAGCAGAGGCAACAGATACAAATATAGTAGATCCAACTAATAACCAATTATTGACGTATGATTCAGAAGGTGGTACATGGTATAATTCTTCAAGTATACGTGTAACTGATATATACTTGAATGATGTATTAATAACGGCATCAGCTACTGAATTAAATTATGTAGATATTGAAACAATAGGAACATCAAGTCCTTCAAAGGCTTTAGTGACAGATGCTTCAAATAATATTACAGGTATAGGTAATTTGGGTGTAAATACTTTGAGTGCAAATAGTTTAACTGGAACGATTCAGACATCGGAACAACCAAATATAACTAGTGTAGGTACATTAGAGGTTCCTGTATCTGTTACGGTATTAGGTCAAACAACATCAGGTGCTAAACTTGTATTAAAAGAGGCTACTAATAATGGGGTACATTATGTAAGTATTCAAGCACCATCAAGTTTAGCGGATAATTATACTTTGGTGTTACCAGCAAATGACGGTGATAATGGTCAGATTTTAACAACTAATGGTAATGGTGTTTTAAGTTGGAGCAATGGAGGTGATTTGCCGACTAATATAGTAAGTCCAAATGATCAAGATTTGTTAGTATATAATTCAGAAACTGGTACATGGAATAATCTTACAAGTATAAGTGTTACTGGATTAACACTTAATGGTACATCTATAACAGCAACCGGATCCGAATTAAATATATTATCTGGTGTTACAGCAACCACGACTGAATTAAATACATTATCAGGTGTGTATGCAACTTCAACTGAGTTGAATACATTATCTGGTGTTTATGCAACAGCCAATGAGCTAAATTTATTATCAGGTTTAATGGCTACAACACCAGAATTAAATACATTATCTGGTATTATAGCAACAACGACCGAATTAAATACATTATCTGGGATAGCAGTAACATCAACTGAATTAAATACATTATCAGGTCTCATAACAACTACGGCGGAGTTGAATATATTATCAGGTGTAATAGCAACTGCCGATGAGTTAAATATATTATCTGGTGTTGTAGCAAATGCTAACGAGTTGAATATATTATCTGGTGTAATAGCAACACCTACTGAATTGAATATATTATCTGGTGTGATAGCAACGTCAAATGAGTTAAATGCGTTATCTGGCATTGCGGTAACATCAACCGAATTAAATGTGTTATCAGGGGTTATCGCAACATCAACTGAATTAAATAAATTATCAGGTGTAATAACAACATCGGATGAGTTAAATATATTATCAGGTGCCACTGTCACATTTGATGAGTTAAATTATCTAGATGTTGTTACAAAAGGTCAAGCTGAACCAGGGAAAGCTCTAGTTACTGACGGGTTTGGTAGTATTATTGGTATAGGTAATTTAAGTGTTGATAATGTTTTAGTGGGTCAATCTGATTCGATTGTGAATTTGTTTGGTCTAGGAGCATCGGGGCAATTGGTAAATGTAAAGGGTATAAAATTGATAGATAATGCTACTAGTAGTTTTACTACTTTTTCTAATATTAACTCCGTCACAATAGACTCTTTATTATTAATGAAAATTGCTTCTGGAACTATTACAGGAACAGATTGCTCATCATTATTAATTAAAGGACCTCCTATAGGAGGTGGTTATGTTACTTTAACTGCCGGAACAACATATTCGTTAAAAGTGGATTCTGGAATGACTTATCTAGGTGGTGGTTTGCGTATGAAAGAATCTGGTGGAGGAGATAATTTTGTAAATATTCGAACAAGTAGTGGTATGGTATCCAATGTAAATTTTATTTTACCAGACGGATATGGTCAAAGTGGTGACATCTTATCAACAGATGGATCTGGTAATTTAAGTTGGGTTACTGGTGGAACTGTTGTAAATATGGATATATCTGCTAGCGGTGCTAATCGTGTTTTGACAACTGCAGGAGCAGATAGATCTATACAAGAAGGTTTATCAACATATGAATTCAGGAGCAATAATATGGTCGGATCAACATTAAAGATATATGGATCATCTAGTGCAAATAATTATGTTGGTTTCAAAGCTCCAACCACAATATCATCTTCCATAGTATGGGAATTACCAGATGTGGATGGCGCAACTGGACAATATTTAAAAACAAATGGTAATGGAGCATTATTATGGGACAATCCAAGTAGTGGGGTTGTAATAAATCCAGTAACAATGAGTAGTGCTGCTGGTGGATCTAATCGCATTATAACAACTGCAGGGTCAGATCGTACTGCTAAAGAAGGATCACAGATATATGAATGTAGAAGTATTCTAGGATCTGGATCACAATTGAGATTATATGGATCCTCTAGTGCGAATAATTATGTTGGATTGAGTGCTCCGACATCTATAGGATCGTCAATATCATGGAGATTGCCTTCAACAGACGGTTTATCAAATCAATATTTGACAACGAATGGTATGGGTATATTATCATGGGCGTCTTTTGCATCTCCAGGTAGTATAATATTAACTAATGGTGCAAATAATCGTATAGTTACAACAACTTCATCAACTGATTTGAATGCGGAATCTAATTTAACATTTGATGGAGTGATGTTGACGGTTGGTACAGGATCTAATGTTATTAATGCAATGGGAGGATCTTTAAGTGTAGTTAATGGTGTTGGTCCAAATTACACAGCACATTTTGAAAGTACTATACAAACAAATAATTCAGCAATGTATACTATAAGTGGTAGTGTTCATGTATTTAATAGTGATATTCGCAATTCTGGTATAACTCTAGAAAGAAATGTTGATAATTCTTCTAGACTTATCCATATGTTCATTGGTCCAACTGTTGCACCATCTAATTCTAGTTTCTCGTTTTCGTCATTCGGGACAGCACCATTAGTTATCCAAAATATGGATGCATCTTTTAATAGATTTATATGGTATAGTGGTTCAGCTATAAATGGTATGGATTTTTTTACAGGTCAGCATGGATGTGCTAGTTCTGATGTGGATATTAAGTCAAATGTTAATAATTATGTTGGGTTAATAGTTTCCGCAAATGGTAATTATTCATCACCTTCTCAAGATAATTATGCAACTGTATTAAATGGTAAAAATGCAATCCAGATTAACAATTCTTTACCTATAGTTGAATTAACTACTAGTCAAATGGATAAAAAAGTATTTGGGGTTATTTCAAATGGTGAAGAAGTAGGATCAACTAGTAGATCATTCGGTAAAGGTGCTTGGGGTATGATGATATCAAAAGAATCTGGAGATGATCGATTAATTATTAATTCAGTCGGCGAAGGTGGTATCTGGGTAACTAATATTAATGGTAATTTTGAAAATGGTGATTATATAACTTCATCAGTTATTCCTGGATATGGTATGAAACAAAATGATGATCTTTTACATAATTATACAGTCGCTAAAATTACTATGACATGCAATTTTGATAACTCCGGTTCATATCAGATGAAATCTGTATCACATAATGATCAAACATATATTGCCGCTTTTGTCGGATGCACATATCATTGTGGTTAAAAATATTTTAATTGTAACTAGAACAATCTAAAATTTTTACTTTTATACACTAGAAAGTTTTTAAAATATATTATTCCAGTTACAACTTGAACAATCTAAAATTTTTACTTTTGTATTCTAGAAAATTTTTAAAATATATTATTCTAGATTCAATTATAACTAGAATAATCTAAAATTTTTACTTTTGTGTCCTAGAAAGTTTTAAAAATATATTATTCTAGATTCAATTACTTACAACTGGAACAATCTAAAATTTTTACTTTTGTGTCCTAGAAAGTTTTAAAAAATATTATTCTAGATTCAATTACTTACAACTGGAACAATCTAAAATTTTTACTTTTGTATTCTAGAAAATTTTTAAAATATATTATTCCAGTTGTGATCAATCTAGAACAATCTAGAATTTTTACTTTTGTACACCAGAAAGTTTTTAAAATATATTATTCTAGATTCAATTACAACTAGAACAATCTAGAAAATCTAGAACAATCTAAAATTTTTACTTTTATATCCTAGAAAGTTTTTTAAAAATATTATTCCAGTTGTGATCAATCTAGAACAATCTAAAATTTTTACTTTTATAACCTAGAAAGTTTTTTAAAAATATTATTCTAGTTACTATTACAACTGGAACAATCTAAAATTTTTACTTTTATTCACTAGAAAGTTTTAAAAAAATATTATTCTAGATCCAATTACAACTAGAACAATCTAAAATTTTCACTTTTGTACACTAGAAAGTTTTTAAAAAGTATTATTCTAGTTACTATTACAACTAGAACAATCTAAAATTTTCACTTTTGTACACTAGAAAGTTTTTAAAAAGTATTATTCTAGTTACTATTACAACTAGAACAACTAAATATTTTTACTTTTGTGTCCTAGAAAGTTTTTAAAAAGTATTATTCCAGTTACTATTACAACTAGAACAACTAAATATTTTTACTTTTGTGTCCTCGAAAGTTTTTAAAAAGTATTATTCCAGTTGTGATCAATCTAGAACAATCTAAAATTTTTACTTTTATATCCTAGAAAGTTTTTAAAAAGTATTATTCCAGTTGTGATCAATCTAGAACAATCTAAAATTTTTACTTTTATACACTAGAAAGTTTTTAAAAAGTATTATTCCAGTTGTGATCAATCTAGAACAATCTAAAATTTTTACTTTTATACACTAGAAAGTTTTTAAAAAGTATTATTCCAGTTACTATTACAACTATAATGATTAAAAATAAACACCGTCATGAAATATTTTACTTTTCTCAAAGCTTTAGAAGTGAATTTTAGAGTTATTTTTTGGGCTCGTGATACCCGGTCTGGTCTCAAGACCCCTAAGAGTCGCACATAAACTGTCAAAGGATTTCGGAGATTTTCGTAGTCATCACGCATGTTATTCAAAAAATCTAGGATTTCAAGTGTTATTTCGTGAAATTTACGAAAGCTTCCGAATGCTCTTGAATGTGTATGTAAACATATCTAGAATAATAGGCGATACACTAGAAAGTCTTTAAAAAAATAAAAAAAATTATGCCTAGAGCAGGGTTTGAACCTACGCGGACAGATAGTCCAGTGGATCTTAAGTCCACCACCTTAACCACTCGGTCATCTAGGCACTAACCACTACTAATATATTTTCCAATTCAATTTTTTTTTATAGATAGCTACCTAACATAAAATATATATCTCGTAAAAGATCATGAATTAATACAATTTCTAAGATCATGTTATGTTAATCTAAAAATTGAATAGTATATTTGATGTTCAGTGTATGATATTATTAATTAATGTCACAATCTAAACCTAAAACATGCTTGGATCCTCTTTATCATTTAATAGAAATAGATCCAATCGCAATTAAAATAATTAATACTCCTCCTTTTCAAAGACTCAGACACTTAAACCAAACCGGATTAGTTGAATATGTTTTCCCAGGAGCAACTAATAACCGTTTTATACATTCTTTGGGTGTTTATCATATGGCTGGTATTCTTCTTAATACTTTACAAAAAAATCAACCAGAATTATGTATAAGTGCTGAAGAAATTTTATTAGTAAAGTTAGCTGGTTTATGTCACGATCTAGGTCATGGACCATGGAGCCATACTTTTGATCAATATTTAGAAACTAAAATATCTAACGAATTTCATTTAAAAACATATAAACACGAATATCGCTCTTGTTTTATATTTGCACAAATAGTTAAAGAATATGATGTTCCTCTAAGCGAGCCCCAAATTAATTCAATATGTTATTTGATCGATCCAGGAAACGAAAATTATCAAAATGAATCTTGGTCACACAGTAGAAGTTTCTTGATGGATGTTATAAGTAATACTCATGATGGTTTAGATGTTGATAAGCTAGATTATTTACAAAGAGATCCATATTATATTGGGTTAACATACAAGATTGATTATACAAGAATATTTCAACATGCAAAAGTTATTGATGGGAGAATTTCTTATCCATTCAAAATTAAGTCTGACATTCATGACGTGTTCTATTATCGTATTAAACTACATCGTGAAATTTATCAACATCCAGTTGTCAAAGGGATTGAATTATTAATATATGATATTTTTGATTTGATGCAAGATGATATTAAAGATATATTGCATTTTGCAGATCACGAATTGACACCAGAAAACAAAAAATTATTATATGAACGTTTCTTATCTTTAACAGATACAATGATTCATTCAATGTATTATTTTCAAACATCAGATACATTTTCTAACATTTTTAATTTAAATCTAGAAATACCACACGCATTTTTTCAATCATTGAAGAACATCTATCTAAAAGAAATAGAAAAAAAAAGCAAAATTAAAGCATTAATTGGACGATTAAGTGAAAGAAAATTATATGTTTTCTTAGGTGAAATACATGAAACAAAAAAAGAAGAATTTGATAACATCATTAAAACATTAGAAACATCTTCTAATAAAAAATATGAATTATGTATGTATTATTCAAAAATTGGTTATGAGACTGACCCACTTGAAAAAATAAATTTTGATTATAGTAAAAATTTATCCTTAATTACTAAGGAAAGTTATTCACATGGGTTAAAAGGTGTTGATAGTTGTTATAGAATTTACTCTAAAAGTCAACTAGACGATCAAGATAAAAATACATTAACATCTTTAATTAGACAACATCAATCATAGTTTTATGATGTATCAAAATATTATAATATTATAATGATATTGTTTTTCACATTTCTTGCAAACTATATATCCAGTTCTACCAGATAAATCTCTCAGGTTTAGATATAAAATAGATGTTGTACGATTATTACATTTTGGACATTCATAAGTATATTGATAATAATATTTTTTTCCACACATTAAACAATTACTTATATCCGCTTTGGTATCATGTTGTAGAAAAGGTTTTTTGCAACATGTTTGATCCCAATTACAACAGCAACATTTACGTATGCCTTCAGAATCACTAGAACATTCCTTATTCCATCCAAAAAATTTAATATATTTGTTAAAAAATTCATTATATGCATGTGTTTATTTTACCATTACCAATCACAACTATAATTTTCACACGCAGAATAATTGATAGGTTTAATTTTTTTGACAGGTCTTACAGGTTCCAACGTAATTTTATCAACCTTTGTTTTATGAATCTTTAATAATGACGATAAGTACTGACGACGACAATAACTACACTTAACATATTCAGTTGGCGTTCTTATTTCATAATATATTGTTGGTTTTATAGCATGATGATTATGACAGAAGTAACATTCATATGTTTTTATATATCCATTACGGCATGTGCGACAATATTTTAGACCTGTAGTGGAATTGTGATATATACATGGATTATTGCAACATCTTCCATTTAGAAAATTTATAAATCTATCTAGTAATGACATTTGAGATTAAACAAATAAAAATATTGATTTTTTAAATCAATTTTATCCACCTAGAAACTACCAACCATAATTAGCACGCTTCCAACGAAGAAGTTCTTTGTGAATATAACATATAATAGAATAATCATTTCTATTATAACCACACATATCAAAATAATAAACTGGATATTTACCTTTGAAATATAATGGTCTGTTAGGATCATTATAAAATACTGGATTCACCGGTCCAAGTGGTTCTTGAGTATTTTTATCAATCTTAGTTTTATAGTGGAGCAATGTATACAAAGTATTAAACCCATGACAATGAGGACAATATATGGTATCATCGTCTTCCATATAAGTTAACACAGATACATGCTTTCGACAATCGAAGTGACCACATCTATATGTCTTAATATATCCTTTACCACATGAATCACAATAAGTTAATCCGGTCATGGGGTTAAAACGCTTAATACAATTACTACAACATTTACCTGTGAAAAATTTAAAAAATTTATTAATTATTGGCATTTTGGAAAAAATAAAATAACATAGTAACATCATAACATAAAAGGTTCAATTTTTAATTTATACAAGTTCATAGTTGGTAGTAATGTGGTGTTTAATTACATTTCTAGCATGATATGTTTTATTACATGACCAACATTCAGCAAACTTTTCAGTTGTAATTGATATACCAGAAGTATCATCATCATTTTCAATTGTATTATATATATATCCAATTTCAACAGGACATTTATGACACTCTGGACATTCATCTATTTCTTGAACTAAATACTTCTTTTTACATATTTTACATGATACACATGTATAAATCATACCGTAATCTTTACCTTTTTTATCAGTTTGCATTTGATGATTGCAATTACTATCTAATGTAATAGGTTTCGTAATAGGTTTAGTAATAGGTTTAATAAAAGGTTTAATAATTTTTATATAAATGTTATCAATTATTTTCATTACAAGAATTCAAAATAAAAATAAAAATAAAAATAAAATGTTCAATTTTATTTAGTTTGTAGCGTGAAATTTGACATGTTCGTGATGTATTAACATATTTTCTTCATATTCTTGACCACATGATCCGCATTCTACTATATAATCAGAATATGTATCACTTTCATCATCTACATCAATCCAAGAAATATTGGCAGGATTTTTGTGACATTTTGGACATTCATAAGCATGTTCTATAGAATACTTTTTATTACACGATAAACAATAATATGTTCTAGCAAGTGTATCTTCTTGAATAAAAGGCGTATTACAGCATATTTTGGTATTAGACATTTAATTGATATCAATTAAAAAAATATTCTTAAATTAATTGTGTATAATAATTATGATTGATGAATTTGTTATATAATACAATATAATTTATAAGGATTTTCTATTATTAGCGAAATATGAACATGATTCTTTGAGAAAGTTAATTGAATTATCTAAATAATATTTGAATCCCCCATTATGATATGTCGCACGATTTGAAGTTATATCTGAGTTGGCTCTAATATCAATTTTAACTGGATTTGTTATAACGACATATTTTCCGCGATCACTTTCGTCGACTTCAGAGTTTCTGCCAACGGAATCATTAAAATGATCATCTTTAAAACTCATATCAACCATCTGATAATCGTCACTTTGCTCCATCATTCTATTGAAACTGAGTTCAGGATCATAACTTTTTGAAGGATGTTGATCACCATTTTCTTTTTCTAGAGCTTTTTTCTTTTCCCAAATTTGATTCAATAAAGGCATTACTTCATCCAATTTAGCCGATAAATTAACATCAAGAAGATTACATAATTTACTTTGTCCAATCGGTATATTAGTTTTTGGCAACTCAGGGCATGGACTCATAGTAGAATCATCCGGATCTAGTTCACAACTAAAGAATAGTTCATTTTCTAGATCAGGATCTTTATCCGGATCTTTATCAGGATCTTCATCTGGATTTTTATCTGGATCTGTTGAGTATTCTAGAAGTGCATCCTTCATGTCTGAAGAAATTGTATCAACATTTTTCTTTGGTTGTGTTGGTGCTGATTTATTTTTTTTGGAGTAAAAGCTTCGACGAAGCTCTTGTAATGAATCATGCAAATCTGATAATTCTTTACTAGGTTTTGAAACAGGTAATCTAGAATCAATAGTGCTATTCATATTAGAGCTAATTTTTTTTAATAATTCTTGAGAACTTTCAGCAATAGTCGATGACGTAATTATATCATCAGCCATTTGAATTAAATTATTATCTTTATTCATTAATTCATCAGCATCAAACCAAGGATGCTTGAAAAAATCTTCCCATTCAATACGTTTGAGTGGATCTTTAACTAGCAAACCCTCTAATAAATTACGACATTCAGGAGTAACTTTAATACTAGTCGGTAATTTAAAGTCATTATCTCTTAATTTAGCGGATAATAGACCAATATTTTTAGAATATGATGGAATCTTTCCAGTCAACATTTCATATAAAATGATACCTATAGACCATAAATCAACCTTTGATGTATATATTTTATTACTTTTATCTTTACTTGGTAATAGAAGTTCAGGAGCCATGTAAAGAGGTGTACCACAAAAAGTATCAAAAAGATCATTGGGTTGAATGTTTCTAGCAAAGCCAAAATCAGTTAATTTAATACCGTAATCACCAAACATTAATATATTTTGTGGTTTCAAATCACGATGAATAATTGGATCAGACCTAGTTAATAAATAATGAAGTCCAAGTGACAATTGTTTCATATAAACTTTTGCATAAGCTTCTCCAATAGGTCCTTTTCTTTTTAAATAATCAGATAAATTACCATCTGGAGCATACTCTAAAACAAGATGAACATTATCATACTCTTTATCATAAATAATATCATACATTCGAATGATATTAGGATGATTAAGTTCCTTCATAATTTTGATTTCTCTAGTAATATTGTCGGCTAGCCTTCTAATATCAGGTACTCTTATGGTTTTAATAGCAACTTCACGATTGCGGTCAAGTTCAACGGCATGGTAGATTGTTGCAAAACTTCCCATTCCAATCTTTTTCTTTTTAGCGCAATAGTTGCCAACCATAAAAGATTCCTCACCATTTAAAAACCTTTTAATATGGGTTTTTGAATCTTTTTGATGTGACTCCATTTCACTTACTATATTTTTAGATATTTAAATCAATTTTATTCTCATTTCAGTCAACATAATAATTGAAAAATTGATCCTATTTTATCCAATATAATTAATACTAAAATACCATCAATGAATTCCAATACAAATTCTAACAACACTGATGATACCACCAAACTAAATCATTTTGATAGCATGAAACAACAAGACACACTTGCTTATTTACTAAGTTACGTCGTATGGGACACCAAATTCCCTAGAAATAGTACTTATGTTTCATTAATCCATAATGGATGGGCATACCCTATTCTAGGATCTGTCTTCGATACATTTGAAAACAAATATTTTAGATGCAAAACGGCACCAATCACGCAATACACATCATGTCACCCTAAAAACACTAACACTAATACATCTGATGAAAATACAGATCCAAATTCTAACACATTCGATACCTATTCAGCAACATTTTATTACTACAAAATTAGTCTATCCATGCTGCCAAATGATCTAGTATTTGAAACAAATCGACGGGAACCATGTGGATTGATCTATTATCCTAGGGCATCCCCTACACATGATTTCCTAATTTTTAAGGCATTTCCAGAAAATGACACCTCGAAAGAAATTTCAAACTAAAAAAAACAAAGAAATATTAAGAAAATATTAAGAAAGTCACATATTATTTAAATTTTTTTTAACATAATTTCAGGATCTAGAGTAGCATTCAGTTCCAACTTAAGAAATTTATTTTGTTCTGAAAAGGTTTTTGGTTCGCATTCGGACCATTCTGTATCTTTTGGTAATAATCCTAATTTACAATAAATATAACTGACCATGGCACTACAAAAGAATGTATTTGTTTTTCTTGAAAAATTAGATAACCAACTACTAGATCTTTGAACTCCCTCACGTGCACATAGAAAATCAAGAATATCCAAATCATATGGTTTATCCTTAATATCTTTATGAATTTGAACAAGTTTATTATTCATATCTGGGATCTCATTTGGAATATTTAATTTACGAACTGCGGCATATCCATCATATGTAGATAAAACTTCGACTAAATCATCTAATCTAACACCAAATTTTTTTTTACCACTTTCGACATCTGGAAAGTCTTCAGTTCCTGATTGCCATAAATAATAACCAACTAATGAAGGATCAATCCAAGTAGGATTTTTTAAAATCATACCAACATGAGACCATTGACTTTGACTTACCATTTCAATAATCCTGGAAAACCAGAAATTTTTAGTACCCATTAAAAGAATATCACCCGTTTTAAGATCTAATTTATCACATAATTCAGTATAATTAACAGGTTCATGATTCACATTTTTATCAAGAAAATTACTAATAAAATTCATACAGAAAATGATTGTTACCTTGTTTAGTTTAATATACTATAATCAATTTTATTTTATATTGTAAATATACTTAAAAAATTTAATTATCTTCTTCATCTGTGTTAATTCCTTCTGTCGTTGTACCAAAAAAACTCATTTTTTGTTGACTTTTAATTTTTGGTAAACCGTGTCCTTTGATATTCATATTTGCATAATTTATATCTGTTTTAGAATTATCACTGGAATCAACATAATTACTAGGTAATGACTGATCCAGTTTAATAATTTGAATTCTAGCTTGATGAGCCAAAATATTAACTAGTTTATGATTACGATAATCATGTTGGTAATAGATCGTTTTGACACCCGCAGCCGCTAAAATTTTAAAACAATTAATACATGGATAATGTGTTACATATGCAGATGCCCCATCAGTTTTTACACCTCTTTTAGAACAATCTGATATACAATTTTGTTCCGCGTGGACTGTTGCTAACTCATGACCATCCTCAATAAAACTTTGATGCGGTAATGAAGGTAAAAAACCATTATAACCTTGACTAATAATATGATTATCTTTAACTAAAGCACATCCAACTTTAAGTCTTTGATCAGGAGATCTTGATGATGTTAAAAAAGCCGTCGCCATAAAATACTCATCCCATGAAAGTCTTTCTAATTTTTTTTGTTGCCAACTGTTAATAACAGCTATAATATGATTTAGTTGAGCCATAATTCTTTAAAAATAATAATACTAATTTCATATTAATGTAATTATGTAATTATGTTCAATTTTTAATTTACAAAAAAAATTTAATTAATCTTATAACATAAATTATTAATTATTAGTTATACTCGAATCCATCCCTCCAATTCTTCTTCCTGTTTTTGTATTTGCATTTTACTATCACTACTCCGTGTTATACATCCATTCCTATACGGTGCAATAGATGTAGGACAAGGTTTCCTATAAGATACATTATAAAGCATGGATTTTTCTCCAGAACGTGATAAAATTTTTAATTTTAATTCTTTGTCAAATGTGGCCAATTTGACTGTATAATTAGATTGATTAATTAGGAGAGTAAATGATAATAGTTCCGAATCAACGTTTCGGCGAAGACTGTGTGTATTTTGAAATTTTGGATAATATTTTCTCAATTTGCAGTTAAGATTTAGAAAAATACAGTTGTCACCCATTATTCTTTTGATATTGAGTAATCTTTCTAAATCGCGTAGATAGTTGGATTGATTTGGATCTAGATTGTTATAAATTGATCCTTGCAAGATTTCTAGAATAACTCCATCAGTTATAATAATTTTCTGATTTATTGGCATAATTCCTCTGAAAAAATAACATGTATCAATCACAACACCATTTGAGAATGTCTCATAATTGGTATTTTTTAAATTAATCATCTTTTCATATAGTCTCCCCAAAACATCCAATGTTTCTGAATCGAGCTTCAAATTACTATTGTGATAAAAATCACGCGTTATAACATCAATATGTGTTTTCTGATCTGTATCTGTTGGTGGTGTGTTGCACATTTATATATAGCACTATTATTAATATTAACTAATTCCAATTTTTACCATCAATTTTAGAAAAATATATTAACCCCTAAAATAACTATTTTTTTAAGTACTTTATTTTAAGTATTTTCCTCAAACCACCAATCACACACATGATATTTGTATTGGAAATCATTTAATGCTATATTTCGACAAGATAGTTTTAACTTTATACCAGAGTTTTTCCACCATTCTAAAACTCCAGTAGAACATTGTGAAGATACCGCATAAAATGTATTTATGTCATATTTTAAAGGTAATCCTGAGTTTTTCCACCAATTTAAAACATTAATATTATTATATTGGGAATTTCGGGAAGCATTTAATAATGCTCTATTAGAATATTTTAAAGTTAATCCCGAATTTTTCCACCAATTTAATAAATCTATTTCAGCATTATCCAACCTTTTAGAATCATCCCACCAATCACGCAGAATTAATAAATAATCCAATATATCTTCATCATATATTAAAGGTAATCCACTATTAAGCCACCAATCCAAAACATCAAAATGAGCCTTTTTTGAAGCATATCTCAAGACATTTTCATTATATTCTATAGGTAATCCTGAGTTTTTCCACCATTCTAGTACATTTACATTGTTAGTTGCTGACCCAATGTACATTGGATGTACATTTTGTAATAATGCTGGTGTCCACTCTAAACGTGATTTTAAATAATCAAGAACTTTAACTTTACCTCTTCTAAAAACAGAATTAAGATATTCTGCCGTAATTTTAAAATTAATTTTCTTAATCGTAAGAGGATCATATAAATCATATGTTTCACTAAAAATACAATTCATTGGCTTCATTATTATTGAATCACAATAGATAGAATTAGGATTAGATAGTTTAAACGTAATATGTGATTTTACAAGCACAATTTTAATATAATCTGCCACGAGAAATCCATCAATTTTATCTTTATCTTGTAAAGTTATTTCACTTTTATATTTTATATCATCATAATTACCTATAAATACATGTTTGATGTACATATGTTACAGACAATATATTTATATAAAAAATAATTTCAATTTTTATAACAATTTTCTAATATGTTTCTAATGTTTTTCTAATATTTTTTTCCATATTTCTCGAATAATACTAAATTTTTCAGGAATTTTCAAGTTCAAGTCATAATTATTAACATTATCTATATTGCAAAGTTCTTTATTATATTTTAGGGGCAATCCTGAATTATACCACCAACACAGAACATTAGCAAACTTTACACAATCAAACTTCGAACGATATTCTTCATCACAGAACGTACGAACGTGATCATTTATGACTAATTGCTTGAATTGTAAATTGTTTAACGCATTTTCAGAATATTTTAATTCTAAACCACTATTAAACCACCATTCTAGAACATCAGAATGGCCATTCTCAGAAGCTTGATCCATTGCTTCTGATGAATATTTTAATTCTAGACCACTATTTTTCCACCAATTTAGTATATTTATAAAACCATACCATGATGCTCTATCTAAACTCCACTCAGAATATTTTAATTCTAAACCACTATTAAACCACCATTCTAGAACTTCAACATTGACATTATCAACATTATCATCATTACAGAAAGATAAAGATTGAGAATCCAATGCATATTCACTATATTTTAAAGGTAATCCAGATTTTTTCCACAAATCTAAAACATTAATATAGTGTCTAGAAGATGCTATATTTAATCCTTGATCAGAATATTTCAATTCTAAATTGCTATTAAACCACCATTCTAATACTTCAATATTACCTTCAGATGATGCAATATCTAATGCATCTTCAGAATATTTTAAAGGTAATCCAGATTGTTTCCACCACTCTAGAACTTTAACATTATTATTCTGATTATGATAAGATAATTTATCAATAGCCTTATTATCATATTTTAAAGGTAATCCACTATTTTTCCACCATTCTAAAACATTAATATGATTACCTATAGAAGCATACATCATAGAATACTCAGAGTAAATAAATGATCTTCCTGAATTTTTCCACCATTCTAAAATTTTTACATTATTTTGGATTGATATTCTATCAAATGTATGTTCAAACTCAAAACCATTAACTTTTTCAAAATTACCCATATTGTTTATACTGTCTAAATAATTTAACATATTAATATCTCCAATTTCACAAATAGTCGTGACATAATCTGGATTAATTATAAGATTAAATCTGGTTATAGTTTTTTTATCATATATATAATATTCATCACTCAATATAAATTTACCTTTGCGAGTGTCATGTGGGAAAATAACAAGCCTCAAATATTTGTTATCACCATTTGAATAATTCTCTGCCAATTCTTCTAGATCACACACATCAACACTATTACTCACACCTCTAATATTAATATTAATACCAGTTTGATATAGACGATTATAATCATCATCAATAATTGTAAAATATGGCATTTGATTTTAACTCAAGATATACTTTACCACATTATTCAATTTTATTATTAGTATATTATTAGTATATTGTTAGTGTGTTATTAGCAAGTAACAAAAAGTTTTTCCACCATTTAATAACATCCTCATCTAATGTTTTTATCTCATATGTTCGTCTAGTATATTTCAAACGCAACCCAGATTTTTTCCACCATTCTAAAACATCAATATGATCATTTATAGATGCACTATACAAAGCATATTCAGAATACATTAAGGGTAAACCAGATTGTTTCCACCATTCTAGAACAGCAACATGGCCGTTTTCAGAGGCCCCCTCCAAAGCATATTCATTATATTTTAAGGGTAATCCAGAATGTTTCCACCAATGTAAAACATTGATACGACAATATCTAGATGCTTCATTTAGAGCTCGAACAGAATATTTTAAGGGTAATCCGCTATTAATCCACCAATGTAACACATTAGTGTGACCATTAATAGATGCAAAATCTAGAGAGATATTAGAATACATTAATTCTAATCCACTATCCAACCACCAATTTAAAACATCAGTATGACCATTTTCAGAAGCACCATCAATTGCATCTTCATCATATTTTAACTCTAATCCAGAATTTTTCCACCATTCTAGAACATCAACTCTACCATTCATAGATGCCCTATTTAAAGCGTTTTTAGTATATGACACGAATAATCCAGCTCTAAATAACCATGATAAAAGATCAATATTTCCATCTGAACATGCAACATGTACTAATGAAGCGGTGTGTCTTACAGGTAGTCCAGAATCTTTCCACCAATCTAGAACATTGATAGAACTACTCCCGAGAGCAGATTGAAATCCTCCATCAAAATATGTCATCGGCAAACCTAAAGTATTACACCATTTTAAAGCTTCAATATTACCATTATACGCCAAGACATTAATATAATGTCCAGATGTAATTTTTATATTAAGCTTTATAAGAACTTTATGATCATGTACATCATAAATACAATCATTAACTATAATTGTTTTACATGTCAATATAAATCCATTTCGATTTTTACAAATATTAACAGTAGCATACGATGGAATAATAACTGGTTTAATGTAATGAGAAAATCTATTAATTTTGCTCAATACATTTTCTGGCGTGCAAATAATGAAATTGTCGCCAAATTTACTTATATTTAGACCACTTTTCAATTGTTCTTCCGATGGCGATCCATAGTCATATACGTGTTTATCATTAGTTACTATGAAATACATATTTAGATTTAATATTAAAAAATAAAATGAATCAATTTTTATGTTCAAAAAAATCATATTCACTCATATACTATTTTTGTCAAAACTAAGATGTTAACATTTTAATATTCTGTTGGCAAAATTAAACCACTATTTTTCCACCATTTTAATGCATGTTCTCCAGCTACATCTAATACCATCTTATTATATTTTAATTCTAAACCACTATTTTTCCACCATGTTAGAACATCAATATTGTCACCACAGGAAGCATATTCTAATGCTTTTGTATTATATTTTAATTCTAAACCACTATTTTTCCACCATGTTAGAACATCAACCCAATAACTATTTTGCCATTTACCAAACGCTAACGCCAAATTATTATATTTTAATTCTAAACCACTATTTTTCCACCATTCTAAAACAGCTATATGATGCATTTTACAAGCACCATAAATAGCGTTTTCTGAATATTTTAATTCTAAACCACTATTCTTCCAACATTCTAAAATACCAACATGACCAAAGTGAGAAGCGGTATCCAATATACTATTATCATATATTACTCTTAATCCTGATTTAACCCACCAATCTAAAAGAGCTATGTATTTATCTAATTCACAAAAACCAGTAATACTTAAAGTTTCACTGGAATATATTAAAGGTAATCCAGAATCTTTCCACCATTGTAAAACATCAAATTTATATGATAATGATGCAGAATTTATAGCACCTTCAGTATATTTTAATTCTAATCCAGATTTTTTCCATATTTCTAAAACATCAATATGACCATAATTAGATGCGGAATTTAATGCACAATGTGAATATTTTAATTTTAGACCCGAATTAAACCACCATTCAATAACATTAATATTACCATCTCCAGAAGCATGGTTCAAGGAAAAAATTGAATATTTACATTGTAATCCAGAGTTTTTCCATGCTTCCAACATATTTATACGACCCTTAAAAGATGCAGTATCTAATGATTTTTCACTATATTTTAATGGTAGATTGCTGTTAAACCACCATTCAAGAACATTAATGTTATCAGCATTATCTAATGCATGTTCATTATATTGTAATTCCAATCCAGAGTTTTTCCACCATTCTAGGACATTAATATGACCATTTGAGGAGGCATAATATAATGCACCTTCATCATATTTTAATTCTAATCCAGAATTTTTCCACCATTCTAGAATATTAATATGACCATTTGCGGAAGCAAAATTTAATGAGTCCTTTGAATATTTTAGAGGTAAACCTGATTTTTTCAAGTATATTAATATGTTAATATAACCTTCAAAACAAACATTATCTATATAATTTGGTAAAATGTGTAAATTAAACTTTTCAATTGTTTTAGGATTATACAAATAATATTTATCACTCCGTATTATTTTATTTTTTGCTTTACATTTACGATTAGATGTATAAATAATCATTCTTATATGAGTATCAATCTCATCATACATAAATTCATCATTAAATTTATTAACACGAGTAATAAAGGATTCACGTTCATTATGATAGAAGCTTGTTCTGCAATACATAATACACAAATAAATCAATTTTAAAAATCAATTTTTATTAGTCCATTGGAATCTATTGGACATTCTAATGGTAATCCGGAGTTTTTCCACCATTCGATATATTTATAATTATTATAATATTTTGCACGACATAATCCATCGCTAGTATATTTTAATGGTAATCCAGAATTTTTCCACCAATCTAATACATTAATACAAATATGCACTCTATCTGTGCAATCCATTGAAAATCTTGAATACTTTAATTCTAATCCTGAGTTTTTCCACCAATCCAAAATATCAATACGTCCATGTTCTGATGCTGTATCCATTGTACAAGGACCGTATTTTAATTCTAAACCACTATTTTTCCACCATTCTAACACATTAATATGACCATTATAAGATGCTAAAGTGATTGCATCACAGGAATATTCTAAAGGCAATCCAGAGTTTTTCCACCATTCTAGAACATGTACATGACCATTCATAGAAGCAATCCTGATGTATTTTGATGGTACTTTCAATTTAAATTTTATAATCGTATTCGGATCAAATATAGAATACTTATCACCAAAAATAATTTTCTTACTAGCCACTTTTGTATAATCCATATAATATTTGTCCTCATAATCTTCTTGATCTCTTTCATATTTAACCTTTTTAAGAAAAGCTTTTGAAGGAACAATTATAGGTATAATATGTGTTGAAGATGATTCATTTATATGCTCCAATATATTAAATCTATTACCAAATGTTGTATAAATATATTTATCTGTATCATATATTGCAAAATACATTTAAAATTTATAAAATAAAAATAAAAGTAATCAATTTTATTTATTTTAATTATTACCGTTAAGTAATCCAGAGTTTTTCCACCATTCTAGGACAGCAACTTGACCACTTTCAGATGCCAAACTTATTGTACGTTCAAAATATTTTAATTCTAATCCAGAATTTTTCCACCATTCTAGAACATTAATATGACCATAACAAGATGCCCAATTTAATGCATGTGCATCATATTTTAATTTTAATCCAGAGTTTTTCCACCATTCTAGGACAGCAACTTGACCATAACAAGATGCTAAATTTAATGCACTGTTATTATATTTTAAAGGTAATCCAGATTTTTTCCACCATTCTAGGACAGTAACTGAACCATTATAAGATACATAATTAATAAATTGCAGATTATTATACAACTTTAATTTTATAATTACTTTTAGATTATTAACATTATAACTATCACTCAAAATAACCTTATCATTTAATCTGATAACTATTCGAGGGTTATGTTCATTATCAAAATATGAATAATAATTATAATTGATGTTAAATATACGTAACAATAAGTCTTTATAAATACCATAATGTGTATCGTCTTTTTTAGAGTAAATAATATACATCTTATTAAAGAAATTTAAAAGTAAACTATAAAATCAATTTTATTTATTCTAAAAGTAATCCTGATTTTTCCCACCATTCTAAAGCCTCAATACAACAATACTTTATTACATTTTCATCATATTTTAAATGTAATCCAGAGTTTTTCCACCATTCTAGAACAGCAACATGACCATTAGAAGAACCCCAATTCATTGCATCTATTGTATATTTCAATGGTAATCCAGAATTTTTCCACCATTCTAGAACATTAATATGACCAAATCGTGATGCCCAATATAATACATCACCATTATATTTTAATTCTAATCCGGAGTTTTTCCACCATTCTAGAACATTTATATGACCACCAGCTGATGCAAGATATAATGCCCATTGAGAATATTTTAAAGGTAATTCAGAGTTTTTCCACCATTCTAGAACAGCAACTTGACCATTTTCAGATGCTACATTTAATGTATGTTCAGAATATTTTAAAGGTAATCTAGAATTTTTCCACCATTCTAGAACAGCAACGTGACCTTTTTGAGATGCTGAATATAATGCATATTCATCATATTTTAAAGGTAATCCAGAGTTTTTCAACCATTCTAGAACAGCAACTCGACCATACTCTGATAAATAAGTAATAAAGTTTAGATTATTATACAACTTTAATTTTATAATTACTTTTGGATTATTAACATTATAACTATCACTCAAAATGACTTTATCATTTAATCTGATGACTATTCGAGGGTTATGTTCAGTATTTGTATTTATGTATACACGATGATTATTATTGATGTTGAACATACGCGACAATAAGTCTTCATAAATGCAATAATGTGTATCTTTTTTTTTTTGAGTAAATAATATACATCTTATGAAAAAAATTTAAAAGTAAACTGCAAAATCAATTTTATTTATTTTAAAAGTAATCCTGATTTTTCCCACCATTCTAGAACAGCAACTTTACCACTTTCAGATGCCAAACTTCTTATTGTACGTTCAACATATTTTAATTCTAATCCAGAATTTTTCCACCATTCTAGAACATTAATATGACCATGAAAAGATGCCATATTTAATGCGTATTCAGAATATTTTAATTTCAATCCAGAGTTTTTCCACCATTCTAGAACAGCAACTTGACCATGCTGTGATGCTCCATTTAATGCCCATGTATCATATTTTAATTCTAATCCAGAGTTTTTCCACCATTCTAGAACAGCAACATGACCATATAATGATGCCCAATTTAATGCAGTATCATCATATTTTAAAGGTAATTCAGAGTTTTTCCACCATTCTAGAACAGCAACTTCACCATAACGAGATCCCCAATTTAATGCATATTTATCATATTTTAATTCTAACCCAGAGTTTTTCCACCATTCTAGAACAGAAACATGACCATTATACGATGCTGAATATAATGCATATTCATCATATTTTAAAGGTAATCCAGAGTTTTTAAGCCATTCTAGAATATTTATATAACCTTGTTCAAATGCATGACCAATAAGTTGCGAATTCTTATACAACTTTAATTTTATAATTACTTTTGGATTATTGAAATTATAATTATCACTCAAAATAACCTTATCATTTAATCTGATAACTATTCGAGGGTTATGTTCATTATTAAAATATACATAATAATTATCATTGATGTTCAATACACGCGACAATAAGTCTTTATAAATACCATAATGTGTATCTTTTTTTTTAGAGTAAATAATATACATCTTATGAAAAAAATTTAAAAGTAAACTGCAAAATCAATTTTATTTATTTTAAAGGTAATCCAGAGTTTTTCCACCATTTTAGGACAGCAAATTGATCATAATATGATGCACTGTTTAATGCTTTTTCAGAATATTTTAATTCTAATCCAGAGTTTTTCCACCATTCTAGAACAGCAATTTGATGACCATTGTGTGATGCCCAATCTAATGCATCTTCAGAATATTTTAAAGGTAATCCAGAGTTTTTCCACCATTCTAGAACAGCAACTTCACCATAACATGATGCATAATTTAATGCATATTTATTATATTTTAATTCTAATCCAGAGTTTTTCCACCATTCTAGAACAGCAACTTGACCATTAGACGATGCAAACCTTAATGCAGTATCATCATATTGTAAAGGTAACCCAGAGTTTTTCAACCATTCTAGAACAGCAACGCGACCATACTCTGATAAATAAGTGATAAGTTTTAGATTATTATACAACTTTAATTTTATAATTACTTTTGGATTATCAACATTATAACTATCACTCAAAATAACTTTATCATTTAATCTGATAACTATTAGCGGGTTATGTTCAGTATTTACATATACACTACAATTATTATTGATGTTGAATATACGTGACAATAAGTCTTCATAAATACAATAATGTGTATCTTTTTTTTTAGAATAAATAATATACATCTTATAAAAAATTTAAAAGTAAACTGTAAAATCAATTTTATTTATTTTAAAAGTAATCCAGATTTTTTCCACCACTCTAGAACATTAGTTAAAGATTTATGAGATACCCAAATCAATAAATCTTTAGAATATTTCAATCGTAATCCAGAGTTTTTCCACCATTCTAGTACATTTATGTTTCCACCTAAAGATGCCAAATTTAATGCATCTTTAGAATATTTTAATGGTAATCCAGAATTTTTCCACCAATCTAGAACAGCAACATGACCATTTAGAGATGCCAAATTTAATGCATCTTTAGAATATTTTAATGGTAATCCAGAATTTTTCCACCAATCTAGAACATTAATGTGACCTTCTTTAGACACCCAATTTAATGCCTTACTATCATATTGTAATGGTAATCCTGCATTTTTAATGAATGTCAAAAGGGTTACTAACCCTTTTTTACAAATTTGTGCCGTATAATTTGGTAATATATCTAATTTAAATTTTAATATTGTTTTGAGATCATACAAATCGTAAATATCACCCAAAATTATTTTATCACATTTTAGAATATGACTAGGATGTCCACAATAATTAATACGCTCAACATGAGCATCCAGCGGTATTACAACACAAGCCATATAACGATCTATATCATTTAGATTTATTAATATATCGTTTGCATGCTGAAAAATAATAAAATATTGATTTTTAAATTCGGCAAATGCATCGAAGCCGCCATTTGGAATGTGTATAAAATACATATTAAATTAATAAAAAAATAAACGATTTCAATTTTATTATGTTTGGATGTGATTATTTAGAATTAGAATGACATCCGCGTAGTTCAAAAAATTTAGATGAATATTTAAAAGGTAATCCAGAATTTTCCCACCATTTTAGAACATTTGTATGTCCATTTTCAGATGCATCACATAATGCATAATGATCATATTTTAACTCCAATCCAGAGTTTTTCCACCATTCTAAAACATTAATAAAATGATTACGTGATGCACAATTTATTGCAATATTATCATATTTTAATTCTAATCCAGAGTTTTTCCACCATTCTAGAACAGAAACATGACCATATGACGATCCATAATTTAATGCTCTTTCATCATATTTTAAAGATAATCCAGAGTTTTTCCACCATTCTAGAACATTAATCTTACAATTAATAGATGCCCAATATAATGCATTTTCATCATATTTTAATTCCAATCCAGAATTTTTCCACCATTCTAGGACATTTATATGACCACATCGTGATGCCGAATTTATTGCGTCTTCATCATATTTTAATTCTAATCCAGAGTTTTTCCACCATTCTAGAACAGCAACTTGACCATTTAAAGATGCCCAATTTAATGTTCTTTCATCATATTTTAATTCTAATCCAGAGTTTTTCCACCATTCTAGAACATTAATATGACCATGTGAAGATGCACAATTCATAGAATCTTTATCATATTTTAATTCTAATCCAGAATGCTTCCACCATTCCAGAACATCAATCCGATTAAATAAAGATGCCAAATATAATGTACGTTCATTACACTCAATTGGTAATCCTGATTTTTTCCACCAATCCAATTGTAAAGTTGAAAAATTATTAAGTGTGTTTTCTGTATATTGTAAAGGTAATCCAGAATTTTTCCACCACTCTAGAACATTAATATTATCACTTATCGCACACAATTCTAATGTACTACCATTACACTTAATTGGTAATCCTGAGTTTTTCCACCATTCCAGAACATTTATATTAAAACATGTATCAATAATACTCTCTAATATATGTGAATTATATTGTAAATGTAATCTACGATTAAACCATAATTGTAAAATATTAACAGAATTCCTATTACAAGCCATTTTAATAAATAATTTTTTAGAAATAATAATATCCAATCTAAATTTAATAATTGTATCAGAATTATATAAAGAATATGAATCACCGTCCACAATGATTTTATCACACACACATATAACACCCTTGACAACATAACATGAATTAGGGGATATTATTACAGGTATAATATTAGTCTGAACCCAACGTAATTCATAATTTTTTAGATCTAAAATTACTTCAAATGATCCAATATTCAATCCACTTTTTAATTTTGATTTTGCACTACCATCTGTCAATATAAAATACATATTAATTTATGATGATGAACAATAGAGTTGAATATAATCAATCAATTTTTTAAAAATAGTATGTAATTATATTCAACTTTCAGTAATTTGTAATCACCTCGATATTGACACACAAATCCATCATAGTAATGGTCAACTTTAACAGGTAAATTTGAGTTTTCCCACCATCTAATAACTTCTAGATTACAACGCACATATTTATTCCAACTATATGACAATTGTAATCCACTATTTTTCCACCATTCCAATAACTTTATTTTACCCCATAAACTTGCATTAATTAATACATGACGCATATCATATTTTAAAGGTAATCCACTATTTTTCCACCAATTCAATACATCAGTATCAACAAATTCTGACATCATAGCATTATTTGAATAACTTAGAGGTAATCCAGAGTTTTTAATCCATTCTAGAACATCAAGATTGTTCTCCTCAACAGATACATGATCTAATAATTTATCATAAAAGCTTACGGGTGGATTCATTTTTATGATAAAATTAAAAATCTTAAAATGTGCATTAGAAAATGCTAATTTAATATAATTTTTTGACATAATATTAATACTAAATTTTTCTATTGTTTTTGGATCATATAAATAATATCTATCTTCTCCAACTATTATTTTATTATAGTGTGGACATACAATATCATTATGTATACGATCATAAGGTGATAATATAATTTTATTATTATTATTGAGAACGGTTACAATTCTAATATAGATATCGTTACGATTTAATAATTCAGGATTTATTTTATTATAAATTGTAAAATAACCAATATTTAATCCAGTTTTTATTTTATAAAAATAATGTCCATCATATTTAGATGTTATTATAAAATGCATATTTAAATTTAGTTATTATTTATCACATGAACTATTTTTTGAATCAATTTTTAGGTAATAATAGTTATAATGACATATGTTCTTAATGATATTTATAGGTAATCCAGAGTTTTCCCACCATTTGACCACATCTGATCCACAAACTATAAACTTATTCCAATCATATTCTAACCGCAATCCAGAATTTTTCCACCATTCTAAAAGATTTATATTATTAAAATGTGAAGCATTAATTAATGCTTCACTAGAATATTTTAAAGGTAATCCAGATTTTATCCACCAATTTAACACATCAATTGGATTATTTGTTGTCGAAAAATCCATAGCATGGTTAGAATAACTCAAAGGCAACCCAGAACGTTTTAGCCATTCTAAAACATCTACATGACCACTAATAGATACATCATCCACCAAATACTTATAATAAACGAAGTTCACTTGAGAATTTATATTTTTAAAGAATTCAAAAAACCTAAAATGTGCATTGGTAAAGGCTTTTGTAATATAATTTTTTGACATAATATTTATATTAAACCTTCTAATTGTTCTGGGATCATATAAATGATATTTGTTTTCATTAACAATTATTTTATAAGATACTTTCATATCTATATATGCATAAAAAACGCTTGAATCACTCGGAATTATTACATTACGGATATAAACATCACTATCTTTTAAGAATAGTGTATTTATATCCTTATAAATTTTGAAATAACCAATATTTAATCCAGTTTTTATTTTTATGCTACAATGTATATCATTTTTATCTGTTATTATAAAATGCATTTTATAATTTACATAATAATAAATTTAATAAAATAAATCAATTTTTTAATTTTAGAAGTAATGCATTTTAAAAGTAATGCAATATATTCTCATGTTTTAGTCGTTTCTAATTCTAATCCAAAGTTTTGGTTCCACCATTCTATAATGTTGTACTTATAATGTCTAGAAGATTTAATAATTAAGTTTTTACAATATCTAAAAGGTAATCCAGAGTTTTTCCACCATTCTAAAATATGTATATTACCATTTTCAGATGCGTACATCAATATATCATCTGAATATTTTAATGGTAATCCTGAGTTTTTCCACCAATTTAATTTATCAATATTTTCAGCATATTTTAATGCATCATGAGAATATTTTAATGGTAATCCGGAGTTTTTCCACCAATTTAACTTTTTTAATGTGTCAGTATTACCTGGAAAATCCATTGCATTATCTGAATATTTTAATGGTAATCTAGATTTTTTCCACCACTCCAGGACATTAAAATGACCTTGGCTTGTCGTGTAGTCTAATGAACGACAAGAATACTTTAATTCCAATCCAGAACGTTTCCACCATTTTAAAACTTTTACCTTACCACATCCACACGCACCATCAATTGCACCTTCATTATATTTTAATTCCAATCCTGAGTTTTTCCACCATTCTAGAACATCAATACGACCATGCCATGATGCATAATGTAATGCAAATTCATCATATTTTAAAGGTAATCCTGAGTTTTTCCACCATTCTAGAACAGCAATACGACCAGTACGAGATCCATAATTTAATGTATCTGTACCATACTTTAATTCTAATCCAGAGTTTTTCCACCATTCTAGAACATTAATAAGACTGTTGTGTGATGCACAGCCTATTGCAAAATCATCATACTTTAATTCTAATCCAGAATTTTTCCACCATTCTAGAACATTAATATGACCATATTCAGATGCATAATTTATTGCATTTTTATTATATTTTAATGATTTCTCTAATATTTTTAATCTGTCTAAAACATCCGTTCGACCATGCAAAGACGCTGAAGAAATATATATTTCTGAATATTTATTCAAATCTAAATTAAATTTTTTGAGTGTGAGTGGATCAAATAAATCATATTTACGGCTCCCCAAAATAATTTTATCAGTCCAAAAACCATCATAATCTTTAAAAATTTTTGCATTTGGTAACATTATTATTGGTCTAATATAATAATGATAACTACTATCAATATTATTCGATATGTAATATATCATTTCTTCAGATCTTTTAGAATAACGAGAAATAGACGGGTTGTCATCGTTATTGATATTATTTTTATCGGTTAATATAAAATACATATGATATTGATAATGTAAATTATAGTATACTTAAATTGTATTTTAATTCTTAGTATAGTATAGTTTAGTTTAGTTTACAAGGGATCAACCTTAATCATTTCGTTACACCTTTCACTTAACCTACGTCTAATTCGGATAGGTAATTTAGAATTTAACCACCAATTTAATACATTTTCATCACAAAATGCATAATCCATATTATATACCATTTCTAATCCAGAGTTTTTCCACCATTCTAGAACATTAATATGATCATTTTCAGTTGCTTTTCTAAGTACCACACCACTAGAATATTTTAAAGGTAATCCAGAATTTTTCCACCAATCTAAAACGTCAATTCTACCTAATTCAGATGCATAATTTAATGCATCTTGAGTATATTCTAAAGATAATCCAGAATTTTTCCACCAATCTAAAACATTAATGTATCCATTACGCGACGCACCATCAATACCTTTATACGAATACATTAAATTTAATCCACTATTTTTCCACCAATTTAAAACATCAATATGACCTAGAGCAGATGCACTATCTAATTCACATCCAAAATATCTAAAAGATAATCCTGAATTTTTATACCATTCCAATACATCAACACGATTGCTAACAGATGCATCATGAGCTATATTTAGTATACCATCACGCGAATAAATGCTTGGATCTTTTCGTAAAAAATCAAGAATGTATATATAACCTTTTGATATTGCATATCTAATGTAGCGATTGTTATTATAATAACCAGGTTCTTTCCAGAAAAAATCCAGATTAAATCTTATTATTGATTTATAATCATACAGGTGATATCTATCACTGCCGACAATTATTTTATCATAAATTTTATTGTAGTGATCAGTAAAAAGTTCTTTTATTTTCTTCGCATTTTTATGAAGTATCACAATTCTTATATAAGTATCATTACTATGTATTGTAATAAAATTTGAATCTGAATCACCATACACCTTGAACTTTCCAATATTTAATCCTGGTTTCAATTTATATAATGGATTTCTATTTCCGTGATAATCATGTTTATCTGTAATTATAAAATACATATTTGATTGATAAATTAAAAAATAAAGATATTCAATTTTTATGTGTCTAATATTTAGATCCATATTATATCAATAGTATAATATGGATAATCATTTCTAGGATATTTTAATGGTAATCCAGTACTTAACCACCATTCAAGAGTATGTGCGCATATTTGTTTATATGTACCTTTCAATGTACATCTTTCATATTTCAACGGTAATCCAGAGTTTTTCCACCATTTTAAAACATTTATATGTCCTTCTTCAGATGCATAACGTAATACCCATTCATCATATTTGAGTTGTAATCCAGAATTTTTCCACCATTCTAGAACATTGACATGTCCTTTTATAGATGCATTATAGAATGAATTGACGCTACACTTACACTCTAGAGGTAAGCCAGAGTTTTTCCACCATTCTAGAACACCAACTTGTTCATTAATGGACGCACATAATAATGCACAACCCTTTGCCCATTTTATTTTTTGATCCCACCCAAATTCACATTTACACTTCAGTTGTAATCCAGAGTTTTTCCACCATTCTAGCACATTAATATGACCACGTCCAGAACTATAGTTTAATGCGAGATGAGAATATTTTAAAGGTAATCCAGAGTTTTTCCACCATTCTAGAACTTTAACATGACCTCTTAAAGATGCATAATCCATAGTTTTTTCAGAATATCTCAATTCTAATCCAGAATGTTTCCACCATTCTAAAACATTAATCTTACCATTTCGAGATGCATCATCCAATAAATAATTTGTATATTTCAATTCTAATCTAGAATGTTTCCACCATTCTAGAACATTAATATTACCATCCATAGATACATCATCCAATGCATGTTCTGTATATTTTAAAGGTAATCCTGAATTTTTCCACCATTCTAGAACATTAATATGACCATTTATAGATGCATCATCCAATGCATGTTCTGTATATTCTAAAGGTAATCCAGAATTTTTCCACCATTCTAGAACATTAATATGACCATTTATAGATGCATCATCCAATGCATGTTCGGTATATTTTAAAGGTAATCCAGAATTTTTCCACCATTCTAGAACATTAATATGACCATATTTGGATGCTGAATTTAATGAGTGATAATCATATTCTAAAGGAAATCTTGCTTTTTTCCACCATTCAAGAAAATTAGAGTAACCATCATGTGATGCTTTACTAATAATTTTATAAGATTCAACATCATTCTTCAAATTAAATTTTGAAAGTGTTTTATAATTATATACATATGTAACATCATTTACAATTATTTTATCAGCTGTCTCAATTATTGAAAAATCATAATCAGAATAATATTCATGTTGCATAATAATAATATTTGATGGTATTATTAAACATCTTATATAATGATCGTCAGAATGCCATTCTGATATAATTTCCTCGATTCTTTTAAGTATAAAATATCCTTTATTTAATCCATTATTTAATTTTACCAATTCACCTTTATGATTTTTATAATAATTACGTTTATCAGTAACTATAAAATACATATGTAATGCCATTAATAAAAAAAATGTAAAAATTTTATAATTTCAATTTTATATCAATATGTATCAACATTTCATATGTTTCCTTTTAATATTTTAATCAAGAGTTTTGCAACCGTTCCAGAATATCAAGATGACCATGTTCTAAGGCTAATTTTAATGCCACACTAGTATATTTTAATTCTAATCCAGAGTTTTTCCACCAATCTAGGACATCAAGATGATTATATTCTAAGGCTAATTCTAATGCTGCACTAGTATATTTTAATTCTAATCCAGAGTTTTTCCACCATTCTAGAACATGAACGCAACCATTCATAAGTGTGTCAAATATATCACTACTATATTTTAATTCTAATCCAGAGTTTTTCCACCATTCCAATATATTAATATAACCTTTTATAGATGCATGTTCTATAGCTATTTCTGAATATTCCAAAGGTAATCCAGAATTTTTCCACCATTCTAAGACATCAACATGATTACCATAAACGGCCCAGACTAATGCATCATGAGAAACTAATGGTTTTTTACTATTTTTCCACCACTCTAGAACATTTATATTACCTCTGTAAGATGCCATATTTATTAGCCATTTATCAAATTCTAAATCAAGTCTAGAATTTTTCAACCATTCTAGAACATCAACGCGTCCGTTAAAAGACGCTAACAAAATATAAAATTTGGAAATAAACTCTAAATTCAATTTAAACTTTTTAATTGTTTTTGGATTAAACAAATCATATTTATAATTACTCAAAATTATTTTATCAGTTACATAATAATTTTTACCAGATTCATTATAACAACGCACATTTGCATTAAATGGTACTATTACACTTTTAATATAAGTATGTGTGAGAGGTTTCATATCTACTGACATAATAGTTTTAGAACATTCTAATAAATATGTTTTTTTATCTGAATATGTAGGAATATGATCTGGATATTCTTTACTAACTATTAGGAAAAACATATTTTAATATTTTTAATAAAATGTCAATCAATTTTTATTAAAGTTTTTTAATGTGTTTTCAATGTGTATCTTTGAATAAAAGTTTATTATAAAGTTTTCTTTGTTTTACGAGTTATACAATCATATGATCCCCCTTTCATATATTTTAAAGGTAATCCAGAATTTTCCCACCATTTTATAACATCAGATAAACGATACCACGCCGCAAAATCTAATGCACGTTCCGAATATTTGAGTGGTAATCCAGAATTTTTCCACCAATCTAAAATATCAATTCGCTGATATCGTGATGATTCATCTAATATTTTTTCAGTATATTTTAGTTCTAACCCTGAATTTTTCCACCAATCTAGGACATTTGTATTTCTAATGTCTAGTGCATCAGTAGAATATGTAAATTTAAATCCTGAATTTTTCCACCATTCTAGGACATTTATATGGCCTAGTCTTGATATATTATCCAATGATATTACATCATGTTTTAATTCTAATCCAGAGTGTTTCAACCAATCTAGAACCTCAGTATGATTATTATCTGATGCATAATATAATATATCTGTATCATATTTTAAAGGTAATCCACTATTAAACCACCATTCTAGAACATTTACATGTCCATTTTCAGATGCCAAATACATTGCATGTGTTGAATATTTTAAAGGTAATCCACTATTAAACCACCATTCTAGAACACCAATATGACCATATTCAGATGCTAAATCTAACGCATTTTCAGAATATTTTAATTCTAGTCCAGAGTTTTTCCACCATTCTAATACATTAATATGATTCCATTTTGACGCACCGTCAAGTAAATCAACTGAATATTTTAGATGTAAACCAGAGATTTTCCACCATTCCAACACTTCAATACTTCTATTATAACAATATACATTTTTAGGTGGCGAAAAACGTACATCTACATCATCCAACGCATGTTCATCATATTTTAATTCTAGACCGGAGTTTTTCCACCATTCTAGAACATGTGTATGCCCCATAATTGAAGCAACTCTCAAAGAACGCTCATCATATTCAAAAGGTAATTTACTATTTAACCACCATTCTAGAACATTTACGTGACCATTTCGCGAAACATTTGCTAATGTGGTTGAAGTACATTCAAATTCAATTCCTGACTTATACAGAAAATCTAACGTATCAACACGACCACCAGCACAAACTCGATCAATATATTGTTTATTAATATCAATATTAAATTTTACAATTGTTTTTGGATCAAGCAAATTATATTTTTGATTACTTAAAATAATTTTGTCAGATACTATTTTATTAAATTTATCATATGTAAATTTAGCATTTGGTGGCATTATTACAGGTCTTATAAAAATATTTGAACGGCTGGACAAAAGAACTATATCGTTAATAACAATACGTGTTCCAATAGCAAAAAAACTTCCTGTATTTATACCTATTTTTAATTTACATTCCTTTTTATTATAAACATTATTATGGTGATCATTTGCATCAGTCAATATAAAATACATATTCATACATACAATAATATAAAAAAATCAATTTTTTAATGTTGGAGTTGTGCTTGGTAATTAATAATTTTAGAGATATTTTATGGGTAATCTTGAATTAATCCACCATTCTTGAACTTTAACGAGACCTTTTTTGCATACATCAACTAACAAATCTTCATTATATTCTAGATTTAATCTTGAATTAGCCCACCAATGTAAAACATGAATGTGACCCTTCATTGATGCATTATATAAGGACATATGTGAATATTTTAATTCCAATCCAGATTTTTTCCACCATTCCAAAACATCAATATGGCCTTGAGCAGATGCAGTATCAATTGATGTTTCATCATATTTTAAAGGTAATCCAGAATTTTTCCACCATTCTAGAATATGTATGTGACGCCCGTAAGATGCCAAATATATACTTCTTTCAGAGTATCTAAATTCTAGTCCAGATTCTTCAAGCCACCATTTAAGGTAATTAAGATTGCCACTTGAAAATGCTGGATCTAAAGAAGTATCATTACATCTAATATTTATGTTATTGTTTTTTAAATATTTTACAATATCTATATTATTATTATTACATGCCATACCAATATAATGAGGATTTTTAAATATATCAATTGCATTAAATTTTATAATTTTTTTAATATCTAGAATAGTAAAATTAGCATCACCATTTCCTATAATTACTTTATTAGATGTTCTAAGATTTTTATTTATGTAAGTAATTTGTGCATCTGGAGGAAGAACTACATGTATAACATAAATATCAAAATAACTACACAATATAGGTGTTCTATATAGTCTAAAAGTACCAACATTTAGTCCTGGTGTAAACTTAGATAAGTCATCAGTCATGATAAAATACATATTGATGCGTTATTGTATATAAAAAATTAAATCAATTTTAATATCATATTGTGTAATGTGAATGTGAACAGCAATTTATTTTATTGGTAATTTACTTTCAAGCCACCATTTTAATGTACGTGGTTCACATTCTTGGAAAGCTCTGTATGAATATTTCAATTCTAAACCAGAGTTTTTCCACCATTCTAGAACAAGAATACGATTTGACTGAGATGCAACATCTATTGCCTCTTCAGTATATTTTAAAGGTAATTCAGAGTTTTTCCACCATTCTAGAATAGAAATTGAACCAATCATTGATGCATTATTGATTGCCTCTTCAGTATATTTTAAAGGTAATTCAGAGTTTTTCCACCATTCTAGAATATTTATTCTAGAACATTTTGATGCGATATTTATAGCCTCTTTAGTATATTTTAAAGGTAATCCAGAGTTTTTCCACCATTCTAGAACGCTAGTTGAACCTGATGCATAATCTATAGCATATTCAGTATATTTTAAAGGTAATCCAGAGTTTTTCCACCATTCTAGAACAAGAATACGACTTGACTGAGATGAACTATCTATTGCCTCTTCAGTATATTTTAAAGGTAATCCAGAGTTTTTCCACCATTCTAGACTAGAAATTTGACCAATCATTGATGCATTATTCATTGCAAATTCAGTATATTTTAAAGGTAATCCCGAGTTTCTCCACCATTCTAGAATATATATTCTAGAATACCTTGATGCAGTATTTATAGCGTCTTCAGTATATTTTAAAGGTAATCCAGAGTTTTTCCACCATTCTAGAACATTAATTGAACCAGATCCACCGGATGCATAGTCTATACAATAGTCAGTATATTTTAAAGGTAATCCAGAGTTTTTCCACCACTCTAGAGCACTCATACTCCCATGATCCATAACATGACTGTTATACTTCAAGGGTAAACCTGAGTTTTTCCACCATTCTAGGACATTAATTTGACTCCTACTAGATGCATAATATAATGCTTTTTCATCATATTTTAAGGGTAAATTACTATGTAAAAACCAGTCTAAAACATTTATATGTCCTTCTTGAGATGCTAAATATATAGAATGTAAATAGTAAAAGGGTAATCCAGAGTTTTTCCACCATTCTAAAATATTAATATTGCTGTATTGAGATGCGGCATCTAATATATCTCCAATATTATCTTTCATTTTAATATATTCAGTAATCAATCCAGAATTTATCCACCACTCCAAAACATTAACATGCCCTTCTTTTGCAGCATAATCTAATGATAAAGAACTATATTTCAATGGTAATCCAGAGTTTTTCCACCATTCTAGAACATTAATGTGACCATTCTTGGAAGCTTCATCCATTGTTTTTTCAGAATATTGTAAATCAAATCCATATTTTATTCTAGATTTTAAAAACCATTCTAAAATATGTATAAAACCTAGTCTTGATGCTGTATCTAATAAATTATATTCTAAATCTGATATATTTTTTTTAAAATATTTTGTTGGTACCATATTATTCTCTTCACACCATTCTAAAATTAATAAGTTACCATATGAAAACGCAAAACTAAATATAGTTGAGTGAGAAGCATTATGATCATCTTGTAGTATTTTTATTATTTGAGTTTTATATTTGGGATGTTTATATAGATGTTGTAATGTATCATTTCTATTTGCTCGACACAATGCCCCAATATATTGTTTAGTTACATCTAATTTAAATTTTAGAATGGTTTCTATATCAAATATATTATAAGAATCTCTCATAATAAAATTATTATTTTTGATATATGTTTTATAATCAGTATCTATGCGATATCCAATATTCATATTGTCCCATTTAGTTAAGTTTGTATCATTTTTTTTTATGACAATATGAATATATAGTGGTTCAAGTGAAGATTCCCACATATTATAATTACATTTGAAATTTATGTCAAGAGATATAAAAGATAAAATTTGGTTTTTTTTACGTATCACAATATACATTATATTTAATTTTAACTATCAACTCATTTCAATTTTACGATGATTGATATATATTATTTTATAGGCAATTTGCTTTCCAACCACCATTTTAGTGTACTTGGACTACAATTATTTAATGTTTCTTGTGAATATTTTAACTCTAATCCACTATTTTTCCACCATTCTAGAGTGAAAATACTATTTGATTTAGATGCATTATTTAAAGCATTTTCAGTGTATTTTAAAGGCAATCCTGAATTTTTCCACCATTCTAGAATTTCAATAGATTTGCAATACCCTTGAGATGCTGAATCTATAGAGACTTCTGAATATTTTAAAGGTAATCCTGAGTTTTTCCACCATTCTAATACATCAATATTTACCCAGACCATAGTAAGATAGTCATATTTTAGAGGTAATCCTGAGTTTTTCCACCATTCTAGAACATTAATATGACTGTGTTGTGATGCGCATTGCAATGCTTTTTCATCATATTCCAAAGGTAAATTGCTATGTAAAAACCATTCTAAAATATGTACATGTCCTTCGCTGGATGCTAAATTTATAGATTGTGAATAATGAAATGGTAATCCAGAGTTTTTCCACCATTCTAGAATATTAAGATTTCCTAACTGAGATGCGGAGTCTAATATACTTTTGATTTTATTTTCAATATTATTTTCTGTTTCGATATGTTTAGAAATAGAAATTAATTCATTATTTTTCCACCATTCTAAAACATGATAATGATTATTTGAAATGGCATATTCTAATGCTGATAGACTACATTTTATGGGTAATCCTGTGTTTTTCCACCAATCTAGAACATTAATGTGACTATTTTTGGAAGCCCAATCTAGTGCGTCTTCAGAATATTTTAATTCTAATCCACTATTAAGCCACTAATTTAGAACATTAATGTGATTATTTTTGGAAGCCCAATCCAGTGCTTTTTCATAATATTTTAATTCTAATTCACTATTAAACCACCAATCTAGAACATTAGTATAACCAGAACCAGAAGCGGAATTCAGTGCATTATCAGAATATTTTAACTCAAATCCATATTTTAATCCGGATTTTATGAACCAATCTAAAATATGTATTACTCCATGACTGGATCCAAGGTCTAATATACGAGAATAATTTGACGTGTTAAAATATTTTATTGGCATTGTATTATTCTCTTCACCCCATTCTAAAATTAATGAACTACCATTGCATAACCCAGTATAAAATATATAGGGATAATGATAATTTCTACTAATGCAATCAATGCAATCATCTTCCAGCATTTTTATTATCTTATTTTTATAATTCGTATGTTTATATAGATGTTGTAATGTATCATTTCTATTTGCTCGACATAATGCCCCAATATATTGTTTAGTTACATCTAATTTAAAATTTAGAATGGTTTCTATATCAAATATATTATAAGAATCACTTATAATAACATTATTATCTTCAATATATGAATATGTTTCTGGACTAATAACATCAGCGAAATTATAATACATTAACTTTTTTTCAATAAGTATATTAATATATATATTTTTAATCGAATATCTTTCACATAAATATTCATCAAGTTTGAGATTTTTAATGTTTTTACAAATTAAAATTCCATTAACGGTGCTTATTTTAACATACATTATATTTAATTTCCCGGTTTTAATTATCAAACTATTTCAATTTTAAGATGACCAATTGAAATATAAAATAAAATACAAAAATATTTACATTAAAAAAGTTTACTTACCAAATGTTTGATGGATACTTTCTTTACTATTGGCTTGAGCAATAGTTGCGGATAACTTACGTTGTTCATTAACTTCATCCTTTAATTTGGTGATATAATCGTGCAAATTAGAAATTTCAGTTTTCAACATTTTATTTTCAGCTTGAGTTTCAGCAAATACAGCTTTGTGACGTAATTCTTGAGAACTTACAGCACTTTGTAAATCTTCTTTAGCTTTCTTTGTCAATTCATCCCTTAATTTATTTAACTCTGTTTGATGCTCTGCGATCACAGTCTCATGTCCTTCACGAAGACTTTCTAATTCACTTTCATCAATAGGAACTTCACCGGTTTCAGCCAAAAAATTAATTGCGATTTCTCTCTTATGTTCAGCTAACTTCTGACTCGCCTTTATTTTTGCATCCTTTAACTCATTCTCAATCAACGTTTTCGACTCTTTTAATTGTTTTGATCTATCCTCTATTTGTAGATCCAAATTGTCTATCATTTCTTTTGTCAAATTCTGAAAAGTTTTCACAGATTCCGCAAAAGAATCACGATTCACTGACAGATTATTTATTGCTTTTGTTAATAATATACGCGAAGAATCACCATTCTCTACACTAGATGGTGTACTAGAAACTTCTTTTACTTTTGAGATTTTAGCAGGCATTTTTGTCTTGTTTTAGTTCGATCAACTCGATAATTTATATTATCTAAAAAAAGCTTAAGCTAAATTTTTAATCATTTTTATTTGTCCATATTAAACAACTATAATATATTCCCTAGAAACACCTAATAGACTATTTGAACGCTCTTAAAAATTGAATATTAAATATTGGATTTATTGGTGGTGTATTAGACTGTTACTGATTATCTGCAAATGGAAGTTTTTCAATTCTATGAATATCCTAGAACTATTTTGGTTGTTTACCAATATAACAACGTAGATAAAATTATACAATATGGAGCAACTATACATAATGAGAATAGTTTAGATTCCAATAATTCCTACGATCGTGAAAAACATCTTTCGACAGCTTTATTTAGATATAATAATAATCCTAGAATAATTCAAATTGATCTTAATAATTTTACCCTAGAGGAAAGAGAACACAAAATTAGAAATCTTCTTTGTATTCATGGTTGCAAATAGATTATTTTCTCTATTCAGATTAAATATAAATATTGAAATATGTCTCAAAGAAAAAAACAGACACAAAAAGGTAGAGGGTTTTTTAAAAGTGATCCACCAGGCAATAAACAATATAAATTATTCAGTCAAGCCAAAAAATCTGAAAAAGATTTTCTTAAAATTTTAAAAGAATACAACAGTGTAACAACTAAATATTACCAAAAATACCAACAACATATTAGTAATCTTATAGATTTAGATAGTTCGTTTAATGGTGTTGATTCTTTCAAAAAATCATTTGATCTCTTATTCAGTTCCGAAGACAAAAATAATATTGGACCTCAATCTTTATTACTCAATAATTATACTGATATCGAATATTTCTACGAAATCGATGACATCCTCAAATATCATTTTGTACAACAACTCACTTATCTCCTCACGAAAGCATACACTGACCAAGAAAGACTTCTTATCCGTCAAATAACCATACAAAATGTTATGACATCACCAGTTATGGTTATTATTACTGCGGATGGTCGTAGTACTGGTATGTTACCTATACCACATATTAAATATAATATTGATTATGCTAGTCTAAAAGCAATAATTGATCAAGTTATAAATCATATGAGAAGTACATTAGAAAATACTTCGATGCCGGCGACACCATTATTTCCGGTAGCTGATATTAAACCTGCTACTTTAGTTGATTTAAAAAGTCCAGAAGTAAAACAAGATGTTAAAATTACTTCCGAAACTCCTGCACCACCTGATGCCAAAAAAGAAAAAAAAATAGATGAAGTTAAAATACCAGAAAATCAACCTGTTTTACCAGTATTCAAAATTGATATACCCAAGAAAGCTTCACCACCCAGCCAAAAAAGAAGTCAACAGAAACCCTTTGACAAAGGTAATGACAAAGGGAACGATAAGGGGAAATCCAAATGGAAAAAGTAAATTATTTTTTTTACCAAATATTTATTATATCACTGTCAGACATATACATTTTATCAGATTCATTCATTTTTAAAAATCTTTGAAAATGTATATTATTTTTTAAAGGAATATTAGTTCTAGCTTCTGTCGGTGAATGTGGATCAATCGTTAAAAACTTTAACTCTATTTCTGGAGTTCTTAAAGCCTTAAAAAGTTGCGCATACCCCTCAAAAAAAGATCTCCATGCAACCTCCTTTTCTTCATCCGATTTATCCTTAATAATACAATATAATGCTTCAGAAGCTAATTTTAATCCACCAATGTCCGCTATATTTTCACCCATAGTTAAATCACCATTAACTGGTTTACCTTGTACCAAGACTTTTTCATATTGTTCTTTGACTATTTGAGCTTTTCTTTTAAATTTTTCATCATCCTCAACTGACCACCAATCCCTCAAATTACCATGTTGATCATATTTTCTACCTTGATCATCAAACCCATGAATCATTTCATGTCCTATAATCATACCAATTGTCCCCAGATTATATGATATATCTTTTGACATGTCGAAAAAAGGTGGTTGTAATATACCAGCAGGGAAAACCATCTTATTTAAACTACTGTCATAATAGGCATTGACTATATGAGGACACATATCCCATAATTTAGGATTAACTTTTGTATAAAATTTATTAACATGATTATTAACCCAATACCATGAATAATAATCATTAATCATATCAATCAAATTTGCATATTCATTTTTCTCCCATAATCCATCAAATTTATGATATTCTTCTGAACTTCCAAAATCAAATTTCATACTATCCAATTTTTCATATGCTATTGTTTTAGTTGATGACGCCATCCAATCATTAAGCTCAATGCTACGTTTCAATTGTATTTTAATTAAACCAACCATATTATTCAAGAATACTCGGTTAGACTCTGGATAATACTTTTCTACATAAATTTTACCAATTTCATCACCAATTAATTGATCTATATTATCTAAGGCAAATTTCCATAACTCTTTAGGCTTTTGAATACCACTTAAAACTTTCTCATGAAACTCAAAATGAAGATCTCTTTGTTGTTGTGTATCATATTTAGCATAATGATCAATTAATCTCAACTTAACATATTCTTTCATAGTTTCCAAATCTAATTTCTCAAATTCATCACGATAGAAATTACATAAACCAATATTATCCACAACCACATAATCCATTTTAGATATATTTCTCAAATTTTCACAATAACTTGGAAAATACTTCATAAAATCTGTCCAGGATACTTTATTATACGTTAAATCTGGATCACGTTTTTGTGTTGGTGTTAAATGTTTTTCAGCTAGCGTTTCCTCAAATTTCCATAAATTTAATGCATTAAATTCAACATTATATATATTACCTATTTTATTTACATAATTTATATAAGCATCCTTGTGAATAGCATGATCATTTGAACCGTCATAATATGATTTATCAGGTAAATTTAATCCACTCATTATGACAGTCGGAACCAACAGATCTGATTGTTTATCATCTGGTCTAGAAATTAAATAAAACATTGTATTAACACCATAATCACACCATAAAATAGCCATTTCTTTCTGTAAATCTTTATGGTTACTAATATGATTCAATCTCTCTAAAACTTCTTTGAGGTTATTAGAAGGTTGTTCTGGGACATTCATACTCATTTTATAAACTTTTCCAACATTATTTTCATCAGACTTGGCAATATCAATCAATTTATTACGATTATCAACCATTAATTTATGAAAATTAGTATATTGTGCAAATTCAGAAGGAATTTTGGTGTTCTTTAACCATTCACCATTGACATATAAATAATAATTATCTTTTGGATCAACATCTGATTTTCTATATTTTTTATACAAATAATAACTACCAGATATCGCTCCAGCTCCAATTACTGATGCAGCTCCTAATTTTAATAATAATGACATTTATTTATTATTTTCTAGGTACCTTTATTTTATTTTTTTGTGTATCGTTTTTTGGAAGAATTTCTAGTGGATTTTTTAGTAATTTTTTTAGTAATTTTTTTAGTAATTTTTTTAGTTTTTCCACCACCAATACTATTTTTAATATTAAAAATTACTAGAAACTTTGTTGATAGGATGATTGGATTTGAAGTATTGACAAAATTATATGGTAGTTCATCAAATGATAATAATCTATACACATATTTGGATCCCAGTAGTGTTTTAATTTTAACTTCATCGTATTCTGGAGTAGTTGGAGTTATTAATTTTCCGTTAATCTTTAACAAAGATTTTCCAGTTTCTATAAAATCTATGAATGTTTTATCATTAGAAAAAATAGGACAATATTGAAACCATACTAGATCAAATTTTTTTTCAATAGTTTTTAATTCTCCAAATTGATTTTCTGATTTTGGACACTTCTCGTCAATATCACTATAATAAATATTAATTTTAGTTTTTTTATTATGACTACTGTTATTATTCCCAACATTAAAACTTAATTTAGGACTGACTTCAACAGCATTTTGGTCACTTTTATATGGCTCATTACAATGGCAACCAACTAGTATATCCATTTCGTTACTAAAAATTTTAGATATTTTGTCCCACATTTAATATAATACCTTTAGAAAATTTTCTAAGATATAAAAGTAAAAATTTTAAGATGTTCTAGATGTGATTACATGCACATTCAAGAGCATTCGGAAGTTTTCGTAAATTTCACGAAAAAAACACTTGAAATATTAGAATTTTTAAATAACATTCGTGATGATTACGAAAATCTCCGAAATCCTTTGAGAGTTTATGTGCGACTCTTAGGGGTCTTAAGACCAGAAGGGTATCAGGAGTCCAAAAAATAACTGTAAATTTTACCTGGAAACCTTTGGAAAAAGCAAAATATTCTAGTCGCGATATAATCTAGAATAATATTTTTTAAAAACTTTCTAGGACACAAAAGTAAAATTTTTAATATGTTCTAGATGTAAATGAATCTAGAATAATATTTTTAAAAACTTTCTAGTGCATAAAAGTAAAAATTCTAAGATGTTCTAGTTGTGATTACATACACATTCAAGAGCATTCGGAAGTTTTCGTAAATTTCACGAAAAAAACACTTGAAATATTAGAATTTTTAAATAACATTCGTGATGATTACGAAAATCTCCGAAATCCTTTGAGAGTTTATGTGCAACTCTTAGGGGTCTTAAGACCAGAAGGGTATCAGGAGTCCAAAAAATAACTGTAAATTTTACCTGGAAACCTTTGGAAAAAGCAAAATATTCTAGTCGCGATATAATCTAGAATAATATTTTTAAAAACTTTCTAGTGCATAAAAGTAAAATTTTTAAGATGTTCTAGATGTAAATGAATCTAGAATAATATTTTTAAAAACTTTCTAGTGCATAAAAGTAAAAATTCTAAGATGTTCTAGTTGTGATTACATACACATTCAAGAGCATTCGGAAGTTTTCGTAAATTTCACGAAAAAAACACTTGAAATATTAGAATTTTTAAATAACATTCGTGATGATTACGAAAATCTCCGAAATCCTTTGAGAGTTTATGTGCAACTCTTAGGGGTCTTAAGACCAGAAGGGTATTAGGAGTTCAAAAAATAACTGTAAATTTTACCTGGAAACCTTTGGAAAAAGCAAACTATTCTAGATGCGATTCAATCTAGAATAATATTTTTTTAAAACTTTCCAGATGAATAAAAAAAATTGAATATTACCAAAATAAATATGTAATATTATTTGAATCAGTAATGACATCAACAACACTAGCCATTAAAAATTTAGAAGATGTATTATTCACTTTGAATGAAAACAATAAATCAGCAGCTGACCAAGCTAATTCTTTATTAATGACATCAATTTATAAAGTAGCAACTGAATCACAAGTAGCTTCAAAATCATTTGATGATTCACTATATGAAATATTTAACGATATTGAATCATGTGTAATTGAACATACTCCTGTATTTAATCCTTCATTTGTCGTTGAAATGAAAGATGGCAAAGGATATTCAATTATAGAAAACTGGGACACCTCTAAAGGATTATTACCTGATCGTAAAGTAGTCGGTTATTATGTTATCACTATTTACTATGCTGATATTCACCCAACATCAAAACAATATTATCAAGATTCCCAGCGGTGTGGCTTCGAAATTGATAATTATATGAATATGTATCATCCAACTAATAAATTTTACATAATGATAAACAAAACATCGTTTCCCCTGTTTCCATTTTATATGTTCCGGAAACATTTTGTCAACGACAGTAACCCATCTTATCAAAAACAATTATTACCTTCTTGTACAGCCAACCATGATGATTATTTAAATCTAAAATTTAATATGACTGAAAATGTTAATTACTCTAAGAAAGACAATAGAGATACAATTCTAGCTAATGTGCATAGTTTAGTGCATCCACAATATAAAAATCTATTAGAATTTGTAGAAAAATTTAGAAATTTCTCAGAATATAAATTTGATATTACTGATACAAATGGAGCAAATCAAAAAGAACGTGAAGAAAAACTAGAACAAAAAAGGGAAATTTACAGTGCTCAATCAAAAATTATTAGAGGACTCGAAACTAAACTAGAAGAAACTCTAACTAAATATAAAGCATCAACCCAATTTATAGAAACCATCACAAATAAATTAAATACATCTCTGACTGAACTTGTACAAAAAAATAGAGAAATTGATGTTAAAAATGCACAAATCTTAAAACTGGAACATAAATTAATTGAAACATCGAAAACATTAGAGACAGAAAAGAATCAGACAATTAATGAATTGAACATTGAACATGAAAAAAATGTATTAATTTTAAAACGTCAGTTGGTTGATGCTGACTGTTTCAAAACTCAATGTTCATCATTGGAAATTACTATTGATGATGTTAAAAATGATTTATCGAACGCCAAATTACAAATCCAAAAAGAAAAAGATAGTAACAAAGGATTATTACAATCTATTATTAACACAAAAGAAGAATTATCGAAGGTCAAAGCAGATAATGAAGAACTATTAAAAACTATTTCTGAATATACGAAGTTGAATAGAAATATGGAAAATGAAAATAATGATAAAAATAATATAATTGAAAAGTTAAAAGTTGAGAATAAGTTTTTATCCGATCAAGTATCCCAAAAATATAATGAAAAAAATGATGAACTATTCAAAGCTCTCAATCAAAGAATTAAAGAATTAGAAAAGGAGTACAAAGATTTATCAAAATCATATAAAACAGTTAATGACTCCAAAAATAGATCAGATACTGAATTAGCAAATATTAAACAACTATTGTCAAAAATTAAGTAGAATTGGGGAAATAACTTAAAATAAAAAGGGTATAAGATTTATTTCTATTTTTTATCATAATATGGAGCAAATAGATAAAAAAATTAATTATCCCCAAGGAGCGGATTTGACATCTGAAAATTTACCATCATTCAACAGTTTTGATGATTTAGATTTGAGAGATTTACTACGAAGAGGTATTTATAGTTATGGTTATGAAAGACCTAGTGCTATTCAAAGTAAAGGTATTTATCCAATTATTCAAAATCGTGATGTAATTGGTCAAGCACAATCTGGTATGGGAAAAACTGCTACTTATTCAATCGGACTTTTACAAGTTATTGATCCTAATCTCAAGGATACTCAAGCAATTGTATTAGCAAATACTCGTGAATTAGCCGATCAAGTAGAATCTGTTATTAGACATCTAGGACAATATTTGAAAATAAACGTGTGTTTAGCTATTAGTGGTAATCCAATTGATAAAAATATTGAAGCACTTCGCAAAAGACCTCATGTTGTTGTTGGTACTCCTGGTAGAGTATATGATATGATACGTAAAGGGGCTTTAAGAACTAGATCAGTTAAAATAATTGTGATTGATGAGGCAGATGAAATGTTAAAAAAGAGATATACACCGCGTCATGATAACCGCAATGATAATCGACATGACCAAGGTGATAAAAAGATGGATTTTCTTCAGCAAATTGAACATATTTTTAGATCATTACCGAATGATGTGCAAGCAGCTTTATTTAGTGCTACAATGCCAGATGATTTTTTCGAAATTACTAAAAAATTAATGAGAAATCCAATTAAAATTCTAGTTGAACCGGAGAAATTGAGTCTCTCAGGTATTAAACAATATTATGTAAATATTGACAGAAATGAGCATAAATTTGATATGTTATGTGATTTGTATAATGTTTTAACTATTACACAAGCCATTATATATTGTAATTCTCGCAAAATGGTTGAAGATTTGAGTCAAAGACTAATAGATGCAAACTTTAGTATTTCTTCAATTCATGGTTCTATGACACCTTTTGAGAGAGAAGAAAGAATGAGACAGTTTAAAACTGGAGGTACAAGAGTCTTAGTATCAACAGACCTTCTTTCACGTGGTATTGATGTTCAACAAATTTCTATAGTTATTAATTATGATATACCTAGATCAGTAGATAATTATTTACATAGAATTGGTAGAAGTGGTAGATATGGCCGCAAAGGAGTTGCTATTAATTTTAAAACCCCATATGATGATTATAAAATGAACGACATTGAAAAACACTATAATATTCAAATAGATGAATGGCCTTCCGATCCTGAAGAAATTTCAGAATTTCTATAAAAGAAAAAATTTTAATTGATTTGTTAGATCAATTAATTTAGTTTATTTTTTTGATTTAATGATTATGATTATTGAAGAACAACTTCAGAATCTTGTTCTGAAATTGTTTAGTGTCAGTGATGCATTGCGTCAATCGCACTCTCAATCTCATGCTGAGCGTGCCAACGGTCCTTGCACGGCTTCACCGCCTTGCGGCGCCTGCCCAGGTAGCGGAATTTCACCCTCATCCCCTGAATCTCTTGCCGACTCGGTGCATCTGGGTTGCTCCACACGCGCGTCTGCTCGCCATCTGAATCATCGTCAGAATCATCGTCAGAATCATCGTCAAAATCATCATCAGAACAGTTTCCTGAATCTGAATCGTCTTGCTGAGGATGCTGAGGATGCTCTGAAACGATCTCAACCCTCATGGGGTCGGCTGAGAAGCGACGTGAGAAGCAAATCGTGCAACGACGTCCACGTTCCCCTAGAGGACAGGTGACTGTCGCGATGTACTTCCCTGTCTCTTGATCCGTTGAGATCACAATCTGATGACGCTCAGATGTGTTCGCGCCAGTTGGCATGTGCTCTCCCACACACGTTGTGCATGTTGGACGAGTGCACTTGGTTGTCAGTTGCGTTGTGTGATCAGAGATGATGTTGAGGGTGATGGTCTTGCAACCAAACTCCTTTTGCAACTCCTCACTGAACCGAACATCACTGTTTCGACGCCACTTCGGAATCGGTGGCAGCCTTTCAACATGACGCGAATGATTGGCTCGGGCACGCCGAGCACACTGAGCGCGACTGATCAACGACGGATGACCTGTAGTCTCGCCCTTTGGTTGAATGTGACCGTCAAGACGACTATCGTAATGACGCTTGCTTGTTGTAGTACCACTCACTTGAGGAGGTGGTGCTTGAAATGGATTGTTACCAAACATGATTTTATGTAGTTGATGTGAATATAATATCACACCGAAATGGTTATTCAATTTTTTTAATATGTTAATACACAAAATATCCAAAAAATACTTAATATTTTACATTATTTTTTATGTTTCCTATTAGTATGTTTCTTATTAGTATTTTTCCGAGTAGTATGTTTTTTTACATTGGGCTTTTTAACTGAGTGTTTTCTATTTTTTTTCAAACGCGTTGGTTGCATATTAGCATAATATTGAACAACCATTGCTCTTTTTTCTCTACCACTCAAACTAGTAACACCAGATGGTGTTGTTATTTCATGTGATGGCATAACAGATTCTTTAGTAGATACAAAGGTAATAGTATTATCATCAGGTGATGTAAAAGTACTACTCAAATCACGACTATATAAGACTGTAGGTTGTTCAGATGTTAATCCAAAACTTTCCTTCTTTTTATTATTTTTTTTAACAGGTTTTTTAACGGTTTTTTTTTGTTTTTTAGGCATTATATTATTTACATAAAATATGAGAAAAAAAGAGTTCAAACAATTCTTTTATTTTCTATAAGAAAATCAAAACCCTTAAACATACATGAAATATTTAGCATGGGATATTGGTATTAAAAATTTAGCTTATTCTACTATAGATTATGATCCTGAAAAGAAAACCAAAACAATAATAAATTGGGGAGTCATTAACCTTATGGATGCAGCAGACGAAGAAGTTAAAAAAATCCATTTGTGTTGTGAAAGTAGTGCCAAAGGTGATAAATGTAAAGTTAAAGCAATTTTCCTATTTGCTGATGATCCCACACAAGGTCTTTGTAAAAAACACAAGCAAATGAACAAATACAAAGCAACCAACTTTCTTGATCTTAGTCACAAAATAACATGTTGCTACCAAATTAAGGATAAAACTATTAAAGATTCTGAATCAACTAGTCATTCTTGTGGTAAAACCGCAATGTTTTGTTCTAAAACAAATCTAAATTTATCTTATTGCAAACAACACTTGAAAGTTGTCCAAAAGAAAGATAAGTTTGAAATATATGAAATTAAAATAACTAAAAAAGCAAAAGCTATGGGACAACCTATGTTGAAACTAGCCGAAAATTTATATTCACACTTAAATAAAAATCAAAATGATTTTCTGGATGTAGATGAAGTCATTATTGAAAATCAACCTGTATTGAAAAATCCAACCATGAAATCTATACAAATATTATTATATAGTTGGTTCGTCATACATGGTACAATGCCCAAAAAAATAAATGATATTCATTTCTTTTCCGCTAGCAAAAAACTAGAAGCATATGACGACAAAGACGATGAAATTGGTAAAACTGTCTCGGGTAATCAATATCAAATGAATAAGAAAAAAGCTGTCCTGTACACTACTGAAATGCTTAAGAATAACTCAAAATGGAAGACATTCTTCGAAACACACAAAAAGAAAGACGATTTGGCTGATGCTTATTTAACAAATTGCTATTATATTGATCGCAAATATAATACACAAAAAGACCCTAAAAAAGACTCTAAAAAAGATATACAAGAAAATACTAAAATAGATCCAAAAGTGGATTTACAAATGGATCTTAGGACAGAAGAAGTAAAATGCGGAGAAGTTAAAAAAAATAAAAATAAATTAATGGATTTTTTTGCAAAGAAAACTTAAAAAGATTTGACGTTCTAATGCGTATAAGTAATAATTTTTCTTTCTAGATAAAACTTTAAATTGTGCAATGAGTTTTAAATTTGATTCGCTAGACGATCTAAAAGATATATCCCTCGATTTTGGACCATCATCTCCAAACAATAATAATAATAACAATAATAATAACAGACCTAATTTAGTTATTCGTGATCCTCCTCGATCATTTACACCTACTAGTAGTTCAAATAGAGGTGATTCTTCGATTGGTTTAGATTTAATCATTAATAAAGATAAACAAAAAAAACCAAGTCCTAGATCATCTCCAGTTACTTTTAGTGCTCCTGTAGAAGAACCTAAATCTTCTTTTACGCGTAATATATATAAAAAAATAGAAAATGATACTCCAAACTTGAACTTGGATATTGGTGAAAATTTTAATAGTTTAGATGATTTCTTAAAAGATGATCTAAAATCTTCTTCTGGTGGCGGAAGATCTAATAATGGAGTTCCATCTCCAGTCGAAATAAAACCCCCATCAAGTAATATTGGTTTTAATTTTAACGATGATCTTTTAACTCCAGAACCTTCTTCATATAATCATAATGTTCATACGGTACCAATGACATCCCCACAAGCACCTGAAAAACCAATGTCAATTGAGGAAAGACAACAAAAGAAGTTTGAACTTCTTTGTAAACTGGAACGCCTTAAGAAAAAAGGTGTTATTGTACCTAGAACATACACCATGAATTCAGATTATGATGAAATTAAATTTGAATATGAAAAATTACATAATGAACGTTTAATGGATAATTCAGTTAAAATGTATCGTCAAATGTTAATTTCAACTACAACCGCGGTTGAATATTTCAATACCAAAATGAACCCATTTGATTTTCATCTCGACGGATGGTCTGATCACATTTATTCTCAACAACATGATTATGATGAAATGTTTGAAGAAATTTATGAAAAGTATAAAGAAAAAGGAAGTATGCCAGTTGAACTTAGATTAGCATTAAGTTTAGGTGGTAGTGCTCTAATGTATCATTTAAGTAACACTATGTTCAAGACTGTTTTGCCAGGTGCTCAAGATATTCTTCGTCAAAACCCAGATTTAATGAAACACATGCAACAAACTCTATTAAGTACAATGGCACAACAGGGCCCCAATGAAGCCGCATTAGCAGGTATGATGGCGGGTTCAATGGGTGTTGATCCAACACAAAAGCCACCATTTAATAATCCCTCGGCACCACCACGGAATGCTCCGGCTGATAGACGTCAAATGTCAGGTCCTAGTGGTTTGGACAACTTTTTAAATGATATCACCGGCAATAATTCTAGAAACATAAATGTTGATCTATCTTAATATCGTTCAGATCATTTTTTAATGTATTTTAATGTTTTTTTTTATTTAATATTTCAGTGTTCAAAAAAAAATTGAAATAACTATTTCTTAATATAGTGTAAAATATTATTATGAGTACAGATGAATACCAATACCAACAACTTCCCGAATTATACGATGTATCCTATGTCAATGGGTACGAGGATGAGCAATTAAAAGTTTACAAATTTAATTCTCCGAGTGATGTATATGATATTATATCATATTTTTTAGAGATTAAAAGTTCGAATGATCATTTTTATATTGTGGATATTAAAAAAATCCTAGAAAAATATAATTTATGGATGAAAGAATTACCTTTTATACTACCTTTTTATGCTATTAAAAGTAATCCAGATCCAATGATTTTAAAACTATTATCTTCTATGGGATGTGGGTTTGACTGTGCTAGTAAATCTGAAATTATTGAAGCAATTAGTTATGTTGACCATGATAAAATTATTTATGCGAATCCGTGTAAAGAAATAACACAAATTCAATTTGCACGACAAAAAAAGGTTGATTTATTAACTTTTGATTCCGAAGCTGAACTACATAAAATCAAAATTCATCATCCTAAAGCTAAATTGGTAATGAGACTCAAAGTTGATGACAGTGGATCTGTTTGTCAATTTAGTACTAAATTCGGATGTGATCCAGATGAAGCTAAAACATTATTAAACTTGATTAATGTTTTAGAATTAAATTTGGTTGGTGTTTCTTTTCATATTGGTAGTAATTGTGGAAAACCAGGTTATTATAAAAAAGCATTAGAAAATGCACGCAAAGTATTTGATATGGCCAAAGCTGATTTTGGATTTGAATTAAATCTATTAGATATTGGTGGTGGTTTTCCAGGTTATGATTCTCAAACTCAACTTGAATTTTCTCAAATAGCTTCAGAAATTAGAGAATCTGTCGATACTATTTTTGGTGATATCAAAGATAAAGTAACCTTTATCGCTGAACCAGGAAGATTCTTTTGTACTACATCACACACACTCGTTTGTAATATCATTGGACTCAAAAAGAAAGTTAATAAAAAAACTGGTGAAAAACAATATCAATACACAATTAATGAGGGATTATATGGTAGTTTTAGTGCCATTAAATTTGATTATGCTAACCCCAACATTAAACCCTTTAGTGGTCGTGATCAAACTGATTTATATCCATCTATTATATTTGGTCCTACATGTGATTCATTGGATAAATTAAGCGAAAATGCTATGTTACCTGAAATGACTATAGGAGATTGGTGTTTTGTTGAAAATTTTGGAGCATATACTAGAGCATCTTCAACAAATTTTAATGGTTTTACACCTGGTAAAGTGTATTATGTTCTTATTGATTAAAAATATAGATTATTATAGGTCACATGTAATATAAAAATTGATTTGATTTTCCCTAATATTATATTAGTGGATGCTAAGTCAATGTCGGTTACTTCGAAATCAAATCTTTTTACATTCATAACCGGCGACGCCGTCATCCAACTTTTTTTATTCTTTTTTTATTTGTTTATGGTATTTCTCAATAATAGTTTGAGCATAATGATATTCTTCTTTTGTAATTTTTTTAGGATTATATTTTCTAGGGAGAAGACAATAACTACTATCTTCATTAAATACTCCAGATACTAATATAATAAATAATGCTGTAAATATTAAAGATATTTTAATATCTCTTGTTGCTATGAAAATTATAGTAAATACAATTGCTCGTCTAACTATAACATTACTTAGAATTTCTTCTTGAAATTGACTTAATTCTAATGAAATGTAACGAGAACCTAAATTCATTAAGAGCATCATTAAACCTGCAAAATATTTACTGTTATTTAGAATATTAAAACTTGCATCAACCATATTAATAAATCCTCCACTGGCTTCTTCTATTTTAATTTTAGTCATTTTAATATCTTAATCTTATTTTCCTTTAAAATCTATTAAGAAAATTTTTACATAAAAACTATAAAAGTTGCTAGTTTAATTCAAGGGATAAAACACTGTTCCAGTTTGCTCCAAATTAACCTCTTGATAAGCATTACAACTTGCTAGAGGAGGACCATAAATATCATCATTCATTCCAGTTTGTTTTAAATCATATCTACATCCAGCAACATCGAAATCACTTTGCCCTTGTGCAAAAGTTGCTAAAGTAGTCACTGGTTGAAGTTGAGATTGCGATTGAAATTGATTTTGAAATGATTCATTTTTTTCACCAGCTTCCGCTAAATACATATTTCTCTTTATACTATCAACTGATCCAGGACATCCACACCCAAAACCTTCTACAACATCCTCGACATCATCCTTTTTAACAGTTTTCTTAGAATCATCTTCATCATCCATAGTATCCTCTTTTGCTACTTTTTTAGGTACTTTTTTAGGTACCATACATCCCATATCCTTTTGTAAGGTTTGTAATTTTTCGATACTTTCACTCAAATGCGCACATGAATCCTTTCCAGGTTCATTAAATTTTTCCTCGAAATCCATATCCATATCCACATCATTATGATTATCAAACCCTTCAACTGATTTATTACTATTAACCATCAAAGTCATAAAAAATACAGCCAACATTAAACCAACCGCAAAGTTATATGAACCTATAACAGCAGCCAAACCTAATAAAAGGATTTGACCCATTCGATCATGAAATAATAATTCTAAAGATTCTGGCATTTTAATATATCTTGGAACTGTAATCGCGACAGCAATTAGTCCTATTAAAGATAAAGTCGGAGCACTAAATTCTGACATTAAATATGTTTATAATTACTATACAGAAAATAAATTATTATATATTTGAATTTTAAAAGGAAAGTTATAATGTCAGATAAAGAAGAAGAAACTATCTCATCCATATTACGCAAAAATATCAAAAAACATAAACGCATACTACTCCTAATATCCTTCGTCGCACTCCTAATTATACTCATACATTTACCCAAAATAACCCTAGAACAATCCATAAAACACATCGGTGGTGCATCAATCCCTATGGGTTCAATGGGTGCTATGGGTGGTATGGGTGGTATGGGTGCTATGAGTGGTATGAGCGGTATGGGTGGTATGGGTGGTGAATCTGGAAATGATAATGATGGCTCTGGAAAAAAAAAGAGTAAATTAAGATTTTCACCAATGACAAGTGGTGTTAATATGATGTGGTGGGCCACTAAAAATATTTTATTATTCTATTTGTTCTTATTGTTCATAACTGTTGTACCATCATTACCTATTATTATTTATATCACTATATTCTATTTTATTATTAGTGGTCTAATTGGACGCATACAAACACTCTAGGTTATTATTTTTATTCTATTTGCATTTGCACATAATGCTTTTTAGGGTACCGCACCTTTCCATATTTGAAACAATCACATAAAAATTCTATTAACTGATCTGTCTCATCTACACTAAATTCAATGTCAATCAATTCATATACATCTACATTTTCATCTTCATTTTCATCTTCATTTTCATCTTCATTTTCATCTCCGAATTCATCAGAATTTATACATATATTATTATCAGCAAATTCGAAAAAAATTGCGAGATTTTTTTTCCAAATGATATATACACATCTTTTTTTATCATCATCCTCTATGCTAATAGGCATCTGCATTCTAGGATCTGTTTTGCACGCATTATAAATTTTTTTAAGTGAATTGTATAATTCATTACACCCCATAGGAAAAATATGTTGCAAATTATAATTAATAATATCCTCAAATGCTTTTTCACGCATATCACGTGCTTCAATAAATTTTTGTCTAATAGTTTGAATATCAATATCTTTTGTGTTAATTACTATTGTTTCAAATTGTTCTCGTAAATGCCTACTGTTCGTGTGTGCTACTTTTTGTATACTCAATTCAATACGATCATCATAATATTTATAGCTATTAAATTCTTTACAAAGATCCTCAATTTCACTCATTTCATTATCCATTTAGCAAGTACCAATTATAGATTCTCTAAATCAATTTTTTAATATTTCAGATATATAAAGGCAAATTTAATTTTAAATGACCGAAGAAGATGATAAAACTCTTTGGCAAAGAGTTAAAAGTATAATTCATAAATACCAAAATCTCCTTTATTCCATCGCAATTTTATTAATTCTAATTAATATACAAAACCCCCAATCTTTATATACTACCGTTATGCAAAAACAAAAAGGAGGTAATCCTGAAAATATACCATCTGGTATCGGAAGTAAACTTAAGGGGATAAAGAATGCTAATTTTTTCACAACAGCTATGGGATGGATGCTAGGATTATTCCAAACATTTGCTATGTTCGGTGGATTAATAATAGTATTGGCGGTATTACCAGCATTACCATTATTTATATTCATGTTGATTTTATTCTTCATTTTAAGAGCTAGAATGGCATTTATTAAAGAATTATAAGCATTTTAAAATGAAATTATTTGACCATCCCGGACCAAGGACTCATAATTTAATTCGTCAAGATTTATTTTATTAGGTAGTAAACCCATGTCGACCGCATTACCTTCATCGGTATATTTATATAATTCAGGTTGGTCAGTTTTAAGAATATCTAGTTCACCCTCGAATTGTAGTTCGATTTCTTTAATAATATCTTTTTCTAAACTGGTAATATGTCCTTGCTCCAATAGTGCATTTAATCTCAATTCTCTACGTTTTTTTACTTCTTGATAATTTGATTCCCTATTCTCAATTATATTTGGACTAGGGGTTACTAAATTACTAAAAGCTTCCTTGAAAACTGGTAGATGTGTTATTAAAGCTATTATTAATACAATTACACCCGCTTGTTTGTGATATGGATAAACAATTAAAACCAATATTAAAAGCATCAATTTATAAAATTGATTGTAAAATATTGAATCTTTTTTGTCAATATATTTGGATGAACATATTATGTATAGGATTAACAACAATCCTAATAAAAGGTTTGTTCTAGTTAGATTCATTTCTATATTACTTATAAATAACACAAAAAAATGCCATTTTTATTTTCATATGGTTCAAACAATAAAGACCAATTAGAAGAAAGATTAAATATTAAAATAACAAAGATTGAACCAGCTTATTATGAGAATCATGCATTAGCTTTTGGTAGTTGGTCAAAAAATTGGAATGGTGCTGTTGGAACATTAATGCCTTTGAAAAATGAAAAAGTCTATGGTTATTTGACTCATCTAGAAAATTCAGATTTAGACAGATTAGATAAATTTGAAGCAGTTCATCTAGGAAAATATCAAAGAACTAAAATTCGTGTAACTGTTAAAGAAACTGGGAAATTTAGAATGGCTATTGCTTATATTTTAACACCAAAACATAAAATTTGGAAAGGTGTACCATCAAAAACATATATTGATGCGATTAGTAAAACTCAATCTTACTATTGGGCTCCGTTGAAGATTGAAATTCAAATTAGAAATGTAGAAACTGGACAGATTAATTTCTATTATAAAGAATAAGATTGATCAAAATATGCCGGCAAGTCTGAGTGAAGCATTTGGTGAAAATTTTGAAATAGTACCAAATCTAAATGATCTAAATAATTCAAATAATTCAAATAATTCAAATAGAGGAATTCAGAAAAAAAAGAAAGATAAGAAGCGTGATAAAGAGAAATTCAATAATCACAATAGTAATTATCATCTCTCTGATAGAAATCAACCTCTAGAATATGGTCAAAATATTCCTCGTGATAATTTCACAAATCCAGATAAACCACGCCAAATTAATTACGAAATTCAACCATACACACAACCTACCCTTGGAGACCAACAATTTGAAGCCCTCACCAACGTAAATGATTTCGGACCATCAAATTATAGCATTAAACCTCAAGGGGAAAATGAATATTATGACCCATACAATACCGATCCTAATATGGATGACGCACCTGAAGATATAAAAACAATAGTACCTAAACCAACCTCTTTTAGTGATAATAATAATTCAAATAATTCATCTGATACACAATCACTTGCGTTGGATCCTAGAATGGTTGAATTTTCTAAAAAATTAGACTTAATATTGGACAAATTAGGTCATTTGGATGAACCAGCACAAGAAAATATTCATGATATTATTCTTTTTGTCATATTTGGTGTTTTTGTTATATTTATAATGGATTCCGTGTATAGAGTTGGAAAAGTTAGTTTTTGAAATCATACAAATTTATCATTGAATAATAATTCATTCGCTTTTTGTTCTAGAGAACTTAATGAATTTGGATCATAAACAAATTTATTTGATGGTTTATAATCCTCTATTGAACGATATCCAAGGGCTTTTCTTTTTTGATCTTGTATAGCTTTATATCCCACTGTATTTTTCTTAGGTTTTTGCATCCATGATATTAATAATAAATTAGGATCTGTATAACGCACATAAAACCCATTATCAGCTAACTTTTGAGTCAAATAAATAATACAGTTATTAGTGTTGAAAAGTGGTAATCCATATACATATGTGGGAACTGAATAAAAACAGAATTTATCTTTTGATAAGGAATTTGTCATTTTGATTTTTTGATGAACCCGTTCTAAAATTTGATCATACACATTGAGACGTAACTCCTCTTTTTGATCATGTTCCTTGTGCAATTCATCTATATTAATCATTGTTGTCATCTTAATACCGACTGAGAAAAAAATTTAGAGCTTTTTTCTTTTCTTTATGTTAAAATGGAAAATACAGATAAAAGCTCTGAAAATACTAAAAAAATTAAAAATTTAGTTCTTAGTGGAGGTAGTTCTAAAGGATTTAGTTATATTGGTGTAATTAAAGCATTAGAAGAGAATGATCTCATTAAAGATATTGAAGAAATTGCATGTGCGTCAATAGGATCTATATTTGGTCTTTTTATAATATTAGGATTTTCTTCATCTGATCTTTTAACTTTACTTCTTAAGATTGATTTGAATCTTGTTAGTAACATTGATAGTGAATCAATTATTAATCTTGTTAATGATTTTGGATTAGACAGTGGATATAATGTTGAAACCATTATGTCTCTTATGATAGAAAACTATATAACACATAAGAAACCTAGCACAGTCACTTTTCTAGATTTATGGCAACATAAAAATATTAAATTCAACATTGTAGGTTCCAAATTATATGACGGTTATGTCGAAGAAATTATATATAATCACATTAAAACTCCTAATCTTGAAGTAATCAAAGCTATTCGCGTTTCTATCTCAATCCCACCCATTTTTAAACCAATAGATGGACTAGATCATCACTTAATGGATGGTGGAATAGTAAATAATTACCCTATTAATCTCTATAAAAATCAACTTGATACCACATTAGGCATTTTATGTTTAACAAAACATACCAAAAATAAATGTTCAAATATTTATGAAGTCTATAGCAGTATCATTAATCACTTAGCTATCAAATCATCACTCGATAAAAAAGACACATACGCTGATTATACTATAACAATTGAATCAAACGTATCTCCTTTTAAAATTCTAGATATCACCAATGAAACCAAACTTTATCTAGTTAACCTAGGTTACCAATTGACTAGACAATTTATAGATATTAAGCATTATGGTAAACGCAATATTGATTATGTTTCTAAAACACATCCAAACATTGACAAACTTTTAAACAAAATATTATTATGTTTAAACAGAACACCACTACACAAAGCACCAACTAAAAAACTTTAAAATATATTATTCTAGATCTAATTACAACTGGAACATCTTTTTATTTTTACTTTATTGCTCTAGAAAGTTTTAAAAATATATTATTCTAGATCCGATTACAACTAGAACAATCTAAAATTTTTACTTTATTACTCTAGAAAGTTTTAAAAATATATTGTTCTAGATGTTGTAGTAACTAGAACAATCTAAAATTTTTACTTTATTACTCTAAAAAGTTTTTAAAAATATATTGTTCTAGATGTTGTAGTAACTAGAACAATCTAAAATTTTTACTTTATTACTCTAGAAAGTTTTAAAAATATATTATTCTAGATCCGATTACAACTAGAACAATCTAAAATTTTTACTTTATTACTCTAGAAAGTTTTAAAAATATATTGTTCTAGATGTTGTAGTAACTAGAACAATCTAAAATTTTTACTTTATTACTCTA